CTGTCATATTTCCATTGTTATTTTTTCCATACCATAATCACTACACTTCATTCCCCACTGTAAATTAGCCCACATCATTTCTTTTTCTGCCTTATATTTGGGAATTTTAAGAACTTTACGTAAATGACTTACACCCCATTTTTTCCACTCTTCATTTTCAGCTGTAGTCATTTCCCACTGTTGATACCAGTTATCTTGTCTACCTTTAATGTCGTCATAGGTAACATTATGACCTGCTATTTCAAACATTTTATTGATCAAATCAATAACTGCTTGTTCTTGTTTTTCTTCTTTACTTAGTCTTTTCATTTAACAATTTAATCAGTTGTTGTTTAGCTCGTTCGGTTATTGTTCTATCATGTCCACCAATGTGCCATTCAATTACATCATCATTTGAATATTGTCTGTATTCTTTCCAATCATACACTGTAAACACATCACCATTTTCTAATTCCATTTCCCACTCATGTTGTACTTTATCATCTTTAATTCCATAATGCATTACACTACCTAATACTTCTTCCAATTGATTTACAGTTGCTTTAACTGTTGACATGTGAAAACTTGTTCCATTTAGTGATCTATTTGTTTGTTTCATTTTTCTAATGTTTCTTTTAAAAATGTTACTGCTAAATTAATTCTACTATTTAAAAAACCTACCTCAAAACTATAGTTTTCATCACCTGCTCCATACTTAATTGCTGCTTCTTTAGCATCACGACAAGCAGTTTCAATTTCTTTTAATGCTAACTTGATGTATGTTTCTTGGTCTTTTTTTCTCATTGTTCTTTCTTATAAATACGACAACATGCTTCACAACCAGCATCCATACCCAATTCATCAGCGTAGTTGAAACTTAGTGCTGGTGTTTTACACAAGTTACCTTTTCCTGACTTATAAATGTGAGCTGTGTTTGCATAAACATTACCTTTATTACCAAAAATTGTGTAACCTTTCTTCAAATCAAATTTCTTTATCATAACTTTTATTTTTTATTTGCTTTATAGTTTAAAAATATCAATCCAAAACAAACTCCAATTACAAACCATAATCCAACTCCAAACCACAATCCATTTTTATTAAAATAATCAATACTAAAACAAACCAATGCAATTGCTATACATTTGAGGTTAAATTTATGTTCATCACTTATTTTCATAACTTTTACTTTGTTTTCTTGAGTATACTTTAGCTGATGGTTTTACTTTCTGTAACATACGTCTGCGAATTAACTGAGCCATGTGACGTTGTTCAGGTGTGTGTCGTTCATTCTGTGATTGTTTCATCTTCTACCTTTCGTTTTATTGAAGTTAATGCTTCTTGTAACTGACATTCAATTTCGAATTGTTTTTCATATTCCTTTTCACCTTTCATTCTATATGTCATTACATCTAAATAGTTTCTGTGGATACAGAAAAACTCATTATTAATAGTGAAGTCCATATTACCACTTTCACCATCAGTAAAATCAGCGTCGCCATATGTTTCATTAACGTATTTAATGAAATGTTTTAGGGTCAATTTGTTTTGTTTTGTCTTACTTATCATACTATACCATACAAAGTAAAATTTAAAAGGCAAAATATTTTTTAAGTTTCTCTTCAGCTTTAATTTTAGTCAAACGAACACTTTCTTTATGTATACCTAATTCGTCTGCTATTTCTTTAATGTCCCAATCTTTACCATCTAAACCATAATACATAGTAAGCACTTTATTTTCACGTTCACTTAATTTTGAAAACAACTTATCAATAAGATCCTTATTAGAAACTTCTAAGTCAGGAATCAAAGCATTAGTATTTTTAATTACGTCAAGTAGAGTACTAGTTTCATCTTCACCACTAATTGATTGTTGTAGATCAATTGTATTAGGTAAGTTTGACATTTCACTGTCTAATTCACCTTTACCATCATTCAATTTTTTAATTTGTCTGTGTAGTTCTTGAGCTATGTTAATTGGCAGTCGAATAGTTCTAGCGTTTTCATAAATACAAGCCAAAATACCTTGTTTAATCCAATGGTAACTGTAAGTAGTAAATCTATTTCCACTTGACCAGTCAAAGTTTTCAATAGCATTGATTAGACCTAAATTACCTGCTTGAATTAAATCAACCATATCTACACCTGCAAATTGAAACTTATTTACTTCTTTAATTACATAGCGCAAATAACCCTTTACCATTTCATCTTTCAGTTGTTTCTTTTCATCATCAGTAGTAAGTGGATCTAACATTTTACTTACAATTTCCTTTTCACGTTTTGGGTTCATTTGAGGCATTTTAGTAAGCTCCTTACTGTACAGTTTAAAACTGTCATCATTTATCATTAGTCTTTTCTTACTCATACTATACTATACAACTTAATTTTAAAAAGGCAAAAAAATTTTTATATTTAGATAATTGTACTTTGACCAATTTCTTTATTTTGTTCTGTTCGTTCGTCAATTATGTCTTTTTCATTCCAATATTCATCAACATCACTAGACATAAGTTCTAACAGTTCTACATAATCACTAACTTTAACCCAACGTGTTCCATCAAACACATATTCATCATAGCTGGTTAATTCTTTATTGTTGATATTAGTTGTGCTGATCATATTAACAATTGTTATAACCCCAAATAAAACAAAATATAAATGCAATTAATTGTAATACTACAACCCAAAATTCACTATGAAATAGACTATCACTACCTGACTTGACATCATAAATGTACCTGTCTTCTTCCCATGGTGCTTTGGTTATTTTTGTTTTACCTACTCTATATTGATTTCGTTTTGGTTTACTCATAGTCTATTTGCTATTTTCTTAATTGTTTCTTCTTCTTCTAATGTTAAATAAACTCGTTTATTATACAACTTATCTAAGGCATTTTTATATTCTAAATCCATTAAATTGTCTTCACCAATTACACCAGATGAAGTTGAAATGTAACCTTTTTCATTTAACACTTCAATTAGTTCTTTAATTTCACTTTTAGAACATTCCCAAACATAGTCTGAAGGGTCAATGTCAACGTAATTTCTAAATTCAGGCATAATTAAATATTACTAGCAACGTTTTTACCTTTATCAGTCAACCTGTAAACATTTTCTCCACTGTCCATATCAATATCACCTTGAAGCAAACCTTCATCTACTAAATGTTGTACATGTATTTTAGTTACAGTAGCCATCATACAATCAATAAATTGATCTTCAGTCAATGTTGGTTCATCAAATTCAATTATGTTTTCTTCTGCTTTAATAAGCAATTCTTCCATAAACGCTTCTCTTACTTCATCTTCATTTAACTGAAATTCTTTAGCCATAGCATTAAAGTCAACTCCGTGTTCAATTTGTGTTCTGTAAATTTCTAGATCAATATTTTTCATAACTGTTATTTTTTATCGCCACCAAAAGCCAGTACAAGACTGGCTAAGGTAGATAAAAAGATAAAAGTATGAAATATATTATTCTACTTCCCCATCACCGTAGGGGTCGTGGTAATAATCAATATCGTCTAACTTAGTTGTACTCATGATAATATCATCTAAGCTATCTATAACATTAAGTAGTGGTTCATACACACTACTTTCTAATTCACTAGCAATACTATCAACTAGGTTAGTATCACTCATTGATTCATCTAGTTCGCTTGATAAGCGTTTCAATTCAACTAATACGTCGTTCAAATGTTCTAAAATATCGTTTGTCATAATGTTATTCACTACCTAAAGCCCGTTACTTGTGGTAACGAGCTAGGTATATGAGACATCTGACTGCGATCTTTATTTCAAAATCAACTGACTTAATTCTTTATCCATCAACATCATTTGGTACTTTTTGGTATTAGCATTGTAAATGCCTTTAACCATATTAAACATGATGTCTTTAGTAAATATGTCACTCTTAACAAGTGCTTTGATTCGTTCAATAGTAGTTTTTTCTACTTTACTATCAGTAGCGAATCGTTCAAGATAGTTAACTAAACGAGTTGAAATAGTAGCTGCAATGTCAGCTCGATACTTATCATCATCACCAATGATACTCTTAAGTGTACCCAAAACATACTTTTCATCTTGATCCATAATGTTTTGTGGTGAAATGATTTTGTCTAGTTTATTATTAATAAACATAGTAAACATAGAACTAAATTCACTACCAACTGAACCTTCACCAATCATCTGGATCAAAGGCAAGCTGTCTTCAAACGACTTAATTGAACTAATTGAGTTAAAGAACATAACTGCACTACGGCTGTTTACTTCTTTGTTAATCAACTCTGGGTTCATCAACATAAAGTTAATACAACGACCATCAATGTCATTATGTTCAGCCCATTTACCCCAACAATCCATGTCAAATTTCAAATTAACACTAATGAAACGGGTTTTCTGAGCATTATCAATACTATTAACCAAATAATCACCATTATCAGGGTTAGCAGTCAAAATGATATGCCAATCTTTAGGCAATGTCCAGCTAATATATTGCTGACGATCAATCAACTCCATTACAGCTTGAATAAAACGACTATCAGCTCGGTTCCAGTCATCAAGCAACAACACACCACCATTTGATTTATTAGCAATCCATTCAGGTGGACAATAACTCATTCTGTTTTTACCTGTGGTTTTATAACCTTCAGTACGAACATCTTCAAGTGCTGATTCGTCTACATACTTAGTAGTTGCACCATCAGTAACTTCAAATTGACGAATTGGAAAACCAACCAAGTCACCAATCTCTTCGATTTGAGCTAGGTTCAATTTAACAAAATTCAAATTCAGTTCTTCAGCTAGTTGAACAATACTACTTGTTTTACCAATACCTGATTCACCAATAACTTCTACTGCTACAGGACCTTTACCATTTTCTTGCAAATGGCGATTGTTGCTAATGATGTGATTCAAAAAATCTTTCAATTCATTAGGATTAATGGAAACTAAATCTTTTCTACTCATAATTTATCTTTTTATCTTTTTATATTTCTTATTATACTATACTATACAACTTACCTTTTAAAAGGCAAAAAAGTTTTTTAAAATTTTACTTGAAAATTACATCTACGATTTCAGTATTTTCTTGATTAGTCATTTTACTGAACTTAGCATTCAAGTTATCAACAATATATTTCTTAATACTAGCAGCATAATCAGTCTTACCAAACTTGTTCCACATACTCATACCATACACTTCCCAACCTTGATTCCACCTAATTTTATTTACTTCTAAATATGTCAACAATGCTTTGAAGTTTTTACTTGTATATTGACTCATTGCATTAAATCTACTTGTGTGGGTGTAACAGTAATTCATTAACAAACTAATTTTGAATACGTTTTCATCACTTAGATTTACGTTACTCAACATTTCAATTCCCAATTTGAATGTGTCTGTGTCTTTAGCCACCAACATTCCTCTCAATGTTTCATAAATTTCATCATCTAAATCAATTCCATCTTTATTCATTGTTTGAGTCAAACAATCATCATAAACGATAGTTGCTTTACTACCATCTAGACTCAAAATAAAATCAATAGATTCAACTATTTTAGTATTTCTATAACCATTGATTACTTGTCCTGTCAATGTAGTACATTTCTTTTCTAAATCAAAATACTCTTGATCATTACTATTTGATGATTTCAAATAAAATGTACGATCAGTAGATTTAATTTTTTTCATTTCATTAGCAGGAACAATTTGAAATGATTTAGTTTCAAGATTTTGTAAATACTTAATTGTGTCTCGTCGAACAAATACTATATCTGCTTTACTTAACAATGTGACTTTTTTGCAATTATTATCAGTCAAGAACTCTTTCAATTTAGTTCTAGGCACATCACTGTTTTTGTCAATCAACACATTTGTTTTAGGGTTGATTGTAGGCATTTTGTCTTTAATTTTACTAATAATAGCATTCATTTTAGCTGTGTCTTTACTGTCAATAACTGTAGCAGCGTTCCATTGTTGGTCAAAGACTTGCCATTCAATTGTTCTCCAACCACCTCGACTCAATGGATAAATGTTTTGTGTTTTCATAACTTTTATATCTTTTTTATACTATACTATACAAATAAACTTTTTAAAGGCAAAAAAATTTAAAAATTCAAATTGTAAATATCTAACATTGTACAGATTATTTTTGTAATGTTTTGTTGACTTGCTCTTGCACTTTGGCTAACTAAATTCCCTTCACTCAACAATTCAGCTGTAAATGTTCCAGTTTTATTTTTAACAAATTTAAATTCATCAATTAGTTTTTCATGTGTTCCAAATGTTTGAGTCCATTTGCTTGATTCTAATTTTAAATGTCCTTTATCTAATACATCTTCTATTTTAATAACATCTAATGTTCGTTTTGACTTATCAATTAAGTGATTAATTAATGAAATTTTAGCTTCTAATATTTCATTTGAATGAAAACATTTGTGCATTTTATTAAACAAACCATTCATTAATTCTTGATCTGTTCTCATTTTAACAACAATGGCTAAAATCATTTGACTAAAAGCTACGTTTTTAATCAATCTTTCATCACTGACACTATCACTTAATCTAATATTACAGTCAATATTAGCCCACTCTTGTTTATCTTTAATTTGACTAAATGAAGCATTTGTTCCATAATAACCATTATCTGTAGTTTCAATATGAATACCCTTTTTATTAGACCAATTATTAGTTCTAAGTACAATGCCCTTTAGATCATAGTGATAACCTACTTGATCCATTATTTCACCTAATACAGCTTTGGCATTGTTTTGAATTGTTCTTTGACTATCTTTATGTTCTTGTTCAGTAGCTTCATATAAGTCATTCAAATTCTTTATTACATCTTCAATCATAACCTTTTATTTACACTATACCATACACTTTACCTTTTAAAAGGCAAAAGAATTAATCTTTTTCTCTTAAGATTTGATGCTCTAGTGTCAGGAGCATACATAAGCGTTGTATACTCCCTTGTGACACCATAGCAATAAACATAAGTTCTTCATCTGAAGCTTTATTGAACCATTCAATCAGTTCTCCGTTTCCTACTTTTAATTTCATCGTTTAATTTGTATTTGTGCTCCAGGTAATTCTGGATTGATTTGAGCTGTACTATTAATAACCCAAAGAATTGGTACCATAGGTACTCGTTGTGGAGCAGGTGCATAACCATCAGTCAAGTAAATTAGGTTTTGATATTTACCTGGTGCTTTAAAAATTTCTTCCATTACTGGATCAAAACTTGTTCCACCACGACCACATACTCTCAATACATCTTGTTTATTACCTTCATATTCATATGTTCTGTGTACATAGCTATCACATTCCATAATAGTAACACTAGTACCTGTCTTGTGAATACTATCAATTTCACTGAAGAATTCAAGTAAGTCTTGATCACTTACTGAACCTGATGTATCAATAGCAACTAGTGTACGACGTTTAGGTTTAATTTTGATAGCTGGACCTGAACCAAATCTGATGTTTGGTTTCTTTCTAGTTTTCTTAGTTTCAATTTTAGTACTTCTAGTACCAAAACGTCTCAAATATTGCTTCCAGTCAATAACTGCTTCATGTTTTTCAAATAATTTGTCAATGTAACTGCTCAATTCGCCAGGTACAGTTCCTCTACTGCGTTGTGTTTGTTGAGCAGCTTCTTTCAATTGATGATCAATTTGTTTTTGAATCAATTTCTTTTCCGCTTCACTGAGATTCTCGAATTCCTGCCACAATGTATGTTCGTCAGCACCTGCTCCAGCGTTGAACCATTCTGCAAATCCTTCACCAGATGAGCTACCGTTTCCTCCTTCATTACTAGTACCATTATCCTCACCGTCTCCATCTCCATCATTGCCTTCACTATCATTTCCTGAATTTCCATTTTGATTTCCGTTCTGTTTATCATACTCGTCTAGTTCTTTTTGTAACATTTCATAGTACACTCTAGTACCGGCTTTCAATGGCAATTTCACACCTTTAAATTCACCATCAATAATATCTAATCCTTCCCAAGTAGCACCTTTCAACTCAGTTGAAATGTATTGATTAATTTCTAAGTCAGCAGCAACGTTCAACAGTCGCTTATTTTCAAACTGATCAAACATTCCTAAATGTTGCATTGCAATGTGTAACATTTCGTGTTTCAAAATAGCAACTCGTGTCATTGTATCTTGTTTTTCGAAATACTCAGGGTTAACAACCAACTTGAGGTTGATATTGTCTTTAGCAACACATGCTGTTTGAATACCTTTACTTAGTTCCTTATTAATACCGATTAGAAACAAACCATAAAATGGTTCTTTCAACATTAATGTTCTGCCCGCTTTGGCAACTTCTTGATAACTGTCTATGCTCATAACTTATGTTTATTATACTATACTATACACTTTTACTTTTTAAAGGCAAAAGATTTTTTGAAAAAGTTTGATTTTCATAAATCAAATATTCAGGTTGCTTATTGTCTAACGTGTCAATAAAATAATACCGTCCACCAGTAGTTTTACCCTTAATGTCGATTTGATTTTGTTGTGTATGACCTACTACCTGAATGATTTTTTTATTCAAAATACCTTTATTTGCTTTCATAAGTGAATTAGGCCGAATCCAAATAGGTGTTTGATAAACGTCATCACCATATGGATTAGTTCCAAAAAATTCAAATATTTGTGGTTTGTACTGAAAATATCCATTTATTAAATCACAAACATCTTCCATTCGATCAATGCTCCAATTGTGTTCTGATTCGTCATTTTCTAAACCAAACACTTCTTTCAACCAAATGTAACTAATACCAGCATGACTACAAATAACATTGTCAAACATGTAACACATTTGAAAGTGAAGAATATTTTGACTAATTGCTTCTCGAAACTGATAAGCCATTGCTGCTTGATAACCACTATATCCAATTCCTGTAAATCCAGGCATGTAATGATAATCATGATTTCCAAACAACATAATTACATCTTGATTTGTTTCTTGTTTGAATTTGATAATTTCATTAAAATTATGTAGTTGTTCTACACCTTTAATGTCAAAGCTATCAAAATAGTCACCTAAAAACACAATTCGATGTGCATCTTGTTCTTGTTCAACAATTTGTTTCCAAGTATCTCGTCCGTGGATGTCTCCGCAAAAAATTATTATTGTTTTCATACTATACTATACAAATTAATTTTTAAAAGGCAAAACTTTATCTTTAAATTCTTCTTTAATGTAATCTATAACAATTTGATAATATTCTTTATCTATTTTATTGCTATAAAAATTTTTTTTACTTTTATTTTCTATTTCATTTAAAGGATGTAAATTTCTTAAATCATTAACAATATGGGGTGGTGTTTCATTATTAAACCATGTTATTGGTATTTTATGGTCTATATGGTCGGTTTCCCAGTTCATATTCTGCTTGTCTAAATGTTCTTTTAACTCTAAAGCTGAGTATTTTAATAAATCATGTGTTGATGCTTCTTTAGCTTTACCTAAACGTTTAACAGAATCCCACAATAAATCTCTCCATTTATACAGATGTGGATTTTGTTTTTTGTTTTTTATATGGTATAGTTTCATGTATGTTTTAAAATACTCACTATTTTTCTCCTTCCATTTATATCCTCTTTGTTTATGAATATCTGTATTGTTTTGATAATGGTTTTGGTGGTATTTGTTTATTTTATCTTTAAAAAGCAAATGATATTCATTTACACATTGTTTACATTTAGTTTGCAACCCATCACTATTAGCTTTACATTTACTAAATTCAGTTGTTGGTTTTGTCTGTTTACATTTACCACAGACCTTAGTCATATTTATACACATATTTAATTATTTTAGTCGATAATAAATATGTAATTGGGGGTGTTTTAACGCTCCCTTTTATTGTTTTCATAGTGTCTGTAATAAATCTAACATTCTTTTTAATTTGTATGCTTGTTGTGTGTTGATTCTATAATCTTGTAACGATTCAGCAATGTAATTAGCTGCTTTAGTATAACCAAATGTGTCATACAACAATTCTACTTTATCATGTACTTTTTGATATAATCCTTCACTGCCAATAGTATTGTTGTTACAACCAACTTCAATTTTACGGCTGAATTCTTTAACTCCACCTTTACCAATTCGTCCTAAGTTACTACCAAAACCTGGTCTGCGAGCAATTTTGTTGATTTGGTCAGCTGTTTCTTTATCTAAGTGTTGAACAGTATTACCTGTTTTATGATACACAATATCTACTGTACCATATGTTTCTACTGTGCTACAATCAACACATTGTTTAAATCCTAATTCAATACGTTTTGTTGGTAAACCACAACCACAATTTTTACAATTCATACTATACCATACACCTTAAATTTTGAAAGGCAAAAAAGTTTTTAAAAGATTTTTTTGAGAAAATTTTGAAAAAAATTGAGCTTACAGGAATCAACCCTGCAAGCTCGCTCTTAATTCTTTAACATGTTTACAGTTACCATTACTTCTCCAAAACCCCATACATGAACACTTAAACTTACCAGTTGCTGTGTTGAATGTGGTTTTGTATTTGCCGTCTCCTGTTTTAACAGAAATGTCTGCTCTAGGACGTTTTTGAGGTTTCACCCACTCAATGTCTTCTAATGTTGTGAGTGGGTGAACTTCTTGCCACGTTGGGACTATAATTCGTTTACCGTTTAACGTAACTATAGATGGATTAATGTCTGTTTTAACTTCATATTTAAAACATTGTACTAAACGTGACACAACTTCTTTAACTGGTTTATATGATGTGGTTGTGTTTTCGTTCCACACGATTTCATCAGTTCGTGTTCCATCTCTTTTTACTGTAATAACTCTATGTAAAGGCATAATTTTTATAATTTACTACACTATACAAAGAATTTTTTAAAAGGCAAAAAAATCGTTAATCTTCGTCGTCAACGATAAATTTCTGTTTTTTCGGTTTTACTTTTTTCTTTAGTTCAGCTAACCAAACTTTAAAAACCGCTAAACGTTGTGTATTACTGTTCTTGCTCATTCTTCAATTCTCCTGTTACTGGATTGATTTGAACGTTTGAACCATAAACAGTTTCTAAATGTTTAAGGAATTGTTCACGTTCAGCAATAGCTTTGTTTGACTGAGCAATCCACTCTCTACGTTCTGCTTTCAAGTTTTCAATTTCAATTGTGTACTGGCCTGTTCTAAATGAGGCTTCTTCATACGTTTGAAGAATAGATTGCAATTTTTCTAGTTCTTCGGGTTTCAATGTGTTCATTTTGTTGGATATAAATTATAAAATTTGTTTGTAATATTTCTTTTTAGTTTAGTAATTTTGATGTTAAAACGTCTTGCTGCACATTCAATAACATATGTTTTAGGTTTTTCATTCAATGAACGAATATATTGTTTTAATGCCTTACCAAAGTCATTCTTATAAATACTAAATAAGAACCAAAACAATTTCTTTTCATTGTAATCACTAAAAATCCATTTACCACCTTTATAAGTAGCAATTTTAGTGTTGTTTGAAGTGCCTTCATGTCCACTGTACAACTCAAAATAATCTCGTTGTGTTTTAAATACTAAGTATTCCGTGTCGCTCAAATTGTAAATAAATGTATTATTAATTTCCATAACCTTTTACTTTAATATTGTAATAAAAATCATTTAAAAAGCCAAATTTTATTAAAAGAAATAACCTTTTACATCCCATCCACCTGTTTCTTTTCTGAAATGGTAAATTGCTTGATAAAGTGAGTAACTATTTTTATTTGTGCCCCAATTACAGTAAGCTTCTATATCTAACATCATACAAATAACCAATTATATAAATCCACTCCATCATCTTTATGAGTAAAATAATTTGACATTTGAATTAAATAAAATAAATGCCAACTATTACCATATTCACGATACATGTCCATTGTTGTAACTTCCCTGTATTTCATAAAAATAGCCATTTACGTATTCCTTCATTCCGTCCTTTTTTCCAAATTCTAAATATTATTAATATTCCCTGAATACAATGAATATGACCCCATTGTGAATACATAAAAATTTTATCTTCTTTATTCACAGTGATAATATATTAACAATATTCCATCCATAACTTGTTTTTGAACTTAGAACATTTACATAATAAATCATACTTTGTGACGCTTTACCCCTATTATAATCTGCCCACAATTCTACTTTTGAAGTTCTCATTTTACTTATCAAAAAAACATTTTAATTAAAGTCCATCCTGTGTCAAATTTACCTGTTAAATAAAGCATGTAATAATGTAAGCATTCTCCATCTTTATTGTTGTAATCAGCCCACCACTTCATTTTTGTTCTAAAAGCCAACTTTTTTATGTCCATTGTCTGTTACAAATTCTTTTTCATCAATATTGTAAATGTCAGCTAATGTCATTGGTTTAGTTGTAGTTTGTTCGTGTCCTAAGTGTTTCAACAAATTATTAGTTGATTCAACATCTAAACTATCAAATTTATGTTCAGCAATCAAACGACCTTTACGCAACAATGCTGGGTCAATTTTATTTCTGTTCATGTTAAAACTACAAATGATTTGAATGTTCATTACATCACCCATAATTCCATCAGTCATATTCAAAATGTTACTTACACCAATACTTGAACCACTGCCTGATACCCTGTCACTTACTACACGTTCTGCGTCTTCAATTACTAATACACTGTCAGTGTATCTAGCCAAAAATGGAACAAACTCAGGTGAAGTAATACTTTCAGTCAAAAACGGTGGAACAAAAATTACCTTTTTAGTTTTATTTAATTGACTAACTAGCCATTTGATGTAAGTAGTTTTGCCTGTTCCTGGTTCACCGTGCAACAATACAAGTCCTTTATTTTTCTTTTTACTTAATTCAGTAGTAATTTTATTATTTACTTCAGTAAAATTCTTACCATAATTTAATTCCAAATCCATTTTAGGATTTTTAATGTCAAATTCTTCTAAGTCAAATCCGTTTCTAGTTTGAACAACTAAGTAAATTTGTGACATGTCTTCCTCTTCCTCTTCAACAATGTATTTACTAAGTTTTTTAGTAATTTCTAACATTTCGTCTTTATAAGACTTAGTGAAAAATAATCTAACATCAGCGGAATCTTCTTCAATTTCCTCTACATCTTCTAATCTCTTTTTATGGAGTTCTTCAATGTTAAAATGCCAATTACCTTCTACTTCTGCAATTACACAACCATCGTTGTTTTGTTTAATGAATACTTTATATTTAGTAGACATTTCACCTTTACTAGATTTTAGTTCTTCAGTAATTAAGGTCCAATCATCAAAAATTTCAATTACACTTTTAATAAAATCGTCTCTAAAACCAAGTTCACTAGCAACTTCACCATAAGCCATTTGAATGTAAGTTGCTGGTTTGAATTGGCTATCGCTAATAACCCCAATTAAATTTTGTTTGATAATTTCTTTCATATATAACCTTTTATGCCTTTATAGTATAATAAAAGCTTTTTTAAAAACCAAATTTAAAGTTTTTTTAATTTTAATTCTTCAATTACACAACTAGCCATTTTTCTGTGTCCTGAAGCTGTCATGTGACATAAGAAATCACCACAGTCAGTTCTTGAAATACAATGTGTTTTAATTACAACAGCTCGTTGAATTGAATCGACTAACATTTGTTGAAAACGAGCATAGCGTTGTGGATAACCTTGATAGGCTTGTCTTGTTCCTACATTAATACATGTTTTAGGATCAAATCCTGTAATAACAATAGGTGTTACTTGATTTTTGTTACAAATGTCAACTATAGTTTGAATGTTTTTTACTGATTTTATTGGTGGTCTGTTTCCAGCCATGTCATTTGCTCCACCATAAATAAAACAATAGTCAAAGTATTCTGTAACTTTAGCTTTGGCAACACCAACCATCCAAGTTGTTTGTTGTCCACCAACAGCTGTGTTTAAGTAAGTCATTCCTGTTTGTTTACAAACCTGATGTTGCCATCCGTAATCTGCAGCAGTATGTGAATCACCAATAAATAAAGCTTTTTTACCTCTTACAGAGGTTAAAGTTACAGGAATCACTTTAGGCGTGTCTATAACATTTGGTTTTACTGTGTCAAAAGCTATAAAAGCTGGCGACACACTAAGTGGAAGTTGACTTGCTAAAATTGAGGTGTAAATAATTGCTCCCCCAAACACTAATACTAGTGACGTAACTATAATATTTTTCATAAATTTAATTAGTATCAAAGTCCTTTCATTAACTTAGGTAAAATTTCAGTTCTAAATTTAGCTCTAATTCCATTTAAGCCTTGAACTGTAGGTGTTTTACCAGTTATTTGTCCAATAATTTTACCTACCTCAGCAGCTGTCAATTCTTGGTATCTAGGATCTGTTGTCCATTTTAAAGCATATTTGTGAACTGGATTTTTAATTCCGGTTTCTAATTGTTTTAATCGTTTTTGAAACACTTCATTGTCCATCATTCCGTCAATGCGTTCTTGAGCTCCCATTTCACCCACAACATCAGCTACAGTTAATGCATCACCTTCTTTACTTGTTCCAATTGGTTTGTCTAATGAAATTGCTTTTCTTCTTGCTTTTTCTTTACCATAGTTGATAGTAGCATTTCTGATAGCCATTCTAGCATATGCTCCATATTCATTAGGCTTAGTCCAATCAAATTTTCTACTAGCACGAAGCATGGCTTCACTAGCATAACTAATGAAGTCGTCTACAGGAACACCATTACTAGCTGCTCCTACTTCTTTATACCATAAAGGCATAAGACGCAAATAACTTGAAATAACTCGTCTTTTTAAGTCTTCTTTAGTTTTGTTATCTACATTAGGATCGTTTATTTGTTTTCTTATCGAAACACGTTCTTCACTAGACAATGGATTAAACTCGTCTCCTCTAACAGCCTTAACATATTCGTTCCAAGTAATTTCTAATAACAGCTGTTTTAATGTAGTCATATATAATATAAATATTAGAAGAGATTTGTTCTCTTATATAATATAATAAATTTATTTTTAAAGTCCAAATCTATTTCTCTGAGTATTAAAGTTTTGGTTAACCTCCGAAGCAGTAAACGCTTTACCTTGATAAACTTGAACTGTAGATATATCACCCTGGAAATTAGCTGCCCAACTTCCTCCTATAATATCAATAGGATTATTATTTCCAGCATTGGTAGGAGAAATAGTAGTATCTAAAACACCATCTACATACATATCCATAGTGTAACCTACTTTATTTACCCAAGTAAGCATATGCCAAGCTCCGTTGTTTACAGTTATAGTTCCTTGCCATCCTTTCCAACTATTTATGTTTGAGGGATAAACCCAATATACTATTTTACCTCCATTTATTCCCATCATAGAATAAACCGGACCACCATTTGAGTTAGATAAAACTGAACCAGCTCCTAAACCATTAGCAGCTGTTGTTGTTTTAACCCAAGCATTTACTGTCCAATTAGAATTTCCATCACCTAATGAAAAACTATAATTAGAATTATCTAATAAAATTCTATCATCAACTCCATCAAATGACCAATAACCTCCATTTCCTGAATTATAACTAACTCCGTTTTGAAGAGTACCATTAGTACTACTAGTCATATTGTATGTAGTGGTACCAGTTCTAGGATATGATTTTAAATTACCAGCATCCCATAAATGAGTTAAACTACCGGTTACTATAGGAGCTTGAAAATAATTTTGATTAACTTCAGCTTGGGTTAATGCTCTGTTGTATACTTTAAATACAGCACAGTCCATAGGCATATAATAACCACCATAGCCCCAAGTTGCTATAAACCCATTTCCTCCTGCAAAACTTTTACCACCTTCTCCACCATATTGTTGACTTAAAGTTTGTAAAATTCCATTAATGTAAATTTTATTATTAGTATAAGAAACATCACTTCTAAATTCAAAAATATAGTGTGCCCACCTATTAATAACACCTAACGAATTCACTGTAGATTGAGAAATACCATAAACGTCACCCCCACCGGTATTATATCCTATAGTTCCCCCATTGCACCATACATCATAAGATGTATTCCACCCACAAAACATTTTTCCACTATACCCATCTCCAATTTTACATAACATTTCAATAGTAGCAATTGTTCCTAAATTAGGAGCGTAAAAAGGAACATAATCATCTGCTCCGTCAAATACAATAGCTCCGTTTGCATTAAATGTAAGACCATTAGTTAAAGTACCATTATTTGAACCCCCACTTACATCATACCAAGTAGTTCCTGTTTTAGGATATGAAGATGCCATACCAGCATTTAAGTTTAATACTAAACCATTAGTTACACTAACAGGAATATCATCACTAGAAGCAATAACTATTTTATCTGTTTGAGTAGAAAAGTAATCTAAACAAGCAGCAGCACTACCATATGTTGTTCCAGATATGTGTTTTGTAAAACTAATTAATGAAGCATCATTTGATGCTACATAAATGCTAGGACCACCAGATGCTTTGTATTGGTATATAACATATCCACCTGAAGGTGGCTCAACAGTAGTATAAAAAGTAGATCCGTAGTCAAAGGCACCTGGTCCAATAGCCATGTTACCTTTTCTTAAACTACCTGAAGGAGTAGTTGTGCTGTATTTTACTACTTTAGGCATATTAAGGTCTAGATCCTGACATAGGAGCAGTCCATTCTGGAGTGTCTAAAATAACTAAAAATTCATCATAAGTGTATTCTTGTGATTTAGTAGTCAAACCAGCTACTGATGATGGTTGAGGCATGTCATACTTAACAAATGTTTTTGTTTCGTCTACTGATTTGCGAACTGTGTTGATGTCTGTTTCAAATACTTGAGTAAAGTCAATTTGATTAAGTTCTGTTACGTTAAAAATAACAAAACGTCTGTCGGGGTATTCTTGTTGAATTAATGATGCCATATATATAAATATTAAAGTCCAAAGCGACCTTTTTGAGCGTTGTAGTTTTGGGTAATTTCTGATTGTGATAATACCCTATTATACATTTGAAAACTATAAACATTTCCATCTAACGGATAATATGTGCCTCCAATTTGTAAACCTGTTAGATTACCCAATCCAGCACTTCCTCCTTCTATTGTTGTTAATAAATTACCATTTTTGTAAAACTTTATATTTCCACTTGATAAACCGTTTCCATTATAGGTCATTGTAAAATGAAAAATCTGATTTGTAGGAAATTCACTAGTAGTTTGGGTAAAGTTCGTTTGGACTGCAGTGCTATTTTTTATAAAATACCAATAACTTTTTTGATCAGTATAAAATACATTTGTAACAATATAATGTGAACTATTGGATGAATTTAAATTAACTAAACATTTATCACCAAGAGTATCGAGTTTCATCCATGAACTAAAGGACCAAGCTCTTGTTGACCAATCAATATTACCAAATGGGGAGGTTACTTGAACGTAATCATCTACCCCATCAAACACAATTGAACCACTATTAGTAGAGTTAAATGTGGGTCCATTAGTTAATGTTCCATTATTAGAATTTCCACTTAAATCATACCAAGTAGTTCCTGTAGTTGGATATGAAGGATCGAACCCAGCATCCACATTTAACACTAAACCATTAGTTACAATTCCCTCATAATTAAAATTAACAACTATTTTGTCTGTTTGAGTAGCAAAATAAGCTAAACATTGAGCAGCAGTAGTATAATTAGCTCCTGCTATTTGATTAGTTATACTAATTAATTGTGTATCGTTAGCAGGACAATAAATGCTTGGTCCACCACTAGCTTTATTTAAATAAATTGTGTAACCACCTGCTGGAGGATTAATTCCTGTGTAAAAAGCATTTCCTGTATCAGCAGTATTATTGCTGATTAACATGTTGCCTTTTCTAAGACAACCTGCTTCAGTAGCTCCTGTTGAGTATTTTATTCCGTTAGGCATTATATAATATAAATATAAGACACAAGAAGGAGCATACGCTCCTTCAAGTTGACTTATACATTGTAATTTATTATTTTTTAATTATTTTTTTACTTGTTCCATCACTGTAAATATAAATCACCAATTCCTCCTCTTTAACGTTATAAACACGTCTACCCATCATATCATACATTGCAACTAATTTAGGTTCAGGACGAGTTAAATTAACCACATTAGATGTTGGTCCTGATTTACACACATCCAAACGTCTAAACATGAAAGTATCTTGTTTAATACACTTATTCCACCATTGTGCAATCATTAATACACGACCTGTATCTTTAAACGTAAAATCAGCAAGTCTAGTTTGAGTATAACCTAAAAAGTCATCATCCGGAAAATCGTATTCCATACCAATTTGGTAGTCAGTCAAACCGTCCCATTCTTTTTGTGACATAGTATCCATCCAAGGACCTTTATAGAACATCAAGTAATATTCCATACAAGTATCTTTCAAGGGCATGTTTTTAATATAGTTCATTTCAAACAAATATCTTTTACAATCAGTTGGTTTTACTTGCCAACCCAATCCAGCACCGGGAAACTGAACGATTTCGATTGGACGATAAAGTGCCGTATCACACTTCAAACATTTATTCCATACTTTCAAATACAATTTGTATTTACCTTTAACATTAAATTGTACCTCAACAATACCCCTAAAATCCTGAACTGTATCAGTTTTCTTAGTTTGAAAATCATACACCATAAACAAATAATCCACACAGGTGTCATCTAATACTTGTCCACTTACATACCACTTGTAGTAATTACGTTCATTCCATTGTTGGAGTTTCAATGTGCTCCAATCACATTTTGCGTTCAAACCCAATACTGTCGATAGGGTGAAAAAAAGAATCATTAGTTGTTTTTTCATATTGATTTTTTATTGTTTTATTTGTTATTGATACAGTAATTATAAATATCAAAATTAGTAATATGCTATACGGATTTAGTTTCATAAAATTTAAGTAAAAAGCCACCCATATAAAGTCCAGTTATCATTTTCTTCACTTTCATTAAAAACATAAGTAAAACTTCTCATGTGAAATCCCATGATTTCACTATCATTCCATTTTATATAACTATACATATAACTTCTCATATTATTTTATATCTTCATTAAAAAACCATTGATAGTATGTCCACTTATATGATGGGGGGTTTTTGTGAAATCTTATAATTGTGCCTTTCATGTCATAGCTATAGAAAGTGCCATCACTCCACCTCATGTATTCACGCATGTCCATTATTCTAAAACTATTCATATAACCATAAATTAATAGTTTGACCTTTGTTGCCTTCTTTAAATGCTTTAATTGTTGATATTATTCCCCAACCCCAACCAACTGTAGAATTCCAACTAGTGTAAAGTTCCATTTTAGTTGTCATATAACCATTCATAAAAACTAATCCAATCTATAGGAAAATTAATGTGAAATGAAGTAATTGTATCATACATACTGTATCCATAGCTTTTACTACTATTCCACGCTGAATATTCTCTTATTTGACTTTTTCCAAAACTACTCATATAACCATTCTCTTAAATCCCAATAAACTTTATATTCATCATAATTGAATTCACGAACAAAATCCCACATAGAATAACTTCCTGCACCATTCCAATTACTATAAGTCAATATGTGAATATGTGGTGGTTTTTTCAAAATCTTTTTTTATCTGTTATCCAATTTACTGAGTATACTGCACATCCATCTTCATACACGGCCCATCTCAACATTTTCAGCCATAATTTTTCTTTATTTTCCTTGTAATTCGTAGTCAAAATAATATCCTAAATAATTTGTTCTTACAATTTTAGATATAATGTAATCTGGGTGTTCCTTTAACATACATTGAAGACCATCATCATACCAAAAACCTTTGTCTATAAAAAACAATGAACTATTCTTTACTATACTTTCCATATAGTACTTAGTTTGGCTACTCCAAGGTGAAGTTCTTGAATTGATATTATTGTCAAGATCCCAACCACGCAGTGCGTCTTGTGGAGAATAGCCAAACTGAGTCCAATATCTCTTTTTAGTCATTCATTTGATATTCAATGCCCAACAAATCAGCTACTCGTTTGTTGATTTCATGAATTTCAACTTCAATTAGTTCTTTGCGTTCGTCAGTGCAATTATCATCTAACCATTCTTCAGCTAAATACTTACGAGCAACAAAGTTTTTTTCAATCAAAGCTGCTACTTTGACGTCCATCCAATGAACAATGTCATTGCCTTCTTTTGTTTTACCTAACTCAACTTTAGTTTCATGAGTAAGAAATTCTTCTTCCTCAAGGTAAACAAAGAAATCTACTACTTCTTTCATAGTCTCAGCATCCATTTCATACCAATCCATAATGTTTGCTTGACTCAACGTTTGAACTTGTTTCATAGTTTCTTTATCGTCCAAGTTACAGTTTTTCAACATTTGAATTCCCATTTTACTGGCTTGTTTGTCTTTACTCAAAATCATTGATTTGAGTGTTTGAATTGACTCACTGTCAAATGTATGTACATTTTTCCTTTTCATAACCTTTTACAGTAATATTATAATAAAACTTTTTTAAAAAGCCAAATTTTACAAAAAATCTTTTTTATATTTCATAACAGCCAACTCCTTTGCTTTACATTCCATCATTACATCTACATCTAAACCATAAGTCTCACACTTGTTGAGATAATAATCACTATGTGCTTGCATTTTAACTTTTAGTCCTTCATTTAGGGCTTTAGATTCACTGTAGTGAACAATGGGTTTAATGTCACCCCATGTTGATACAGCGAGTCGTAGTGCTTCTTCTTCGGATTGGCCGCCTGTACAAAATTTATGATGGTGGTAGTCGAATACGATTGGTATGTTCGCATTTTTGAATATTCCTTCGAATAGTTCTTTAGTTGAGTACATATTCCCTTTGTCGTCGTTTTCGATGGTAAGTCTACTTTTAATTGCATCTGGTAAATTGTTGAAATTCTTTAGAAATGTTTTAATGGCTTGTTGTTTATCACCATACGTTGCGCCCATATGTATGTTGATTTTATTGTAATGTGTTCGACTCAAACCCATTAAGTCCATAATGTCACTGTGCATTTGTAAGTCACTTACACTATTATCAATAACAGACTGATGAGGACTAGTAAGAATACAATATTGGCCTGGATGCATTGTAAGTCTCATTCCATGTTTTGTAGCAAATTCACCACAACGAGCTAAAACATCTTTAATTTCATTAAAATCTTTAAAACTAAACCAATCAACTTTATTTCCCCAAGGAATCATATTGCTAGACATTCGAAATACAAGAATGTCATTTTCATAGTTCCAGTGAAGATATTTTTCAAGATCTCTAATATTTTGAACAGCGAGTTCACTACAATATTCTAAACCTTTTTTGTCTAGAGTTGCTTTCTTTAAACTTCTGTTTGTTGTAACACCTTCTTTTTTGAGTGTTTCATTAATGCAAGCGTAACCATAATTTTTATTCATAACTTTTATTTATATTGTAATAAGAGACATTTTGAACTACAATAAAGAGGATGTTTAGGAGATCCATCTTTATTTATTTTCAATGCTTTACTGTTGGGAAACATGTTTATTAATTGTTGGTCTCTGCCTGTTTTTTTCATAATATCAAAACTACCCCAAGCAAACACTACGTCTTCACATTTATTTTTTACTTCTAATAGTGCTTGATCATTAATATCGTTGTTAGTTAAATCAGTAAGTTGTTTAGGATCAGTTGCCATAAATGGAAAACTGTTCATCATGTAAAAACCACCATAACCGTTTTGTTTAGCAATTTTACCTACATTGTTTACAGTATTATCGTCTTTTACTTCATCAGCTGTAGATGGATTTAAACCAATAAACATTACTAAAGGCAGAGTATCATCCCATATTCTCCACAGTTTATATCTGTATTTTCTACAGGGTGAAAACTCTGCTCCTTTATTCATATTTTATTCCATTTATTATTTGAGTCTAAAACAAAACTTCCTACACATTCATATTGCCACTCATTTGGATTTACCATTGATAAAAATATATTACCATCTCTACCAACATATAAATGATACTTTTGGCCTATAACTGGTTCAAAACTAAACTTAGCATTATATACTAATTCATTCCATTTATATTCATCAACTAATTTTTGATATTCTTCTTTTAATTCATTAAAACGTTTTTGTAGCTGATGATTTACTTTTATTGAATTAACGGTTTTCCAAGCTGTAGTGTCTTCTACCCTTATAGCAGGTGCACTTACGTTTGTTCCATAAGGTAACAACCCTGGGTTATCTGCTACATTATCGGGTTTATTCATAGTTTCTAATTGATATCACTTTAGGAAAGCGAGGTACATTATCTACTGTTAATTCAAAGTATTTAATTGTTGCTTGTTGACCAATCAACTGATCTTTTTGTTCCCAAAGTTCAGTTAAGTATTCTTCAGTACCATTTACTGTTGAGTAAAATTCTTTTCCATCTTTATTTTTAAACAACATTTGTCCTACTTTACCTTGTAAACGACCTTTACCTTCATGTACTTCTAAAATGGTATATTCACTATCGTGGAATTCTTTATATTTCAATAAGTTTTTACTTCGTTTATTTTCGTATTCCCCTTTTCCAACTCGAATCATTAGTCCTTCAAAACCTTGACTCATGTAGTTTCCATACTGTTCTTTTAATTTTTCTTCATCATTTACTATTGTTGTAAATACCATTTTGACTTTATCAATACCATGAAATTTATAAAGACTAACTTTACGACGATCAAATGGTCCATTATGGGAAGGAACATCATAAACCCAATATTCAATCAGTCGAGCTGATTCAGCTAAGTCATTTTCTGTTGGTTTTGTTTTCTTTACTAAACTACAAATTGTATTAAAATCATTATTATTTGAATGAATATATAATTCTCCGTCTACAATTAAATTGGGATCTTCATCAAATAAGTGTTTAATATTTTCGAAAATATGTGGCGCGGAAATAATGGCCTTACCATTTCTACTCCACATACCATCTTTACGCACTATACAACGAATACCGTCTAATTTTGGCTGAACATATATTGGATATTTGATTTTATCTTTATAATCATTGTAATCAACAGCCAACATAGGTTTAAACAATGTAGAACTATCAATATCGTTTATGTTTTCAAAAAATCCTAATTCTAACTTTTTACGATGAAGAGCTTCTGCTTCTTTTCGAGCTTGTTCTACATCACTTGTTTCATTTGCTTTACCAATATTCTTACCAAAACACTCAGTCCATGCACTTTTAGTTTTAATTCCATCTTCAAAACCAGTAATAGTGCGATACAAATTACCTTGTGTTTCTACCTGAAACGTGTTTACCTTTTGGTTTGCGGCTCTTTGATACAGTTTGTTTAGCTTCATTTCGAGTTCTTCTTTTATTTATCTTATTTTGTTGTAATTCTACTTGGATTTGTTTATACGTACGATGCCATTTATGGACTACTGAAACGGGACCATTCGAAGTAATGTCTGTATCATAATACCAAATCGAATCAAATTCCTCACCGCTTGTGTGTCTTTCATATTTCATATAAGTTTTTTAAATTTATCAACATCAATTTTATGACCTTGCTCTTTTAATTTTTGAAATTCTTCATCACGTTTTAGAATTTTATCAGCTTGACGTTCAAGAGCCTTTTGTTTACTACGTTCTTTACGACGTTGTTTTTTATACTCTTTATCTTCTTTCACTCATATAGTATAAAAAAAGCTTGACTAAAAGCCAAGCTCTTCATAAATCTGAAAATAATTCTTACTCTTCTGTATTTTTAGCTTGTTTAGCTTTTGGTGGAGTTGTAGGTTTTTTACGGTAACTTTTTTTACGATTAGTTTTCTTAGTTGGTTTTACTTCAACATAATCGTTTTCTACAACCACTGTAGGACTTTCAACCGCAATGGGTTCTTCTAAAATTGACTCACTCGGAGCAACCTCAGGATCTGTTGACTTTTCTCTAAGAGCAAAATACAAACTCAACGATAAAGCAACTGCAAATATAATAATAAATGTATACATATTCTTAATTTAAATCAACCCACTTACTTTTATAATCTTTATTGTTAGCACAGTAAATAGCATATTCGTTTCTAATTGGCTGTCCTGAATTATAAGCACCACACGCTTCTGTCCAATCACCATAAATACTGTACCACTTGCGTAACATTTGCATACTAATTTTTACGTTTAAGTCAACATTTGTTTTTAACTCACGTTCACTTACTCTACGTCTTGAATACTTTTGAGCCCATTTAGTAATAATTTGCATAGGACCAACTGCGCCTGCACTTGATTCTAATCTGTGTTCATAATTAAAATCAAATGGACCTCTGTATCTAGTTTCTTTGTAAGCTATGTTGTAAGCGATATGTTTTGGAATTTCAAAACTGTCACTCCAATGTTCAATAGATTCATACATTTGAAACGAAACAGTTCCTTCAGCAATTTCAAGTTTTTTCTCAAAACGACTTATGCTACTATCTATACTCCAAAGTAGAGCAGCAATGATTGCTAAGATTACTAAAACAAAAGTGTCTCTAATTTTTAAAAACATCATTGATAAATATACTTAACGCCCATACGAGTAATTACTCTCAATGTAGAATCACTGTATTTTTTACCATCTAGCAAAAGATTACCTTGATAGTCAATAGCTGGGCTTGCTGTTTCTAGGTCAATGTTAGCTGGTACAGCTGGTTTGACTTTAAATTCATGGAAATAATAACCAATTCCAAATCCGGCAACCATAGTAGTAACTACAATAGCTGCATTGAAAAATCTGCTTACAAATTTTTGTACTTGTTCTTTATTAATTTTCATAACTTAATTTTTATATATTATAATAAAAAGATTTTATTTTACCAAATTTTCCCAATAATTTTTAGCGTGAGCTGGATCAAACGGAGTCATAGGGTTTAGATTTTGAAAACAAAATACTAATAAACTATTGTATGCTTCCTTAAGACGTTCTGCTTCAGTATTGTTAGCTAAATTTTTAATTTTATTTTCTAATATTTCTTTTTCACTTTGAAGTTGTTCAATTTGAACTTTTAATTGTTCATTAAAAGGATTTTCAAAAACTTTTTCAACTGTTTGAGGTTTAGTAATTAAACTATTAATTGTTTCATTTTGGATACGAATAGTTTCCTTTAATGATTCAATAGTGTCTAAAAAGATTTCATCACTTTTTAGTACTTTTTCTTCTTGAGGTTGAAGGGGTTTTTTGTGACTCTGTAACCAATTTATTAATTTCATATTCTTTTTGTAATTCTTGAACAATTATACATTTTTCATATTCTTCCATAGCAATAAAAGTTTTCATGCAACTTTCTAATGCTGTAGGCCAGTCTTTTTGATCTGTGTAAAGTCTAAAAATGTCTTCTTCTTCTTCAATTTCAACATCACATACACTGACTTTTTTATTTCCTTTTTCCATTCCTCTCTGTATGGCTTCTAGTAAGCAATCTACTAATTCTAGTTGGTCAAAATTAGTTATTTGCAATTGAAATTCATCGAGTGATTTAAATTTAATTGTTTTTATTGCTTTCATTAGTATATAATATAATAAAGAGACTTATGTTTTCCAACCTACATTCGGGAAATGTACTTTTCGTCACTGTCTTCATCATCTATTAAACCTAAATCTTTAAAATGGTCTAACTGCCAACCATCTAAATCCCAAGTAGGTTTACTAGCTTCTGTAGGGTGATAAGTATCCTCTATGTGTTGTTGTTCCTTGACACTAAATATGTCTCCAACAGTCAAATAATAGCAGTTATAGCAAAGAATTTCTAAATTATTTTTATTCCAATTATTTTTATTGGTGTCTTTAAAGTTCAATAAAAACGGTTGTCTCATATCACTAGCCCTACGTTCATGAAAACCACACTTGTAACATTCACTTCTTAGTATACACTCAGTTAATAGTCTAGTTTTTATTTTTTCAGCTGAAAATGAATGTGGAAGAATTTTACCACTTAAAATGTCTTCTAATGGTGGGTTTTTACCTTTATTAGGTAAAAATTTAGGAATGTTTTTTCCAGACGGATTTAAGTGTTTTTCAAATAATGTTTGACCTGTAGTTTCATCTGTATACTGTTTAGCATACATTTTATACGTGTTGTAACTACAGTTAAGATACCTTGCAGCTGATCTATTGCTTAAGGTGTTTTGCTGTGCTTTAAGAATTTGTTGTTTAGTAAAGTGTTTTGGTAAACCCATAACTATTTTTCATCTGGACCTGCAGGTAAATCTTCGTCTCCTGCTTCTGCTTTAGGAACATTACCACCAATAATATTTTTCATAATATATTGAGACAATGAATCTAAAGGAATAATAAAACCTATTGCTGTTAATTTATCTTCGAAGTCCTTGTCACGATCAACTATAATATCGTACTTGGAAAATTTTCTTTGTAAGTAGGCTGCTAAATCGTTTCCAACTTCATTCAACCGAGTTCCGTCCAATTGGGAACTGTCCTTAGGATAAAATTGCATTCGAACACCTACTTTTGTTGGGTTTTTATTTACGTCAAACTTTACAGACCAATCGTATCCACCAAATTTAGTTGAATAACGAACTGGTCCAGTTATATTTGAAACTTCATTTAATATATTAGTTAAACTAATCATTGTTGTCTATAAATATTAACTCTTTAGAACGATCTGCAAGAGAGTTAATAGTAATTGTAAGATTTCCTACTTGAAATTTTCCTGTTTCGTTTGTTTCTTGAACTATTTGATTTAAGTTTATTACAACATGGTATTCTTCTTCGGCAAATGTATTAGTATTTAATTCAACTATTACGTCAAAGCTACTTGGATCTTGCGGGTTAATTTCACTAAACCAATCGTCTACCGGACTGGGTTTATAATCATGTATTATCGCGCATTTTTTATAAACTGGCGTTAAAATAGGATATTGATATTCATCATTTTTAATCCAACTTCCCCATTTCTTGATGTAATACTGTCTTGCTTTCTGTTCAGCTTGAGTAAAATAATCATCATTTTTTCCAATTTCACCAGTCCATCTGTGTCCTCTACAAGTTAAATGATAAACAAAACTATCTCTACTTTGAATCAATTCATAACCTGCTAAAATCCATCTTTGAAAAATATCACTGTCTTCATATGGAAATGGAGCAAAACCCCAATCGTGTCCTCCTATTGATAAAAAATCTTCTTTATAAATTACCCAAGGAGCAAACATTCCTTTTGTTGTTTGGTCTTTATGTTTAGGTTGAATGATACCTACAAACTTTTCAAAATCTTCAATGTTTAAACTGTCAAAATCTAAACCAAAGTTTTGAACAATTTTTTCAGGTCCTGAAGGATGCAATGGTGGTTCAATTCTAGTGCCGCAAACTACAGTTTTGGGTTTTAAGTGTTTAATACAATTTTCTACATAATTAGGCCCCATAATCATGTCAGCATGCATAATTCCAACTATTTCATTTGTAGCAGCTTTAATGCCTTTATCATATAACACAGTATGACCTACACGCACATCACTTTTAAGTATTTTACAATTTCTATCTAATGTAGCTGTTTTTAACATCCAACCCCAAGTGCCATCAGTTGAAGCATCATCATAAAGAATAATTTCAGCTTGAGGTGCATGTTTTTTAATGCTTTCATAAGCATTTTTTAAGTGTCTTAAGTTATTGTGACTAGGAATTACTATTGAGATCATAATTTACATTTTTAAATAAAACATCTTTTTGAATACCATCTAAATCTACTTCATCGAGAATTTCAAACCCTTGATTTTTCAAATAGTTAACTACATCATTATAATATGATTGATTTTCCCATACTTGAGATACTTCTAATTCAATTTGAATGTATTTAGTATTTTTTAGTTTTTCACCAAATCCTTCTAATACTTGTAGCCCTAAACCTTCAACATCAATTTTCATAAAATCAAATTTATCAATATTAATTTGACTCATTACTTCTTCCATCCTCCACCCGTCAACTTCAATTTGTTCTGATGTAAACGATGATAAAGTTCTATTTAACACAGAAGAAACTCCAACATTTTCTTCTTGTCCAAAAATTCCAGCATTGAAGTTTATAATACCGGTTTGATTAGATGCTGCTATATTAAATGTTCTATATTGAGGATACTGTGAAATAATATTTTTAAAACATTGAGGATGAGCTTCAATAATAAAACAATTTACTGAGTTTATGTTAAAGTAATGACTTATATAATGAGTATCATGACCATCGCGGGAACCAATTTCAATAAATGACGTTGGTTCAAAATTTTCTTGTTTAAGTAAATCTGTTAATTGGTAAATATCGTGTCTCATGGGTGATAATTTTCTGCTTTTTGTCTTTGATCTAAAAATCTATCCCAAAGTCCTTTTTCTCTAAAATACTGAAACATTTCTTGTTCTGCTAACTGGTTATATTGAGAAATAATAGGATTATCACTGTTATCTTTTACAGAACCATTACCAAAATGAACAACAGGTAACCAATCACAAACTCCTACTTTCCATCCTTCATCCTCACAAATAATTCCAGTCATAACATCTTGAACCCATCCAAAATGACTTCCGAAACCACCTACTTTTTCTACAAATTTTCTTTTTAACAAGCTACATTGATAATCAACCCATGGAACATAACGCAGTGTTTTATGACCCCAATTATGTATAGCTTTCCAATGACATTGATTTTTTTCTGGTTGAATAACACACCCACTTACTGATACTAAGTCTTCTTCACTAAATAATTCATTTCTTAATGATTTAACAAAATTTTGTCCATGAATAATTAAATCACTATTTAACAACATCATTGAATCATATTGATTATTTTCAATAAAATAATTCATTGTAACATCTAATCCTCCACCATAATATACGTTTTCTTCTAGTCTAAATGTGGTGTACTTAGATGTTTTTTGTAAATCAGAACCATTATCAATAACAACCAAGTCATAATCATCACGTTCATAAGGTTTTAACATTTCATATAAAGTATCAGTATATTGAGTACTATTATAATGTAAAATCGCAACTAAACTTTTTGTCATACAGTTTTAATATTTGGTATTAGTATAATAAAATTTCCTGAATAAGACTCTTTTAAACTTTCCATAATATAATCTGCAAAATTGTGAGCTAAAATTAAAATATAATCTGGTTGTTTTTCTTTTAAAATGTCTCTACTTACAATTTTAATACCAGTACCCGGTACAAATTTACCTTGCTTTAAATCTGTGTCATCTATAATATAATCAAGATGCAAATCAGTTAATCCCATAGCATTTAAATAAATACAACCTTTAGCAGCAGCACCAAAACCATAAATAGTTTTACCTGAGTTTTTAATTTTTTTAATAAAATCTCTAGAATTTTTAATGTGTTCTTGTACTTGATCACCCCACTTAATGTGATATTCTAAATCATAATTTTTTTCTAATTGTAAATAAGCTTCAACAGTAATGTCAGGTGTTAATTTACTTTCTTTTTTAGCAATTACTAATCTCAACGTTCCTCCATGAATGTTTTGTTTAGTTACATTGATTAACTTCATTCCATGTTTTTCCATCATCATTTTCATTGGTGTAACTAAATGATAATACATGTGTTCATGATAAATTTGATCAAATTGATTTGTTTTCATATCATGAATCCAATAAGGAAATTCTAATACCCAAATACTATGTTTAGTTAAAATCTTACTAACACCTTCTGCAAATCCATTAATATCCTTCAAATGTTGAAATACATTTGTTGAAGTAACTACATCTACTTTACCTATTTTATCAACGGTATCAACTCCAAAGAACTCAGTTAGTGTAGGAACACCTTTTGCTTCTGATAAAGGAGCTAAATTTTCAGATGGATCTACATTTAACACGTTAATGTCCTTTTCACTTACTTCTTTAAAAGCAGCTAATAAGGTTCCATCGTTTCCACCAATATCAACTATTTTAGTTAGAGCTGTTATTTTTACATATTCCTGAATAAATTCAAACATTTTTTTACAATGTTCAACATATGGAATGTTTATTTCAGATTTAAATAAATAATTTTTAAATAATAACTCACTATCAACAGCAAAATCTAGACTAGATTCACCAGATGCTGGGTAATAATTTATATTTAAGGGAAAACGTTCTGCATTTAATGCTTCTTCTCTAGTATCACACAAATTATTTACTAAAGGTATATTACCTAAATCAAAGTATTTAATTTGCTCATCATGACCTGTTATTGGACACTCTTTAATGTAAGAATGATTGTTCATATTTTTCTGTATTTAATGTAAAGTTTGTAGATATTTCTTTTTGTGTTGGGTTTGTTTTATTTCGTTTTTGAACGTATTCGTAAATACTTTTAGTTTCAGTGCCTATATTTAATACTCCTGTAGTATTTGATAAAGCCGATTTTAAAATCATAGGAGCAATTACATCAATATAATCTTTACTTACTAATTGATTAGTCCAAGAATTTTCATAAAAAATTTCATCTGATCCAAAACTTGTTCTAATAATAAGATGATTCGGTACTAAACATACACTACATTCTCCACCTAATTTAGTCCATGCATATTCATTATATGGTAAAATAGGATCTGTTTCTTTATAATTACCCACTGTTCCTTCATATATGTAATCAGTACTAATATACACTAATCTTTTCTTCTGTTGAATACAATAATTAGAAATATTAGCTGTACCTACTATATTTGTATTAATAGCTACAACAGGATTATTTTTTACCATTGTAGAATTAGTAACAGCACCTGCATGTATGATAATATCTGGGTTTACTTCCATTATTTTTCTAGTAGTTTGTGGGTCTGTAATATTATAATTATAACTGTCTAAAACTACTAGATTAGGATAAAGCTTTTGTAATTCTTGACTTAAAATGCCTGACTTACCCGTAATTGCTACTTTCATAATAAATTTTCTTTTGTTGGATTGACAGCAAAGTAAATGTATTTTTTAGGTAAATGTAAACATTCTACTTTTTCTACATCATAAGGATAAACTTTAGTATAAAATAAATAAGGAATACTAGCTGCACTTTCTAATTGATCACAGTTTCCATATTGAAAACTATATTGTTTAAAATATGTTTCCCATAATTTATTATCAATCATATTTTTTACATCTTGTTTACTAAACAACCAATTTCCACTGTGTAAATTCCAAGGTTCCCAAACATCATCAAACTTTTGTTTAACGGTTCCTTCTTGACCTCGATGTATTCCATGAACCGGATTCATGTCGAAATATCGTTTAGTATTATCTCTATCATCAAATTCATATCTAATAAAACCTGGAATGAGAGGACTAGGTAAAGTGTTGTATAAATTAATTACGTTTTTTACTGATTCTTCTGGAATTAGAATATCATCTTCGTTGTATAATACATAATCCCAGTCTTTATCAATATTGTTTAAAACCCATTCTCTTGGTTTATAGACTAATTCTCTACCTACTGATTTATCGAAGTATACAGTTTCATCTACACTTAAAGTATGGTCTTCAGTAGTAAATAAGATTATAGTGGAAACTTTTTTAAGTTCCTCTATAACCTTACTTACAAACTCATTATTAGGATTAAAACTTGGGATTAATGATATTATTTTCATTTAATATATTTGATTCCTATTCCCATTTCATCAGCAACAGAAATTTCTTCATCTAAAACAATATTAGAATCTTGAATAGCTTGATAAACTCCACAATGTTCATTAGTTTCAATAGGTCTAATATCATGAAACATTAACATGTCTGTAGCTAAACTAGAAAATTTATCAATATCATTCTTAATTTCGTGATATTTGTGACCAGCATCTATGAACACCATATCATAAGTTTGATGATATTTTTGTACTTCACTCAAAGCATTTTCATTAAAAGTATTCATATCAATTAAGGTAGCAGTCATTTTAGGCTGATCATTAATGTAATTAATACTATTATAAAGTGGTCTATTGTTAGGATCATGATCAATCATAGTAATTGTAACATAATCTCCTTCAATTCCTTTTTCTTTACAAAACTCAGCAAAAGCAATACCCCATAATCCTTTCCAAGCTCCTACTTCTAAAAAAGTAAGTTTAGATGGCTTCTTTTTCTCATAAAATTCTTTAATAAAATTCCATGCTTTGAAAAATTCACTTTGTCTTTGAGAACCATCAAATGAAGGAAAATTGTCGTTTGTGTAGTACTGTTTTGTGTGAACCCATGAATAGGCCTCAATAATATTTAATTCTAACATAGTTAATATTTTACAGGTGCATTAAAATTTGATTGCATTATTATTCCTAAATAATTTTGAGCAATGTGTTGTGTTGTGTAACCTTGTTGTTTGTATTCTTCAATTTGTTGAGCATAGTGAAATACTTTAAATAGAGGTTCTACTGGGTAGATAGGAATAGATTTAAAATGAAGTAATGATTCTCCATACCAGCTAAATTCACTTGGTGAAAATTCTAACATTTGTTCCCAAGTTAAGTTATTGGGTTTGATATAATTTTCTTCTAAATCTTTCCATACTTTACTTGACCAAATAGTAGGAACAGGTCCAAAATCATAATGTTTTCCTTTTCTACCAAAAACACTCATAATCTTTTCTCTATCATTAATATAAGAAATTTTTGGATCAAATCCAAGAATATGAGACTTATTTACAGTCCAAGTAAATAATTCTTTTTGTTCATGAATAACAGTAAATGGAGTTTCTTCATCAAACATAAAATCAGACTTATAAAAATCTCTAATAAAATAAGCATCCGAGTCTATACAGACATAATTTTTTACTAAACCTAATTGCCAAAAATTACTTTTTACTATTTGTTGAGAAACCCAACCAGGAGCATCAGATTTATATATTGCTTCATCTTCAATAAGTCTTGTTTCAGGTAATGCGTTTTGAAACTTTTTTAAATCTTTGTAAGGAGCACTAACATAAACAGGAATGTTATCAACATTGTGTTTATTTATACTTTCTACTAAGTTACTTACTAAATTTAAATCTCTGTCAAATGATTTACAATATAGTGCTATATTATCCATTATTTTACTCCATTAACCATTCCATACTCATCAAATGTAGGCATTCCACCCCATTTATTGTAAAACTTCATAGCATTATCTCTTTCAGCTATAACTTGCCTTCTAGATGATTTACCATCATTTTCTTCTAATCTATGACTACCCCTTGCTCCAAAGTGCCAAACCATAGATTTACTTGTTAAAATAAATTGGTAACCTTCTTGTTTCATTCTTAAAAATAAATCCATGTCTTCCCAAGATGTAGGAGAAAACTGTGAGTCGTTTCCTCCTATTCTATCCCAATCTTCTTTTTTAATTAGTCCACTTACTCCTTCAGCTTTTGGAATAGTAAAATTATTTTGACTAGTAAAAATATCTATCCAATCTTCTAAAATTTCCTTATCTAAATCATAATAATAAGCACCAAAAGTATCTTTAGGAACAATAATTGTTCCTGGTCTGCTTGACCCATTTCCGAACATGTCTGGTTCTACTCTATGACTAAACACCCAAGTAGGAATACTATGTTTTTCTAATTCTTCAATGCAAGCTAAATCCCAAAAATGACCTACATAAAAATCACTGTGTAAAAACATTATATATTTTGTTTGTACTTTATCAGCACAAAAATTCATTCCTCCACCAATACCTTTAGGAACGTTATTTTTTTCTACATAATATTCAATATTATACTGGTCTTTAGCATCACGTAGCCATTCATCAGTTCCATCATTACAATTTTCAGCATACACAATAAAAGGAGCATTTTTATAAAAACTGTTTTTTCTAACAGATTCAACAGCCAATTTTAAATACTCTAAATTATTGTATGTGCTAATACAAAAAGTTAAAGGGCTAGATTGTGTCATAAAGATTGTTTTGTTGTTCTTGTCTTTGAATAGTTTTATTATGTACTAATGCTAATACATCTTCAGCTGGTAGTAAAGTAGCATTTTTAAATCCTACTAACTTTTCATGTACTTTACCCTCCCAATAAACTTCAGGAATATTTTTACAAATTCTAAACTGATAGTCAGGCCAATTAATTCTTCCATTTTCTACTTTCCATCCCCATTTTTCAATATGGTATGGTGTTAAACCGGACACTGTATTAATTCTAGGGACTAAAAAACAATCAAAATCAGGATTCATATTTAAAATCTCTCGAATTAAATGAATCTGATCTTGGCTTACTTCTTCATCTGCATCTATGAAAAAAATATAATCTCTTGTGCAATTTTTCTTAATATTGTTTTTAAATTCGGAAAAATCATTATTTAATGAACTAAATATTTTTGTAACAGGAGTGATAACTTTCTTTTTTCTAGAAGTTAAAGGACTATAGATACCTTCAAAATCAGATACTATTTTAATCACTTCATCTGTTGTGTTATTATTGTCAACTTGAATAATAATTTCATCATCTTCTACAACACAACGTTCAAGTTGTTTTAGTAAACGTTTTAATTCATTCGCTTCATTACAAACTGTAATGGCAAAACTAATATTTGTCATATAACCTCAATATAATTAAGGGCTTTTAAAAATCCCATCTTTCCGAAGTGTTCTAAAGTACTACTATCTGACTTATAAGGAGGTACTTCTTTATTTTCGTTAATGTAAACTTGTTTTTCTTCTTCAGTTAAAGGTCTATTTTTAATAGCACCCCAACCCCAATTTTCTATACTATTTCCATCAACAAAAACAATTCCAGTTTCGTTTTGAATTACTAATGGATACCAAACTCTTTTTTCATTATCTATATATTTAAGATCTTTATAGAGTTCAGGAAGAATTTCTTCAAATTGTTCCATATCAAATTCTCCTTCTTTAAGTAAATCATTAGCTGTAAATCCACACCCAGTGCAACTATAGCTCCAAGCTGTTTCATTTATTTGAGTGGTGTAACACATGTCACTTCCACAATGTTCACATTTTGTTAATTTATCTTCCATATTAAGCAATTTTATTTAATTTAGGTAATGTTGGTAAAACTAGTTTTGGTGTCTTTCTTACATTTTTATTATAATATTCTTTTAATGTTTCAACCATTTTTTCAAAACTGAAATTTGATTTAGCATAGTGGGTTTGACGTTTTGCATTAGCTTCATATTTTTTATAATTACTCCAAACATCTACCATCTTTTGAGAAGCAGAAACAAAATCTGCTTCAAACCAACTACTTTCTTTTACTAAAATATTTTCTACTACAGCAGATGGATGAATTGGTTGTAATCTTCCTTCAACCAAACTAACAAATTCACGATTTAGAAAATCTACGTGTCCTGACCATCCACTAGCAATGATTGGTTTTTTAAACATACTAAACTCTAATAAAGGACGACCAAAACCTTCACCTTTGGTAAAATTAATCATAGCTTTTACTTTAGGATGGTTATAAAGATGATTCATATCTTCTTCTTCTAATTCTCCATGTATCAAGTAGATATTAGGTAACTTTTTAGCTTTTACTGTACTTTTAATACTATTAATTTTATTTAATACTTCAGTACGATCCATAATACTTCCATTATGAATTGCTGTTTTTAAAATTAAAGCAGGGGCATTATGTTTATTTTTAAATGTTTCTAAAAATACTTTAATAGTTTGACCTACATTTTTTCTGTCTTGACCAAATTCCCCTTGTAACCAATGTCCTACAAATAAAAATGCGAAGTTCTCATCAATGTTGTCGAGAGATGTGATTAAATCTGTTTCTGGTAGGTCATTGTTATTTATTTCAAAATATGTATTTAAATCAACACCTTCAAACAAAACTTCTACTGGTTTTTGAATTTGAATTCTTCTTGTAACTTCTCCATTAGGATTTCTTTCTTCCGCTTGAGTTGCTTCAAATACTCTTTTAGCGTGTACTGAGCTAACTAAAGTTAAATCCATACGGTTAATTCCATCAATCCAACTAGGATGACATAATGTTGTTTCAATACCTGCTGTTACTCCAATGTTATAATTTCCGATAGGTTGAAACTCATTTGGAATTGTAATTTGCATCCAAACATCAGGTTTTTGATTAAGAGGTTGTTGAAAAGGTAACATTTTTGGTTCTAACCATCCCCATTCTTCTTTATGGTCTTGAATGTATCCCCAAGGTGTTTCACCCCAACGTTGAGGCATTACCCAAACATCCCATTCGTCTTTTTTAGCTTCAACAGTGGCTTTGACAAAATCACGTGCTCGTGAACCATATCCACTATAGGTGTCAATAGGGCAACTAATAACTACATATTGTTTTTGTTCCATAACTTAATATACTAATTTGTGTCTTAATTTTTTCTTTGGTAATTCTTCTACTTTTGTAAACGTATAAGGTTTGCGAGGTTTAAAGTTAGCTAACGTTTCATTAATGCAATCTGCCATGTTTTTAGCCATGTTTTCAGCTGTCATTAAAGCTTCATTACCTGTTACCCACTCACGAGCTAACATTCCTCTACGATTTCTTTCTTCTTTACTCATTTCAAATACTTGAACTAATCCTTTAGCAGCATCTCTAAAATCACAACGATCATCAAAGATATAAGGAGTTGGTACTGAACCTTGAATACTCATACAAGATGGATATAAAGGAATTGCCCACTCACTATGAGTTTTGTAAGTTCCAAAATGATTTGAACAGAAATTATCGTCAAACTCAATCCAGTTTCCATTTTCATCTGTAAATCTCATTTGATCTTGCATTCCTCCTGTTACGGTAGCCATAATCATTTTTCCACACATCATAGCTTCTGTAAGTGATAAGCCCCATCCTTCATTTGAAGACAACAAACTAGTCAAGTCAGACATGTTATACAGGAAGTTCATTTCTTGAGGAGAAACTATGTGATCCCAAAAAATAACATCTCCGTGTTTTTCTTCATCAATTAACAAGTCTTTTACAGCGCCTAAATTGGTTCCATTTTCATCAGAAACTTGAGTATGAAGTAAGAAACAACATTTTTTACTTTTTTCAGGGCCTATTGTTTCACAAAACTGGTTCCAAGCAGCAAACATGTCAGAAGGTTGTTTGCGGCGAATATTACGAGCATTATAATACCAAACAAAGTCATATTCTTTACCTCCAAAAACTTGTTTTTTATAAGACTGAAAATTTTTCCAATCTGGGTCTGATTCTGTTAATGGTCTAAACATTTCATGATCGATTCCATGAGGAACATATTTAATTACTTTGTTTTTAGCATCGTCACCTAAAACAATTCTATTGATGTTAGCGGTTTGTTTACTAATAGCAGCAAATCCATCACAAGATTTGTAATAGTCTTCATTGTAAAGGGGTGCTGGATAATCATCCCAAATATTTAAGTAAACAATAGGAATATGTTTTCTAACCTCATTTTCAATTTGAAATAACCAAATATAATAACGTGGATCAGTCATCATCATTAAAACATCTGGTTTTTCAAATTTAATCATGTCTCTAATTAATTGAGGACTACCATAACCATTAATAGGAATAAGAGTAATATCAGCATCTTCTATACCAAACTGGTCTTTTGTTGCTTGACTTAAATCAAACTTTTTACCTTGTTCTGGATGGTTAATAGCTCCTGCTAATTGGACCCAATTAAAATGATTAGATGTTTTCGTAACGATTTCTCTCAACATAGTAGCCACACCACTATGCATTCTAAGATCGTCACCTAATAGTAAAATCTTTTTACGTTTGTTTTTTGGAATATAACTTGTTTTCATTTAATTAAATTGCGGAACCGGTAACTTCGTGTTTGTAATTGTGCATTAATTTTCTAAAGCTCTCGTCGTTATTATACAAATGCATTGCACGATCGACTAATTTAGATAAAGAAAATTTTGTTCTTACACACATAACTTTGAAATCATCAAATTCTTGGGGTTCTAGTTTTAAACTAGTAAGTGTTTTGTCTTTTGCTGGTGTTGCCATAAATTTTATTATTTTGTTTAATAATAAATATATCCGTATTTATGTTTCTATGCAAAAAATGTAACTTTTTTTTCTCCTTTATTACAAAGTCCATTAGTACTAAAAGGACACCAAGTACAAGTGTCTTTACTTATGTTCATAGGATATTCTTTATCAAAAATATACTTTCCATCATCTGTAAAACATTCATTTAGAAACTGTTGAAAATCATTTTCAGCTTGTTTCATTTTAGTTTTACCACTTGCTGGTGTAACGGTTTGAGTTCTAGGAACAATAAAATCAGGACTGTCCCAAACTTTTCGTTTTACGACAATAAATTCAACATGAATTTTGTCTTTATCTACCCCATACAATTCACTGTAGAATTTTTTATAGAGTAGGATTTGTTGCATTTTAGTTTGATTTTTCTTTTCTTTATCACCCCAACCTCTAGTACTGGTTTTAATATCATAAATGTAATACCGATCATATTTTTCATCATATAAAACAAGATCAATGTAACCTTTCATGAATAAGTTACTTTTTTTAGCTATTGGGTAAATAATAGGAACTTCACATCCAATTAGTCTCCAACCTCTTAAACCAAACCACTTTATTCTGTCTTTTTTAAATGCTTTAATAATTTCACAACCATCTTCGTAAAATTCTCTTAGTTCATCTGGTGTGGAATATTGTTGGTTATTGTTTTGGACGAGACCTCTTTTGTATTCTTCCGTAAGTTGAGTTTTGAAATAACTTTCCAAATCAATTTCATCAGCCTTTTTACCAGAAACATTGAAGATGTAATCAATGTAATACTGAAGAGTATTATGGATGGCAGTACCAAATACAGTATGAATGCTTTGGCTATAAACAGCATTATTTTGCGCATATGCTAAGTACCACTGATAATTACAAGCTCTCCAAGTAGCATATTGACTATAGGATACAGTTTTGTCAGTGGCATAATTAACTTCATGCAGCTTAATTTTACTTATTGGGTTCTTCCACTTTGCCATTCAAAACCTGTTTTAATTTTTCTAAATAAAGAATACCATCATGCAACTCATCTTGAATGTGTTGAATCCAATCTACTACACTCAAATCAGTTCTGTCTAAATCAGTACCATATTTTTTTCGTCCAAAAGCCGCTCTTGATTCAAATCTATCAATAATAGTTTGAACAACACTATCTACTTTAGGTTTTTCACTTTGGCTACTATGTGTTTCTATTGTTACGTTGTACACGTCGCTTCTTTTTGTCATCTTTCAAACCTTTAACTTCTAATAGTATAATATCTTTAACTTGAGAATCCAAAAGATTTACTATGTCTTTTGATTCACGTTGGCTACACTCAAAGTACTCACTAATAAATTTAAGTTCTTCTTCATCATAAACTACTTGACCTTTTACCCACTTACTCCAAATTGGTTTTTTGGGAATGACGTCTCTGTAAAATTCATATAATTTTTGAGGAGGCATAGGATATACCATAGCCATTTCAACAATTTGAATGTAGTCTTTATTAAAGCTAAGTGCTTTATTTACAATAAATGGATTGAAATTATTTTGTTCTTCTTCAGTAAAACTGTCCCATTCACGTTTTTCAACTGTGATTTGTTTTACCCAATCAAATGGAGTCATTTGTTTTCTTTAATTCAGCAGGCATAAACTCATCATTTACATGTCCACAACTTGTACAACAGAAAATAGGAATTGGGACTAAACCATCTACTGATTGTCCTGTCAAAAATCTACTTACTTTTCTTAAAATAACAGCTTCTGAAAATGTTTGATTCTCACATTTTTCACATACGATTGGAACTGTTTTGTCTAGCGATACGTTTAATTTAGGGGTATTCATATTAATTTATTTTTTATGTTCTTTCCATTCTAAGTAAAAACCATAGGCTACTAGTAGATTCATACCTACAGAAGACCAAAGTTCCATTACATCTTCATATACATTCATTGTAAGATGAACATGACCTACCATCCAAAAAGGAATTGATAAGTTTCCAGCAATCCATCTAATTAAAAAATGTGTAAATTGTTTCATAACAGTTTACTGATAGTAGCCATAAATGTAATTTCACGATCAGGTGAATTTACACTATTATGTATTCCTTCAGCGATAATAATTATTTGTTGAGCATTAGAAGTAGCATCATATAAAGCTCTATAAATTTCAGTAAAGTCTTTAACTCCATTGTCTGCTACAATTTGTCTTACTTTTTGAAATGAGTCTTTGTTTTTGTTAAACACTAAGTCAACAATTTCTTTAACATAATTTGACTTTGTAAAACTTTTACCCTCAATACTTAACTTTAAATCTCTAATACATGCTTGAACATTGTTTAATACTTTACGAATGTCTGGATAAAAGGTTTTAACAATGTGTGCTAATTCTTTGTCTATAAATACAACGTTTTCCTCTTGTAAAATACCCACCATTCTATCGTATACTTGGCGAGGAGTAGGCGATATTAACGCGTAACTAGCTAGTCTCGACTGGAGTGGTGAAATAATTCTTTCTACGAAATTACACGTGAAGATAAAACGAGTATGTAAACTGAAGGTTTCAATAATATTACGTAATGCTGCTTGAGCATTCAACGTCAAAAAGTCAGCTTCATCTAAAATAACAACTTTTAACTTTTTAAAGGTAGCAGCTGAGGCAAATTGTCTTACTTTATCTCGAATAGCATCAATTCCATTTTCGTCACTACAATTTAGATATAAGTAGTCACAGTCAATGCTATTAATAATCAGTTTTGCTGCTGTTGTTTTACCTGTACCTGGTCCTCCATGTAATAATAAATTAGGAAAGTCTTGATTTTTAATCCATTCTTCTAAGTCTTTAATAAAAGACTCATTTCCTAAGTAACCATCAAGTGTAGATGGTCTGTATTTTTCAACGAATAAAGTGTGTTTCTTTGACATAATTTACTTATATAGTATAATAAAAAAAGACTTTAAAAACTAATTGTAAAAAAATAAAAAAGTTTAATATTTATAGTCAAACTAATAACTATGGCACAATACGCAATCGCATATGCACCTAATCTTTCTGGAGGACAACCCGCTAGTACTCAAAAAACAGGAAGTTTTTACATTGGTAACCTTGCTCAAGGAAAAACTTGGAACCAAGCTGTTCCTCAAACTACTACTAATACTTTATTTTTTGCTAGTCCTTTAGCTAATAATAACAATGCACAACCATATGTTATAGCTATTCCTAATCCAAACAAACCAGCTCCTTTTACAGGTCTAGATCAACCACAATTTTTCTATTCACAAACTGGAGGTGCATTTTCTCAAACAGATGGAGCTTTTATTGCTACTTGTGATTATATTTTAAAAACATATAAAACTGATGGTTCTGTAGGTCAACCTTCTGCTAATCCAGCTGGATGTAATAGTGTACCTAACTGTCAATCAGCATTAACAACTGCTGGTTTCTTTCAATCATATGGTTTTAATGCTCCTGCTTAATAATTAAAAAGGTAATTTAATATCAACATTACCATTTTCTAAAAAATAAAGATAGTTACTTCTTAAAGAAGCCATAAAATCCATTTTTTTAGTAAACACTCCATAATTTTTACAAAGTAAATCAATCAAATCATCTTTGTGTTTGTTCTTTTTATGGTAATGTTCTGTAAAAGCATACAATGCTTTATGTGAAATAGCAATTTTAGGATGTTGAACATAAATAACATATGGATCATCATTATCTAGTGTAACTACAGGTATTAAATTAACTAAATTATCAGTAACTTGTTCTGTAAAAATGTCTATAATAATTTCGTCTGGTGTAGCCTGTTTATAAATAAAACTAATCAATTTACCTTTCAATAAAGTAATATTACTGTCATCTGTAATATATCCATTTCTGTCTAGTACTTTTAAATCAAAAAATCCTTTTAAAAAGTCAATGTCTTCTGAAGTTATAGGTTCAGTTAAGGCAAAATCTAAGTCTGGTTTTCTTTGATGGAAATCATAACTTTCAATTCCTAAAACATGAAATGACAGTTGTCCTGTTAATACAAGTTTAGGGCAAATAGTAGTAATACTATTAATAAAATCTGTGTATTTTTGTGGCATGTTAGGCCATGTAGTAGAACAATAACTGAACTTGCTTTTAATTGAGGGTACTTGTTCTCTAATGTCGTTTTCTTTTGTAAGTTTCATAACCTTATTTTTATGTAGTATAACAAAAAAAGCTTGGTAAACCAAGCTTCTTTATTAAGGTTTAAAAGCGTCTTTAAACGTAAATAAGGTTTTATAAATTTTAGAAGTTTGAGGAATTATTTTATTACCATATGGGATTTTTTCTCCTGTTAATGGATCTTTAGTATTATTTTTATCACGATTAACAGCATCAAAGTCAGCTTTAAGTGAATCAGGTAAACCAGAAGCCATTAATGACTGGAATGCGTATGGAGAATACATTATAGTTCCATCTTCTTCGTAGTACTGTAAATTATCATTAGAAAATAAATCATTTGCTAAGCTACGTAAGTCTTTTACTTTAACCTTACCTGGCATGACAGGGGCAATTTGAGGAGAAGATTTAGCAGCAACTGATGCTCCTTTATTTTTAAATGAATTTATGTCAGCCTTAGCTGTTTCACGTTTTATTTTTTCAGCTTCTGCTTTAGGTACAGGATTAGGTGTTAATTTAGTAACAGTAAAAAGTTTTTGTATAGCTTGGTTGTTGTTTGCTAATTCATCAGATAACTTTAAAATGTATCTATACATGTAACCATCATTACTAGTATCTGTTGTTGGAATAACTTTACCACGTTTTTTAAGATCAATAATTTTAGAAATAAGTGAACCTAATACTTGTGATTCAGGAAGGATATTTACTGTGTATCCATTCATGTCTAAGTCGTTTGCATGTACACGATAAGTATTCCACAACGGATCTTTAGGATTAGAAACTCTAGCAGCTTCTGGTAATAAAGATGATAATGTTATCATATTAATAAATATTGTGGACCCTGTAGGGTTTGAACCTACGACCCCCTGATTATGAGTCAGGTGCTACTGACCAACTGAGCTAAGGGTCCATTTAGTGATTCCGACAGGATTCGAACCTGTGACCTACAGCTTAGAAGGCTGTTGCTCTATCCAGCTGAGCTACGAAACCATTTGCTCCCCGAGCTGGACTCGAACCAGCGACCTAATGATTAACAGTCATTTGCTCTAACCTACTGAGCTATCGAGGAATCTGTCTTCAGCGGCGTTACCCCCCAGAGATTCGAACTCCAATTAACTGGACCAAAACCAGTTGTCCTGCCGTTAGACGAGAGGGTAATATTTGCTAGGTCACCACCTCCACCTAGCATGAGGAGATTTAACGTGATTTCTTTCTTGCACTAGAAGAACAGGCCTCCTTTGTTCACGAACCCGAATTGGTATTAAGGTGCGGAAGATGTAGGATTCGAACCTACGGAACCTTTTAAAGTTCAACAGTTTTCAAGACTGCCGCGATCGACCACTCTGCCAATCTTCCGTATAGTGGAGCGTCACTTATTTCTAAGTTATCCACTTCGGTTACGTTATCTTGCGATAAGAGGCTTTACCGAGCCCAAGGTAGTCAGGACAGGATTCGAACCTGTATTTGCAGACCCTTTCGAGCCCGTGGTTACCATTCCGCCACCTGACTAAAAAACCCTAGCAGTTTCTGTTGATCAGGCAGGCTTACTAGGGGTTGTTACTGGTTATACCCGAAAGCTTTCCCAGTAACTCGAAGACCATCGGGCAGATCTTACGGGATGCTGGATGGTACATTGCCTACAGATACTATCTATAGGGGTGGTTGCGGACGACAGACTCGAACTGCCAATTTAAGGTTATGAGCCTTATGTGTTACCATTACACTAATCCACAATATTTGAGCCACCTGTAGAAATCGAATCCACAACCTACTGAGTACAAATCAGTTGCTCTACCAGTTGAGCTAAGGTGGCTTGTAAAAGAACTATTACTTCTTTAACTCTACGATTTCTGTATGAAGTGAATCAGCGTGAGCATTAGCACTCTCAATAAGAGAATCAATATTCATAGAATCAGAACAAGTTGAGTCAGCACATTTCAAAGTGTCAACATTAGAAGTAGAGGTTTCGTTTGAGCAAGAAGCCAAAGTAACCAAGGCAGCGATAAATAATACTTTTTTCATTTGATATAAATATATAGTTTTTTAATTTTATTTGTTTTTACCCGTATATGTTTCTGTTTGTGAGTGACAGTTTGGACATAAGAATCTTAAATTTTCAATTCTATGATCCCAACTCTTCCCATTTATGTGGTCTAAATGAAGAGATATTGGTTTATTATTCCATTCATTTAACCCACAATTACAACATACATATGATAACAAGTTCTCTTTTAGAATCCTATTTTTAATACCTCTTCTAGATTGTATTTCTGAAATATCCTTTTTATCAGGAATAGGTTTCGATTTTGTTCTCCAACCTTTTTCAGGATTATACAATCCTTCTTTTTGAGCTCTTGTTTTAAATGTATTAAAATGCCATCCTAACTTTGAACAAGCTTCTTGCATTGAATCTGATGATTCAATTGCTTCTTTAAGTTTATCTACATCGTAATTCATTTAGTACTGTAGGTGAGACTCGAACTCACACAACCCTGCGGGTTACTGCCTCTTAAGGGCAGCGCGTCTACCATTCCGCCACTACAGCATTTTTTTATTCTTATCTTATGACCATATTATAAAAAAAGGTTTGGTAAAAACCAAACCTTCTTTAAAGACTTTATCCTATTTCATCGTCTAGGTGGTCTGGTATTCCGTCTCCATCTACATCCGAGATTTCTTTATAACCAAAAGCAGCCATAAATTTAGCTACACGGTTTTTTAAGTCTCCATCTGTGTCTTCAAACCAATCTTCTTTTAATTGGTCGTGGTCTAAAATGTGAGTCAAAGCATTATACATTTTTTCTACATCATCAACTAAGTAAATATCTGGTGTATGAAAATCTAAACTAAAAGCATAATCATCTATTTGGGGAATAGTTAATAAAGAATCTGTTTTACCAATTTTCTTTTCAGTTGGAATGTCTTTTCCAAATTTATGAAAGTATTCTCCAACATAAATGTATCCTTGTCCGGGTTGTAATTGAAATTCACTCATGTTATTTTAATAAATATTTTGTATAATCACTTTGTGTAGGCACAATATTTGGAAAATAGTATAATTCCTTTTTGTTACCAATCCAAATAGTTTTATAAAAACCATCTGGTACTGTAGCTCCTGAAGGTAATACTTGTGAACGAGAAGAATAAACCATTCTAATTTCAACTTTAATAGTTGCTGCTTTAGCTAAATCTCTTTCGTGTGCTTCTAATATTCTCCAAACACCTCTATTCAATCGTTCATGTTGTAAAACACAATTTACATATGAAAATGTTTTAAATAACATTTCTTTAGTACAATTGAAATCGGCAGCAGGTGCGCAATGTCCTTTATCCCAAACGTTATTTATATAATCATTGTTATCTGATGTAATAATACCCGGAACCGTGTAAAAATCCATACCTGTGCGAGGTGCTGTACCTGTTGGACATTGAACTGTGTACCACACCCGTTTTGGTTGTTGTAATACTTCTGAGTAAACGGCTTCGTAAACATCTGTTTTTACATAAACAGAATCACGTTGAGCTAATAAAGATAAAGGAAGTAAAAATAATCCTAATAATAATTTTTTCATTTTAATAAATTATAATATTCGTTAAAATGTTTAATACGATCAGGTAAACCAATAGTTCCACCATTTACTCTTTTTGTAACAGCAGTTACAGTTCCTTGATCAGCTCCTTTATCACAAATAGCCCACAAACCATTCTTATTAAAGAACCAAGCAGCAGACATTAAAGGATACTTTGTAGCAACCAAATCAGGATTAGCTAAAATATCTTCAGGAACAAACTTATCAAAAGCCGAGTAATTATCTTTTCCAGTTAACTGGATATAACCACGGCCTCTAAATTTATATCCATCTTGAGTAGGTTCAGCACCATTACCCATTCTACCTCCGTAAACACGAGAGGCAATAGCAATAGGTTTACGAGCATATTGTTCTGCTAATTGTAAAGTAGGAAAGTATTTTTTAAAAATACCCATTAAACCCTTAGAAGAATAATTTAAATTTTCTGAAGTTGCTCTCCAACCTCCTGATTCATGACCACATTGAGCTAAGAAATGAGCTAATCTTAAAGGATTAGTAATATTAAATTTAGCTGCTGTGTCAGGAATTTGTGCAAGCACCGCGTCTGGAATGTGTCCTTTTAATGCACCTAACTTGAATGAGCTAGCAGGAATTGTTGCGCTCACCTGAGTTGGGGCAGCAGGAGTTGGTGTACTCACCTGAGTTGGAGGAAATAATTTATTCCAAGTTCCATCACCTACAATTCCATCTGCTGTTAAACCGTTAGTTGATTGGAATTTTTTAACTGCTTCTTCAGTTTTAGGACCAAAAGTTCCAATTGCTTCTACTCCAAGTCTAACTTGAAGTTTTTTAACGTTTTCGTTGTTGTCGCCTCTTTTCAGTAACATATTAACCTAATTCTTCGTCTTTTTCTTCAGTTTTAGATCCTTTTCTAGCATTGATAAATTTATCAACACTTCCAATTCCGAAGCTACCTAAAACAATTACCATAAATCCATCAAAAATGAATTCATTGATTAATAGTTCTTTACCTAAGTAGCCTGTTACTAAATCAACAGCTAAGGCAATTACCATCATCATAAATGCAATGAAACCAACTACTGATTTTTCGTTGATTGTGTTGTTGTCGTCAAATAATTCTCTAAAAAATTTCATGTTATTCGTTGTTAATGTTGTGTTTGAGGGTCATAGCATCTTCTAAAGACTTTTGAAGTGCTTTCGAAAACGCTTTTTTGTTTAGTGGAACCTCATTATTTTCAACATTAAGGAAAGCAGCAAACACATATGTTTGTCTTTTTGCTATTCCTTTAAAACAACCAGTGCCTATGCACACTTGTGTCGTAACAATATAGTCTTTTTTTAGCCATTGAAGGCCTATGATATTAAGTATTCTTTGTGGACTAGAAATTTCATCTAAACTTACACTTACATCCATTCCGTTTGAGTCTAAACTATATCCTTGGTCAACTAAAATTTCTTCCAGTGTTTCTTTTATACCAAAAACAACCGGTCTGTCTCCTATTTTTTCAATAGGAGTACTGTTACTTACATTACTTACCTTAACTGAAATGGGAGGTTGAATTGATAACAATATAGAAGCTAAAACACTTAACATCAGTAATAAATATTAATAAGTTACAGAACCTGCATATCCTGGAGCAATGATATATAGATTTAATGTTCCACCTGATGTTAAAGTACCTGTTGTATGGTTAGTTACTCCTGGATAAGTTGCTCTAACGTTAGTAGTAGATGCTACAATAGCATTGTATTGAGATGTTGTAAAAATCCTAACATCAGGAGCTGTTCTCCACTTAGAAAAAATTCCTGCCTTCCTCGCAGCAACATAATACTTATCTGCAATTGAAATTACTCCATCGTCATTAACATCAAATCTATGAAACGATAAGCCATTCCTAACTACTTTTCCTAAAATAATATTTGATACTCCTTGAATGTCTGAAGTTGTGTAAGCTTGAATTCTTGTTGGAGCATCTATTTGAATTGTAAATTGATCTCCAGCAACAGTGGTTCTTGAGAAAGAATAGTAACCTGATGAGTTGGTATTAACTGTAGCATCTAAAGAAGTAGAAGAACTTGTTGTAGTTGATGTAGTATTTATTTCCCAACTCGTACTAGCAAAAGTACCTGCTGTAATAAATGAACTAGCCATCCAGGCACTGCCTGTTGATATACCCATCACCTCTTGGTTTGAACCGTCGGCAGTAAATGTTCTCCAGACTACTATTTGTTTTGAGGCTTGGTTTTTAATAAAATATAAATCCCAAACATAGTTAATTCCAGTCTGATTGTATTTGCAGTTACCCTCGTATCTAACTCTAAACACATCTCCGTAAGTTCCGTCTGTGTAACTTTCAGTTGAAACAAAAGAAACGTTGTTATCTGTAGAACCATTATCTACTGATCCAATATGAATAGTAGGTTGATTAGGATTAGTAGCATTTCCGTTATATCCTGAACTAGAACTTGTACCAAAAGTAAACCATGAGTTAGCATTTACGTGACCTGAAGAATAGCTGGTGCCTGCATAAGAAGGACTAAACCCAGAAGGGAATGTAATAGCAACAGATGCTTCGTCTGAATTAGCTGTTGAGAATAATACAGAAGTTCCTCTTCCTCTATCTGAGGGAATGCCAGATGTTATTTTAGTTAATGTTCCTGATTTAGTAGTAGCTCCAGCTGCACTTTTATAAAGTTTAACAGGAACATTACTAGCACCAGATCCGTTTGCATTATAAAGATATCCTGAATAGGTAAATTGGCCTAGTAATGAATTTGTTAATAATAAAAATACAAGTAATAATCTCATAACAGTAATTTGGCTCCCATTAATATTTGATAGTTAAGTACACTCTGAGTAGCAATATAAGTACCACCGCCGGTTAATCCAACTCCAAATGTTTTAGTCAGTTTATAATTAAAGTTAAAGAAGGGAATAACGATTGGCTTTGATTCAAATAAAGACTCTGTGTAGTACTTAGTATAAGGGGAATACACACAGGCAGCAATAATAGTAGCATCTAAAGCTTTTGCTAACTTACCTTTATACATAAACCCTCCAATTGCTAAAGTTGAAATCATTTCTTCTCCGTAAAGATTTCCATAAGTTCCAGCTCCTCCATAAAGTGCTGTAAAGTTCTTAACTGAGTTTACTCTTACAAATAAAGCTGTATTAGACCAAGATTTAGGTAAAATACCAAAAGCATCTGAAACGACGTTAATGTGTTTGTTACCTTTCTTATTTATTCCAATCCAAGATCTCATTACTGAAAGGTTTCCAATTCGAGCATTAACCATGTAATCAGCTGAAAATCCTAATGAGGCTGTTCCATCTCCTTTTACTCGAGTAAATGACATAGTTCCTCTAGCATCTCTAGAACCATCGTCTGCTTTTTGTACTCCAACAATATCCCCGGTAACTAAGATTGCAGGCTTGGCAACCTCTGCTTTTGCCTTTGAGGTTGATTTAGCTGTTGAATTAGAAGACTCTTTTTGAGTTTCGGTTTTTTGTTCCTCTACTTGTTGTTCAGTTGATTTATCTTCTGTTTTTGGTTCTTCTGTTTTACCTTGCCCCGACCCTGAACCGGATCCGCTGCCATTGCCACTGCTACCAGAAGAGGAACCACTGTTACCACTAGAATTGCCACTGTTTGAATTATTACTTCCATCGGGGTTCTGGTTCGTATTCGACTGAGGATTTCCATCTTCTTGTTTATTATCTGAGGTACTAACCGATCCTGAACCCGTTGAAGTTGCTCCGCCTACATTTGTTCCCACTGACGTGAATGACCCGACGTTTGCAATAGCATTTAAATTCATTACACTATTAACAACATTCGAAGCCAAGTTAGTCGATGTGGTTGTTGTAGTTGTAGCTACAGCCCCTTGACATGGAGAGGTTGACTTGTATTTGTTATAAATATCATTCAACCATATGTCAAATGTACCATCTTGTAATTCTGTGTAGTTAAATGTCTTTACTTGTCCATAATAAACAATTACTATAGGACTGTTCATATCAGCTGTTATAAACTTGCTTTCTTTCGTGCAGGGATCAATATAACTAAATAAAAAAGATTGAGAATAACTAAGTTTTGATATACATAACAATATCAATAATAAGAGTGTTTTATATAAACTTCCACCCATATCCTTTAATAGTTTTACAAAGTCCTCTACAACACATAGAAATATTTCCATTGGGTATATTGTAATATAGTGTAGGTTCTTTTAATGAATCCCATATTTTTATTAAATTTCCATTTAAATCAAACTGGCCTACTTTTTTATATTTTTTCTTATTTTCTTCAGTTCTGTCTCTTTCTTTTTGTATTTTACTTATTTTAGATAAACCTTCTGGTGTGTGAAAGTTTACCCCTAAATGAGTTTCTCTCATTCTTTGTTTATTATACTCACTTTGTTTTTTACCTTTCATTGGAGATACTCTACCAACATAAAGGTTACTTCTATATTGTTTTTCTTTATCATTCATTATTTGTCTACCTCCACCACCATTGTTTTTATTTTCTAAAACATAACCCCAATTTTTAAATAAACTAATATAATAACCCTCCCAAAAAACCCATTCATTATCATTTACAGTATCAATAATAAAATAACTTGTTGGTTGTTTTTTATTTTTATGTTGACCTATTCTACTAGAAGTATTTTTTGATTTTCCAATATAAAAAGGAATATTATTTTTTTCTAAAACATATATATCTATCATACATGTATAAATATTAGAGGTCTATGTAGGAATACATGAAGGACTGCCCGTTTAAAGACAGTCCTACCATAAATAAAAATAATAATATTTTAGTTTTTAAAGACACCGTTTCTGATTAAGCTTTCAATTACTTTAGTTGTAGCTGTCTCTAAAGACTTACGAGTTGCTTTACCTACTGTACTCTGTGAAAACTTCATATCAAGACTTTTCAAAAACGATTCTCCTACTTTAGTTGATTCACCTTCGCCTGATCCAATGTAAACTTGACCGGTCATGGCATCAACGAACCTAACTTGGAGACGTATGAAAGTAGTGACAACAACTTTGCTTTTGCCTTTTTCAACGGTCTCATCTTCATCAACAGCAAAATCGGCCACAGTAACATAAACAAAGTAACGAGCAGCTTTAATCTTGCCCTTTCCATCAATGGGCTCTTCAAATACTCCTTTTTTAGAGGCTTTAAATTGGGTAACCATCCGTTCTTTAATTTCGGATTTTTCTTCGGTAAATATAAATCTTCCTGTTTCATCTAAATAATCTAGTACTGATTCGGCAAAACCTAAACCAACATTTTTTTCTTGAAGGTCTGGGTATAAAGCAAGAACCTTAGTCATGTCAACATTGATTACTTGCACAGCATATTTTAAACTGTCTGTGTAATTAGACACTGTTGAAATGTCTTTAGTTTCAATAACATCCTGCTCGGTAGTAGTCTTCATAGAACCACAACCAGCTAATGTCATAACCACTAAGGTCATAAACTTATTGAACCATTTTTTTACCATGGATCTTCTTCTTTAGGTTCAGGTTTAGCAGCAGGAGCAGGAGTAGCAGCAGCTGGTTTTTCAATTACACGTTCTTTAATAACCGTGTTGGTACCACCGCTTGACTGTTTCTGTTGGTTAGTGTTGTTGTTTTGTAAGTTAATCACAACAGGTGCACCAGGTGCTGTCTGTTCTGTTTTAGCTTCTTCTTTAGGCTCTTCTCCACCGCCTAAGTGGGTTGCAAACCAGGCTCCGCCGGCTGTAACTGCTGTAGTGATAGCACCAATAATTGCTTTCTTGGTAGCTGACATTACGCTTTCTTCTTTTTCTTCTGACATGTTTATTCGTTATTTAAAGTGTTTGATATTGCTATTCCATCTTCTTCATCAACTTTTTGAACTAACATTTTATCTCGGTCTTCTGAATTAAACCAGTAATCAATTACTTTGTTTAAGTTACCTACGAAAGCACCTAATAAAATAAGTAACATTTCTTTCCAAGATTCAATAATTTCAATCTTAGCAAAAATAGCTACGTTAATTCCCAAAACAATAAAAAAGAATAATCCTAATACAATTGCTGTAATCTTCCAACGATTAACTTGCATTTGTTGTAACATGTAATAGAAACGATTTTTATCGTCTACTTTTACATAATCTGATTTGAATAAATTTCCTAATTTCATTTATTTATAATTATTTTAGAAGTTGAAATTTTAGTATCTGTTTTTACTGATAAAAAGTAAAAACCATCTTCAAGTTTAGTTAAATTAACAACATACTTATATTCACCAACAGGCATTTTAGTGTTGATAACTTCCATAACTTTTCTGCCTACTAAGTCACTAACTGCAACTTCTGTTTGAGATTCTTGATCTACTCTGAATTGAAGAGTAATTTCACCACTATTTGGATTAGGGAATACAATAAGATCTTCTAATTCGGTTAATTTAACAGGCTTATTAATTCTTCTTACTTCAATTACTCCCATTGCTGGAGTAATGTTCATGTCTCTTGCATCATTACCTCCAACAAACTTAGGTCCGGTCCAAATAGCAGCACTTGACCATTCTTCTTGTGGTTTTTTGGCGATAAATTGCATTACTAAAATTTGTTCACCGTCGTTGATTAACTGATTTCCTTTTAAGTCAGCTGCACCGAAAGCAACCACTCCGTCAGAAGGGTTAGTATATGAAGTCCAGTTCATCATTTTTTCAGTCAAATCGATTTTCTTGAACTCAAGTAATGCTGTGTCGTATTTTAACTCTAATTGAACTGCCCCTAATTGTTTTCCGTTAGTAAGCATTTTAACAGGAACGTTAACTAAGTTACCTTCGTCAACTTTAACTTTAGGCATATTAACCTCAATAGTCTCAGTTACATTATCGTATTGAACTGTGTTGTCGATGATGTAGTTTTTAGCATTAACGGGGTTAATAATCTTAATAGGAGTCAAACGAGCCATTTTAAAGCCTGTATTATTTGCATCACCCTTAACTGCTACATAGTAAGTAATAGAATCTTTACCATCAATTGAGTAATTAAAGTTATTAATAGTAGCGTAAGTACCTGTTAAGTTAGTAGCTGATCCGTTGATTGCATTGTATTCGGCAACTGTGAAGAACATTACATCCTTCTTGCCATTAGGCCAAGCCGTGAATCTACCTGCCAATCTTCCATATACTGAATAAACGTCTGCAATACTAATTGAACCATCAGTGTTGTTTACATCCATTGTATAATAATCAAAGCCTGAAGGAGTGTATTGTGCTAAGATAGACTGGTTAATCTTTTGAGCGTCTGCAGTTGAAATAACAGATCCAGGAGTCATTGTATCTCCTTTAACCACCATTCTAACATCCCAGTAAGTAGTATCTAAGAATTTTCTAAATACAACATGACCTAATGAGTTAGTTGCTTTAGCTTCTACTTGAGTCCAAGATCCACCTGGTGCTTTCTTTTCTAAAGACACCCACAAGTTTTTAGCATCTGAACCAGTAACGTTCTTAAACTTAGCAGCAAAGCGTAATACTTTTTGATTGAAACGACCACCGTAAGAATAAACTACTAAAGTAGTATCGTTACCAAAGTTAGTAGCTGCTTTGTTTGCGAATGATTTAACACCTGCAACTTTCAAAGTCTTAATAGAATCTAAATTGTTCCATACCGAGCTTCCGGCATGAGTAAAAGTCAAATCAAAAGTAGCACCGTTTGAATAATTAAATGTTGAACTAGTTCCTGTGTAAACTAGAGTAACAGTTAAGAATCCTTGAGCATTACTATCCACATATTGAAGATATTGGTCAGTAGCAGAAATCTTTAATGAAGGAACAACTGCTGTAAATGCAGTGTTGTCATAAAATACTCTGTACTGCATACCAGTGATCTTTTCAGATGTAGAAGTATTGTAGAAGTGTAAAGGGGCAACAGTTTGCCCGGCAGTAGTAGTTGCTACTTGATAACCAGAATCAATTACCACCCAGTGCCCTGTTCCAGGTGATGTTGCTGACGATTGTGCTGATGCTTCGAAAATGGCTAAAGCCGTTAATAAGAATGCGATTATTTTTTTCATTTCTGTATGTTAATTAGTTGAGTTATTGCATGTTCTTTCAACCAAGGTTCAGGATTAGATAACTTGTTAATAAAATCAAGCTCATACCTGTAACACCATGCTTCCTCTTGTTCAGGAATTATAATGTACCCTTTTTGCAAAACATGTAAATGTAAACTCTCATGAACTAACACTACAGCGAGGTTGTTAATTGAATTTAACTGTACATCTTTAACAGAAATTAAGATTGTTCCTTTCTCTCCATACTTTCCTTCGTTAGAAGAAAATCCAGAAATCCAGAAATCTACTTTTTCACAAACACTGTCGATTAATTGATATTTTTCAATATCAGTTTTTTTAATCAACAATAATGCAGAGTCTACTTGTCTGTTCCATCCATCTCCTACTTTACTCACTTCAATTTGAGCGTAAGTAAAACAAGTTAGTGAAAAACTAACAAGTAAGACTAGCATTTTCATCAAGAATAAATATGTAATTTAATCTTTATTTTTGAGATTCTTGTAAATAACTACAAGATTAGCTATAATAGCAACACAAATAGAAATTATTGTAAGGGTTGTTACTGGGTTCATCATAGCTAAACCAGTCGCTCCTAAAGTAAAAGTATTACTTACTAAGGTGTCTTTATCCATGAGGATAAATATGAGATTCTATATTAGAACCCCATATTCATCTCAGGACTTTCTTCTCTTTTTTCGTCAAATACTACCGACTCACTAGTCAAAATAGTACTTGCTACAGAAAGAGCATTTTCAAGAGCTACTCTTGTTACTTTCACTGGATCTAACAATCCACTTTCATATGCGTCTACAATAACTCCTGTTTTAGCATTATACGTGTTGTTAGGTGATTCAATTAACTTTTCAATCATACTATCAGTTAAATTTAATCCAGCATTAGACAAGATTTTCTTAAAAGGAGAACTGATACTTGACTTAACAATATCTTCTCCTAAAGTAACTCCTTCTAATTCAGCAGCAATGTTATACAAAGGCCATCCACCACCTGGAATTACTCCTTCTGCAATAGCTGCTTTAGTAGCATACAAAGCATCTTCTACTCTGTCTCTTTTTTCTTTAATTTCAAGATCACTATTACCTCCTACACTAATAATAGCAACACCACCACTCAAACGACCTAAACGTTCTTGTAACTTTTCACGTTCAAACATTGATTGGGCGGCATCGATTTGGACTTTCAATTCTTCAGCGCGAGATTCTAAGTCTTCTGCATTACCTTTACCGTCTACAATGGTTGTAGTGTCTTTAGTTACTGTAATCATACGACAACTTCCTAATGCTTGGTTCAACGCTTCACCACTAATTTTTTCTAGTTTATGACCTTTTTTAGGACTCAAAACAACACCACCAGTCAAAATAGCCATGTCTTCAAGAAGCAAAGTTCTGCGATCACCATAATCAGGAGCTTTAACAGCACATACTTTAATTGTGCCTCTTGCTTTGTTTAACAACATCACAGCTAAAGCTTCTTCACCAAACTCTTCAGCAATAATAACTGCAGGTCTATTTTCACCACTAGCTTTTTGTAATACAGGAACTAAATCGGCAGCAGCGGCAATAACACCATCATACAACAAAATCATAGGACTTTCCAAAACAGCTTTCATTGTATTGTTGTCTGTAACAAAGTAAGGTGACTTATAGCCTCTGTCAAACTGCATACCTTCTACAATGTCCAATACAGTTTCGCCTGTTTTACTAGACTCAATAGTTACAATTCCTTCATAACCTACTTCTTTAATAGCTTCACTAATTAAATAACCAATTTCTTCATCGTTGTTACCTGAAATTGTAGCAACATACTTAATTTGGTCGTCACTTGTAACTGGTTGGGCTAAATCTTTAAGTTTTTCAATTACATTTGAAACTGTAGATTCCATTTGTTTTTTTACTTCTACTACATTTACTCCTTTATTGATTAAATTAATTCCTTCTTCAATCATGGTAGTAGCAAGAAGTGTACTAGTAGTTGTACCATCTCCAGCTTCGTTAGCTGATTTAATACTAACTTGTTTTACAAGTTGTGCTCCGATGTTTTCAATATCATCGTCTAATTTATGAAAGCTTTTTGCAACAGTTACACCGTCTTTAGTTGCTGTAATAGTACCGTCTTCTTTTTGAATCAATACGTTTCTACCACCAGGTCCTAAAGTTGAACTAACACTGTTGTTAAGTTTTTTAATTCCGTCAAGTAATTTACCTTTTAATTCGTCTCCAAATAATGTTTTTGTGCTCATGTTATTTTACAATTCCTATAATATCTGTTTCTTTACATACAATAAAATCTTCACCATCTACTGAAATAGTTTGTGAACCCATGCGAGGTACAATACATAAATCACCTATACTTACTTCTGATGATTTATAAGCTCCTTGATGGTAATTAAAGGTTTCACTTACATCTATTACTTCAGCAATAAGACTTTTTTCTTTACCTAAATCAGGTAAGAAAATATTTCCTACCATTTGTTCACTTTCTTCCACCTGTTTCAAAACAATATGTCCATTGACAGGTTTAATTATTCTTAATTCTGTAATCATATCTTAAATTTTTCATTAATTTTTTCCATAATTTCATTATAACGTTTTAAAAAGTCTGAAATTGTAGTTGTTTTTTGTTCATTTACAAGCATTTTAGCAACACTTTTTAAAGCACCATCTAACTGAGTATGGTAAGTCAAATTTTCATCTTGACCTTTTTCTTTAGGTTTCACTACTGTGTAGCTAAAACCATCAAAATAAATTACATAAGGATTAATAGCCTCATCTTCTATTTTTGTTTGAGATTCTTCTCTAGACTGTTTTCGGAATTTATTTTCATTCATAACTATAGTATAATAAATTAATTTGAAAAATCCAATTTATGTTGGATATCTGGAACTATTACTGCTTCCTGTACTTCATTCACAAACCAATAATTACCTTGAGCTTTAAAAACATGGTCGGTACCTAGTTTATATTTAAACCACTTTGGGTCTATTTGAGTGTACTCAGGAATGGTTCTAACTACGGAATAAAGTTTATTGTTATTTTTAACTAGTTTGGGGAGGGTTATCATAACTTTTTGGTGTTTGCGGAACTGGATTGTATGTTGGTTTTTCTACTTTTATAAATGGAGATTCTTGTACTTTAAATTTACGAACTCCTTTTATATTTTCAATATCTTTTATAACTTGGTTATGTACATCTGGTGTAAATTTACCTCCTAAAGGATTTGGATTTACTTTTGCTACTATAGCTATTTTATCTTTATCTAAAGAACGAGTATTTAATGTAACTATACCTTCGATTGCACGAATATCATCATAAATTTCTCCATGAGTTTTTTCTGTGTTACTTGTACTTGTAAATAAAAGTCCTTTAATACTAGATAGTTGCCTAGCCATATATGATAAATATATTACTCACTTAGTTTTACTAAAAAATAAGTACCTACTGTTTCATCTTCTGTAAAGATTATTTTTAATAGGCCTTGTTCATTAATTTTTGCTTTCCCTGTTGCTAATTTATTTACACTAAGTATTTCTCTAAATACGTTAGCACTAAATGGCATTTTATCAACACCAAAAGTAAAATCTGCATTTTGTCTAAGTTTAATTTTATTAGCATAACTAGCACTATCTCCTACACATAATTCAATGTATTTTTCTTCATTTTCAACTTTACATTCTATTGTAAAGTAATTAGGTTTATCTAAAGCATTGTGGGCTTTAATAAAGTTTTTAATAAAATCCTCATCAATGTCAAATTCTACATCATATTGTTCAGGCTCATTAATATTTGGGGCAGTTGGAATTAAATCTTCACTAGACAAATAATATGTAAGATCAAAATCGTTGTCTTTTATGCTTAATTGATATGGAATATTTTGACTACCCGTTACAACATCTGCGGTCATAAAAGTATCCATAACACTAAGAATTTTATTAAACTGTGAAGTTGAGTAAATACAAATGTCGTGTTTACCAAAACCAAGATTTTGTGTGGTTTTAATAGTTCCTGCACAATCTTTAGTTTGAGTAACAAATTTTACTGAACATCCATCCTTTTCTGTGCTGTTCCATTTAACTGATTCTACTAAACCATTAAGATGATACTTGTCTATAAATTGAGTAAGGTATTTCTTCTCCATACTAATATTATAATAAAACCTTTATTAAAAAACAATTTTAAGAAATAACTTTACCAGCAGTTCCAGGAGGTACTCTGTCAATTTTTGTTCCTCTGATGTCTAGTGTTCCTCCTACTTTTAAACCAGGAGGTAAAGTTAAATCAGGGTTATTAGAAATGTTGAAGTCACCTGTTATAGTTAAATTGCTAGGAAGTGTTTTAACACCTGTTGATGAAATGTTAGCATTACCTTGAATAGTAGGTCTAGCGGTTTCAGGAATATTAATGTTTCCTAAAATTCTAATCATTAGCCAGTTTTTGTAAGCTTCTCCAGGTAAAGTTTCTTTACTAAGAAGACTATTACCTTCATTGTCTTTTTTATTTGCTAAAAATTTCATTAAAGAAATGTAAGGGAATTTTAACGCTTGTTTAGCTCCAGCTTCTGTACCATCACTAGTTTTCAATAAACCTGTGTTAGAATCGTAATAAACTAAATTGTTACTTTGATCAGCTCCTGTTTTGGCATCTATGTAATATGCAGGTCCCACTTTATAAATAGGGAAACCATCAACTACGTCTTCTTTAAATTTACTTAAGTCTAAGTCAAAAGCCATTGATTTGGAAGGTATTCTACCTTCTTTATCTAATAAGAATTGTAAAAATTCTTTTTGAACAGGACTATTATAAGATCTAATTTCTGAATCAGATTCATCTTTTAACTGACCTGACTCATAGTGTAATTGATATTGTCTTCTTGTATTCCAGTTTTTAAATAAGTAGTAAGGACCATTAGATAAGTAACTATTGAACATACCTGTGTTTCTAGTACACCAAGTTACTCTATATCCTGATTTAGGTGCTTCTTCTTTTTCTTTACTAGGAGTAAATCGTTGTTCTTGGTCTCCACATCCTGTTATTTCTAAGTATTTTCTATAACAAGCCTCGTCTCCTTTACATTTTTGTGGAACTTTATAAACTGTAAAACCTGAAGGTGTTTGTCCTAAAATAGTAATAGGAGCAATAAAAGCTCCTCTAAGTTTTTCAGGTCCAGCTTGAACTTCTTCAGCACCACCTTCAATTTTTGCTTTGGCAACACCTATAATGTTTTCAAAGTCTCTTAAAGTCTTATAAAGGTTAATGTCTGGTTGAAAACCATCTACATTTAATTTTTTAATTCTTTGTTTGTTTTTATCAAAGAATGGCAACAATAATTTTACTTCTTCATTGTGACCATCATCAAAGAATCTTTTTCTTTCAGTACGATCTAACTTTACATAGCGAGGTATTAACCAGTTTAAGTAAGTTCCGTTAGGTGTTTCATCAATGTCTACTAATGCTTTAAACTCTTTTTCACTGATTTTATTTGGATCCATAGAACCCATTCCCTTAGGAGCGTCTTTGTCCACTTGTTGAACAAACTTAGTTTTTAACGCTGCTTCTTTTTCAGCCGATAACGCTTCTGCAAGTAAGTCTAGTAATCGCATATAGTATAAATATGTTTTTAAGAATTTAAATCATTTATTAAAGTTTGCATTTCTTTATCCGCAGGTCCACCATAACTAAAAGTGTATGTTCCTTTTAAAAATTCACTATAATAATATTGTTAATACCTGGAAGTTGATTTTCTAACTCTTCTTTATCAAATTTTTTAGAATTTAAAACTAAATTTCCATTAACTATTAAATCATCAGGAAAAGATGTGAGATTTTTACAATTAAGAAGATCTAAATCTCCTCTCACTATTAGTCCTTTTGGAAGAGAATTAATTTTAGTGTTAGATAAACTCAAATAACCATCAATTTCTAAATAATCAGGAAGAATAGTTACATTACTTCTAGATAGATCTAAATACCCATCAATGTATTCTACATTTGCTAGTAATTCATTAACATTTGGTGCTTTAGTCAATTTATACCCAGAACTAAATTCTGAATTTCCTTTTTTATAAGGTTTTAATTGAGAATTTTCTTCATTTAAACGAGATTGGAAAGTGATTTTATTCTCTACTAAGAATTTTTTTAGGTCAAAATTGTCCATATCTTTTTATTTGTTATAAATATGTTATTTTTTATATTTCCAGAGATAGCCACCAGCTTGTTTTTGTTTACCTGCTAAGCATCCTGCTATATCTCCTTTTCCTAACCACTTTTCAGCTTCTTTTCTACTAGGCCAATCTTGAATAAAGTTACCTTCTAAATCATACTGAGTGATTGGTTTATTATTTCTTGTTTTTCCTATGCTTTTATTAAGTCTTTTTTGTATATGTTCTTGAGATTGAGGTCCTTTTGGTTTTCTCATTTTTTGTTTAGTTTCTTCAGTTCTTGGTTGACCCTTAGGATAGCCATTTTTTCCAATCATATTTTTTCTATTTTCTTCAGTTCTTGGTTGACCTTTAGGATAGCCATTAGTTCCAGTTTTACTAATACTCTGTTTTATAGCCATTGTATTTTTTTCTTCTTCACTTCTTTCATCCCACATTTGTTTAGCTTGTAAACTTTTATTATGTTTTTGTTCTTCAGTCCAACTTTCCATTCCTCCCCCTCCTTCTTTTCTTGGATTTACAACATCAAAACCCCAACCAATAAAACTTTGTATCCACATTGTTTCTATTGGTCTCCATTTTTTTCTATCTAAAGAATCTACTTGGTCAATAATAATATAATCCTCACTACCATAAGTTCTTTTATGGTCATTTTTTCTTTTGTTAGGATTTTTAGTTTTTCCTATATAAACTTTATTAGAATCTCCATAACAGTTTTCAACTAAATAAATGTAAGTCATTCACATATAAATATTTAAAAGTTAAAAAATTTTGAAACATTCTCATTGAGTGAAGGGAACTGATTAGGTCCATAGATATCTTCATAAATGCCTTGAAGTTTATTTAGTAAGACGTTGTTGAATCCACTATCTGTATCAGCATATTTGTCTAAGAACTCTAATATAAATGGAGGTGAATCATTAGTAAATGCAAGAACTTCAATACCATATGGGTTTTTCTTTAAGGGGATAAACTTGATTTTGCTTCCCTCAGTAATAAGGGGATATTCTTTGTCTAAACCTTTAAACTTGATTAGATCATTTGTGTAAATAGCACTCTTTGTGTTAATAGGACACTTGTTTCCTAATTTACTAAAAATTTGACCTGCTGCTGGAGGAGATGCTATATAGCTTTTTATTTGTTTTACTCCTGTTGGTTTAGCTAACTTTGAATAGTGAGTTAATTTTACTTCTTTTCTAAAGTCTTGAATCTTCTTATCGATTTCTTTTTTAGGCTTACCATACATAATGTCCATTAATAATCCTTTACCAAAAGTAGCATACATTGGAGTCATGTTACTTTTCATAATGTCCATTCCTTTAATGTCTAATTCTTCAGTTGGAACACCTTCTTTATTTACAATAAATTGAGCATATCTTCTTTTACCAGCAAAATAACCTCGTTCAAGAATAACTTCTTGTTTCAACTCAAAATATTCGTTGTCACAGTTGAACTGTGTTTTACATAAGTTTTGTAAAAATGGTTTTGTTTTTTCTTGATATTCAGCTGTGATTTCTAATGCTACAGGAACTACTTGTTCTCTTGATTTAATGTCTACTGTTGGATTTCTGTGAGCAATCAAGTCTTTCATTTCAAAAAATAATGAGTCTGTGTCAGCAGTAACAACATAATCTTTATTAGTACCTAACTCTTGATTGATTTCTTTATTTACAAACTTAATTGATTCTTGGTCTAATCGTTGACCAGTTAAAGTAATAGCTTTACTAATAAACAAGTTACCATCACTGTATCTCCAACCATTTTGAGCATAACAACCATACAAGTCATTAAGTTTAATCTTCATTGCGTGTTGTCTTTTATTGTAAAATTCACCAAGTTCAGGATCTTTTAATACTTTGTAAGCTTCCTTCATTTTGTTTTTGTAAGCTTTACGTTTGTCGAACCAATCATTTAAAACGTCTGCTACAATACTATTTTTGTCTGTTCTAAACACAGTACCATTAGCAGCAATAATCATTTTCTTTGATTCAATAAACTCAATAAATACACTAACTATCATTTCTATTTCTTGAACCTTACGGTCTGCTGTTACTCTTTCAAGATAAAGTGTTTGGTGTGGTGGAAGTTGTTTTAAGTCTTCTAAACCCCACTGATTATCGTATTTGTCTCTGTTTTTAATTCTACAAACTAAAGTTTCAATTCCCATATTTAAGTTACGAATAATTGAAGGATACAAAGAAGTAAAATCTAAGTCACTAACCCACTCATATAAGCCTGGAACTGGGTCCTTTAAATAACCACCGGCATATTCTTCATTTGCACCTTTTAATGCGGGATTCATTGTAGTCGGCTTATTCGGTGAAACAATATCTTTACGGCGCAAATATGTGAGAATAGCGCCCTCATTTAATGCAGTTGAATAATATATGTTCTCGTAAGATGTATGACACAAGTGACAAATATTTTTTGTTAATTCAATAAACTGAAGCTTGTTGTCTAGAGCAATTAAAATTTCAACGTCTCGTAAGTTATATTCAATAAATTTATTTACATCTTCTTGAAATAACCTGTCTAATGATCCTTCATATTCAATCTTACCTAACTTTACATATTTTTCACCAATAGCAGCAAGTGCATAACTTGGTTCTTGAGACATAATAAACTTCTTATGAAGCAACATATAGTCAAGATGATTGATTCCACTGATTTTAATTGTTTCTTCATCACCGTATCCTGTTGGTTTACAACGTTTTAGTGGACTCAATCTATTAGCGTGATCATTTCCCAACACATTACACATTCTGTAATACAAGTAAGGAATATCGAAAAACTCACTATTCCATCCACTTATGATTGTTGGATCACATTCTTCCCATTTACTTAAGAATCCTTTTAATAAGTCTTTTTCTGTACTATAAGGAATAATTTCTTTACCTTCTTCTTCTACTCTGTTGAGTTGTTTTTTTTCGTCAAGAATTAAACAGTAGTATTTTTTTAAAGTTGAATCATAAAGAGCAATTGAAGTAATTTTCATTGGTGCTCTCTTAATGTATTCTATTGTCAATGCTCCACCAATTTCACACTCAATGTCTAAAAATACTACATTGTGCCATTTTGGTGTGTCATCACTTTCTTTATAAATGTCTACTAAAGCATTAGTTTCTGTTGGAATATCTATTTCATAAAATTTAGTTGGTTGGGTCTTGTCCATTTCGTGAGTTGGACTTACTCTTTTACCATCTAAAGTAAAAAATTCCCCATTATCATCTAACTTGTAATATGTTGGTTTGTAGTCTATTTCTTGCCATCCTAACTCATCATCTCTAATAATAACCTTTTTTGTATAATAATTATAATCTATAACTTGGTACATATTAATAATATAAAAAAAGGCTTGGTAAATACCAAGCCCTTTTACTTTTATATTTTTTAAAATTAACCTTTAAATACCATTAAATATTTTGAACCACTTGCTGAACCTGCACCACTTCCAGATAACCATAAAGAGCCTGTTACTAAAGGTTCTGTGGTAGGTAATCCTACTAACCTAATTGGAGATCCTGTTACAAAAAGTGAACCAGAAATAATAACAGTTTGAACTAAAGGACTAACAGATGAAGCTGTTTGAGCTGTTGCTACATAAGAAGCTGTATTTGCTGTTACTACATAAGAAGCAGTACTAGCATTAGTAGCCCAAGAAGCAGTGCCAAATAAAGATCCAGTAACATTTCCTGTAATAGTACCTGCTCCAATTGTTAATCCACCATTTAATGTAACGGTTCCTGCTGCAGTTAAATTAGTTACGTTTAATGTACTAACAGTAGCTGTACCAATGTTAGAACTTGAAATACTTGCTGACCAAAATGATTGTGAAGTTCCAGACATATACACGTTACTTGATCCTGTGTATGCTGCTTCTTTAATTACATTAATAACACTGTCAATTGAGGCAGTTAAGTTACCAAAGTTAGTGTCCATTTGGGTATAGGTTAACGCTGAACCAGTAGATAACCTAGACGTGATTGTTGGGTTCGATGGAAAAGTAGGCATTTTATTAAATTTTTATCAGTAATAAATATGTAATATTTTTTAAAAAATGAAAGAATTATTTAATTTGGGTTACTGTGGCAATAATAGAAGGTACTCCAACGTTTCCATTTCCTCCTGATCCTGGGGTTGGTGCTTCAGTTAATGCCTGTACGTTGCCTCCATTAGCATACATAAACAATTCTAAATAATCTCCAGCTGTTAAATTAACTACAAAATTCCAAGCAGCAACGTGTTTATCGTTAGCATTTTGTAAATATACACCAGTGTTGGTATAAGTTTGATTTACTCCATTCTTAGCTATCCATAAATAAGCTGTACGTGATCCTCCACCTGAAGCTGCTACTTGAACCGAGAATTGAAAATTATACGTTCCTGTTCTAGTTACAGTCATCCTAGAATTGTTAGGTGCAATACCTAAAGTAACTCCATCTGTAATATCAGTGGTATTAAAAGTTAATGATCCAGAAGTATTTTGAGCAATTGTTTGAGTAGTTCTATCAGAAAATGCCCCAACAGACAAATTTGAAACTCCGTTGCTTGCATAAGAAGCTGTTATAGCATAACTAGCTGATGTGGCATATGATGCAGTTCCATTTAAACTACCAGATAATGATCCTGTAATTGATGTAAATACTCCTTTTGAAGCAGATAATGTCAAACTAATTCCATGTAATATATTTGTTGATGGGTTGTAGTAAGGACCATTAGAATCATCTGCTGCTAATTGATAATAATTATTTAAAGCACCACTTGAATTTTTAAATACTAAATTATAATCGGTATTTGTAGAACTATTTTGAGCTACATAAATGTAACTAGCAGAAGTTGAAGCAGAAGCATAACTAGCTGAAATTGAACTAGTAGTAACATAAATAGAAGATGTAATAGCATTAGCTGCCCAAGAAGCTGTTCCTAAAAATCCAACTCCAGGATAACTTGATATTACTTGGCCACTAAAATTAGCCATACTACCTGTTAAACTTCCAGAAATTCCTACATTAGACGTAAATGTTTGTGGTTGAGTGAAAGTATTAGTTGAACCTGTGTAAGCAGCTCCTTTAATTACTTCTATAGTTTGATAACTGGCTGAGTTTAAACCATACCAGTTGTAGTCCATATTGCTGAAGGTTAATTGTCCATCAGAACCACTACCGGGTGCGTTAAAGCCATTATACCAAGGACTTATTTCTTGTCTAAAAAGTAAACTTGCTGTATTTGGGAAAGAAACTGACATAATATAGTATAAATATTACACTATTAGTAGTTTCTCTACTTCTTTTATAGCTTGTTGTTTTGTTGTTTTAATTATTGTTTCTTCAATAATACCTGTGGCAATACAAAACTCATAAAATTCATCTACTTGTTCTTCATTAATATTAATATTATTAATTTTTATTAAAGATAATATTTGATTTTTATGAGGTATTGTGCTTCCTTTTTTACGATTATTATAAACAAAATTTAATAGCTTATATCTAGTTTCTATTGAAGGCTTATCATGTAAAAGATACTTCATTTCCATGTAACTACCTATAATAAAATATCCGTGAAAACCAACACCAATTAAAATAATAAATTCTAAGAAAAATGTCATAAACACAAAAGCCATATCATTTTCTTTATTTTTACTTAACTGAGTGTCTTGTTTAGCTCCTAATTTAATTTGGAGTGAGCTATCAACTAATTTTATTTTTTGGTCTCTTTCGTTTTCTAATTGTTTAATTTGTAATTCATATTTACTAATAAGTTTTCTCTGTGCTCTATTATAAGTACCATTAGTGTCTGATTTTGTTAAAACCTTATCTAACTGTGATTGGTAAACCACTATTTTTTTATTGTATGGTTGAGCGATTGAGTCTAATGTTAATGACTGTTTAGTTTCAGTAGTAGATGTGATTGATTCTGTATTATCTATCAATCGATGAGCTCCATTTAAACTTAAATAAAAACTACCTGCTATTAAACCTATACAAACTAAAGCACCTAAAAATGTATTTACGGTTGGTTTTTTAGCTTTTAATACAGCAATTACTAACTGTTCTAAAGCATATCGTTTAAACAATTCATATCCTGTTAAAAATAAAGCAACAAAAATTCCAAAGAATAAAGTTTGATTTGAAAACAATGGAGGAATTGAATCTGTTACATTCTTGATAAAGAAAAATCCAAATAAAATAAGAAAAATATTGCCTAAGAAGCTAAAATAATACAATACCTCTTTTAAGGTATTAAAACTACTTTGAAAGGGTTGAATTTCTAGTTGATTTTTAAGTTTAAAGTATTTACTTAACTTCATTTAAATTTGAATTTTTTATTTAGGTTCTTTTTTCTACGTGTGCACCCACAATCACGTTTTAAAATCTTAGTAAAAAACCAGTTTGTTAGAAGGTCTAGTTTAGTGTAAAAAGTAATCATAGCAATAAAATCACCTAAACCTTCTAACTTTTGACCTGGTTTGTACCGTTCCATTTTGTGATAAATATCAATAATTTGTCACTCCTTGGAACTGACCGTTGTACAGCTCATCTGGGATTGGGTTTTTGATCATATAAAATTGACCAACTCGAGCGTTTTGTTCGATAAGAATCATGTCTGAATCTACGAACATGGTAGTTCCCATTACATCGGTTTCGAATCCTGGGTCCCAGATGGGGCTATTGATTTTGGCTCCACCTCGATAAATCGAGGAACGAGATGTAATAAATCCAGTAGCATTTTCTGGAATTTTTACTCCCTCGTTAAAAGTAAGGGCATAAACACCTTTGGGGAGGCGATAAAAATCCTTACCATCAATTTTAGTTGTTTTTACTTCTTCAAAGTTATTAGGGTCTACAACAGTTTTGTCTTTGTAAACTACAACTCCTCCAAAGATTCGCTCAACTTTAGCGACTGACAAATCTACACCTACCTGATTAATTTTGTGATAATCAGTTGTCAGTTTTAGGTGTGGTTCTATTTGTTTTCCTGTAAGCAACATATTCTTAGATTTGGTGTCCTCCGTTATTGATTTTAATTGAATCGAAGAACTCTTTACGTGCTTGATTAGCATTATCCATAAACACTCCACTTGCTTTAGTAGTAACCATAGAAGCACCTTGGTGTTTAACACCTCTACATGATACACAGTTGTGGCTCGCAACAATTGTTACAATAACACCACGATTACCTTCACAAATTTTGTCTACTGCTTGGTGAATTGCTGCAGTAAGTTGTTCTTGAATAGCACCTCTACGTCCGAAATGTTCTACAATGCGGTTCAATTTACTCAAACCAATAACACTTCCACCTTCACCTACTACATAACCAATATGAACTACACCTCCAATTGTTTGGTGGTGATGTGAACACATTGAAGTAAGAGGAATGTTACGTTCAATAACAATACCATCATAACCATCACTAGGAAAAGCTGTAATATCTGTCATGCTATCGTAACGTCCTTTCCACAAGTCAAACACGTAAGCTTTAGCTACACGACGAGGTGTGTCTTGTGAGTTTGGATCATTACGCCAATCACATTTTAAAGCATCAAGAAATTTACCATATGCTTCTGCTGCTTCATCTACCATTGACCATTTTTCTTTTTCGGTAAATGGATAACCTGGGGCAACTCCATTGGCATAACCCATTTTTACAACTTCTAAATTTAATCGTAAACCTTCTTTATTTATCATTGTCTTTATTTTTTTCTTCTAATTTTATAAATTGTTTAGCGGTTGCAGAAGCAACTACTGCTATCTGTAACCAAACTGCTTTTATTTCATCTTGTAACTTATTAATAGTATAATGAAGATAAGCTATTGAACCAAGTAAAATAATTCCTATTAATACTAAAATTTCTTCTGTCATAATTTTGATTCTGGGGTTTTAAACATTCTTTTTACTTGTTCTGAAATTGGAATAGGCATACCTTCCTCATCTACTCTTACAAATGTCATATTGGTTGCAAGTAATACACTTTCATCTCCTCTAAATACGTTATATGCTCTTGCTTCAACATTAAATGTTGCTGATGTATTTCCTATTTTTATCATTTTAGCATAAATTTTTACTAATTGTTTTTCTTTAGCAGGTTTTTTAAATACACATTGATCAAGAGCAATTGTAATCATATTTTGTGATCTGCAATTTTCCATTGCGTAAGCGGCTAAAGCGGCATCTACCCAGCTAAGCAATTTGCCGCCGAATAGATTGCCGTGAAAGCCTAAATCTGATTTTTTAACTGGGTGTGTTACAAGTAAGTCCATCAGACAGCACGCTTTTGATCATAGGCAATGATGTGATCACGACCTGTCCAATTATATCCTTCTCTCATACACATTTCAATTGAAATAGGATACATTTCAATTAATGTTTCTCTTGTATCACCAGCAGGCATAACCCAAGTTTTTGACTTTGGAATTTCTAACGCTAATCTGAATTTTTCAATTTCTTTCAAATTTTCTTCAGTACCATCCCAAACTGGTTTAAAATGGTAATCACTATGATAGTCAATCATTTGTTTAATTGCTACGTAATCTAACCTGTGTTTATTGTGTTGATCAATCATTTTTTGATCTACTAATTTTCCCATAGGCGTTTCAACTCCAATTTTAGGAACACTATTACTAAATTTAGGACTTAAACTAATCAAACCAATAGGATAATCAGTTGCTACAAAGTGACTACCTTCAGTTTCAATAGTAATAAAAATACCTCTTTCATTAGCAAAATGTGTAAGTTCGTTACACAAATCAGGTTGCATAGTAGGTGAACCACCAGTCAACATCATTTCTTTAATGTGTGGATTTTCATCATACATTTTAATAATGTCATTGAAACAATAAATACCTTTTTCAGGGTGAATACTTGTGTACCAAGAATCACACCATCCACCTTCACCAAACCAACATCTGTGAGTGCAGCCTGTTGTGCGAATAGCAATTGTTGGTCTTCCTTGTCTACTACCCTCGCTTTGAACGCAAGGATAAATTTCTAACAAAGGTAATTTTTTACTATAATCAGTAATACGTCCTGGTTTTTTAAAATCTGTTGCCATTAAAATTCGTAATTTGAGTTTGATTTGTATTCAAGTGATTGGTAATCTTTTTCTTCAAAGCTAGCTGAGTTACGTTCGTGTTCGTAAACTTCTACTTTACTTGCTTTTACTCGACCACCTGTTTCTTCTCTTAAGAATCTATTGATTTTGTAATACAAGAATTCAGCAAATCGTTCACAACCTACAGCAGGAACAATACGCAATTGAATTACTCCATCTTCATCCATTTTTTTAAATGTTTCCATGTATGGATCATCCATAGCTACAATTGTTGTGTGATCTAGCAACCAAGCAAAGTAATCTTTAGGCATTAATCCATCAATAGTATGAGTTGCTCGTTTCATTCCACCAAAATCCCAAACCCAGTTTCTATGATCTAATTCACCTTCAAACCATACTCTAAAACTAACTGCATATCCATGCAAGAACCTACAATGAGTTCCTTCTGCTTTCCATTGACGGAAACAAGCTGAGTATCCATCAAATAATTTCGTTGATTTAAATATTTTCATGTTAATAATATAATAAAAATTTTATTAAAGCCCAAAAGCTTCAATTGTGTATTTAAATGGATTACCTTCAATATTTTTTACTAAGTCTAACATTTGTTGTGCTAATTCTCTTACTTCAACTTGAGCATGTTCGCTGTTTCTTAATTGTTGAAAGTGCGCGAAACTACGCCAGTTAAACATTACATCCATAGTAATTTGACTATTGAATGTTTTGAAAAAACGGGCAGATTCTTTCGCGCGCTTCCTACCTAATATAGGTGTAAGTTCTTCTAACGCTTGATGGTAATATTGATTTGCTTGTTCTGTAAATGATATTAGCTTGTCAATCCAATCTTGTGGCCAGTCTTGTGGAATAAAAGTTTTATCTTCTTTTAGTTCTTTATATCGAGCACTTTCACCATTAATTGATACTCCAATTCTGTGTTTTAACAAATGAATGTGAGTTGCTTGATCTACATTTACTAAAAAATGTAAGCTACTTTTTTCAAAGGGGGTGTGATGTCCTTCTGTTGCTAACATTGTTAATAACTTAGGAATACGGTCAATTTTTTCTTGTGATAAGTTTCGTGATGTTGAAGTCCACGCACTGCTAGCGTGGACTGAGTCATCACCATAATATCCTAATAATTCTACTTGGTTCATTTGTAATAAATTGCTTTTTGATGTCTATTTCCTCCATTTTCGTCATCCATACCGTAGCCTATGTACCAATAATCTTCATTAGAAACAGTCATGACACACATTTCGTCTTTGTATTTTTCGTTGTATTTTTTTAAAGCAAAAATACCTTCTACTGATTTTGCACCTTTATATTCATAATGAACTTTTAAGTACTCATAAGTAATACCTGTATCTAAAATATCATCAATTAAATACACATGACGATCTTTTACGTCTACTCTACTGTCTAACAACATTTTAAAGCCTGTGTTTTCTGTGCCTGTATAAGATTTACAGTTTACAAAATCACAAATTATATTCATGTTTTGAAGTTCTTCAAGTAAATCAGTATAAAACATAAATCCACCTCTCATTACTCCAATCATTATTAGAGGCTCTTGAGTAGAGTGACGAGTCATAAGCTTTTCAGCTATCTTCATCACTCCCGCTCGTATTTGGTAAGGGGTAAGTAAAGTTTTCATACTAATTCTTCCCAAATTCCAATTGCTTCGCTTGCAATTAGAGTAAGTGCTGCTACTTCAACATCCCAGAACAAAAAGATATAACCTAATATTCTGACTGCTGATTTAATAAAACTAATTTGTTGATGTTTAATTGGATCTGGATGTTTCATGTTCTTCTAATATTTGTTTTACGTATTCTACAACATAGTCCCAACCTACAGGGCCAAATTCATCTGCATAATTAACAGGATCTCTACGACCTAACTTCATAAAAGCTTCAACACGTTCTACTGATGAAGCAGACTTATAATCGCTAAACCATTCTGTAGATGACAAAGTTTCACCACTCTTATCTTCCCAATAAATTGTATGTTGAATAGGCTTGTAAGATGTGTTTGTTCTTGAGTACACTTTATCAAAATTCAAGTGTAAAAATTCACAGCACCTCAAACCATCTTTTAAAATACCAGCTTTATCATCATTAAGATAAGGAGTATAATACTTGACACGATTAGCATCCCAGTTACCAGCACAAAAAGCATCGTAATCAATATCTCGAAACTCCTGACGACAGTCCGGATAAATGGCATGATCCCCTGCATGGATGCCCATAGCGATTTCAACTTCTGTATTTTTTTCATTTGCTATACTTAATGCTACTGATTGGATAATTGAACTAAAAATTTTGTTTCTGTTAGGTACTACTGTTGCTTTCATGTTTTCTTCAGCATAGTGACCTTCAGGAACTTCTGCTCCTCCGGTTACAAGTGCTGAACTAATTAATTGGCTTAAACCATCAAGTTTAATTACTTGATATTTAACTTTTGGATAATAGTACTCATCTTCATATCGAGAATGAGAATTAATGTAGTTGACTAGTGCTTGAGCACGTTCAAGTTCAACTCTATGTTTTTGTCCATAATCAAAAGACAGTGCTGTTACTTCATAGCTCTCGGCAAGTAGATGGAGTAACAATGTGGAGCTGTCCATTCCTCCACTTAGTGATAAAACTGCTTGTTTATTCATTATAATCTTATTGTTCTTAATGTTTTAATAATAATATCTTCAGGTTCCAATTCACTTACTTCTGGATCTTTACTAGCGGCATAATCAATGCTTCCTTGTGTTTTTGTTTCAACCCAAAATACTTTTACCATTTTACTTTTAATGATTGATCCTTCGTCGTTTCTTATAACTTTGATTACTGCTACTTCATGCTGGAATGTTTTTCCTTCTGATTCACTGTAGTCATGAGTTAGTGGAATATCTGTAAATTTTACTTTTGCTGGTTCAGGTTGAATATAACTTGAGGTACCTGGTGTTGATTGCCAGGGATTTATTTGTGTTAATGAATTGCCATTTATCCAACAAGCACCTGTTGTTGTAATACCAATGTTTCCTCCTGTTGTAGTAATTTGTCCTATTGGTGGATTTGGTGTTGTTAATGATGTTGCCATTTTAAATTCGATTTGCTTTACTTAAAAGACTAAAATACATGTGAACTATTTTACCTTTACCTGGTGAAGGTTCTGTTGAGCGTCCTAAAAACTCATTCATAAGATTTTCAAAACTAGACATTTGATCTTTATTAGTATAATCAACATTTTCTAACATTCCAAGTGCTAGTTTTCTACTTTCTACATCTGGTGATATCAACATTGACATCAAGGTGTCCCACATGTCTTCATCAAAGATTGTTCTGTTCTCCATCGTTAAAATACTTGTCTAAAAAACTTTTTGGGTACATCATAATTTTTCCCTTGTATTTAGGGTTACTAACTTCTTTCATTACAACTGGTATTTTATTTGTTTTAGCAAGGTTATTTACTGCTGCTCCAAGTTCTCTGCCAGCTGCTTTTCCTAAATAATCGTATAGACTTAACATTTCTTCCATACACATAGTGTAAAAAAAGGGTTGGTAAAAACCAACCCCTTTAAGTCGAACCAAAGTTAATTTAGAAACCTTTAGTAGCTGTACCTGCTTCAATAGCTGCTAATGCTTTAGCTTCAGACAAAATAGTTGACATTTTGTTTCCGCTTGCATTTACACCTTTAGCAATGTATCCACCACGCTTGGTTTTTTCAATTGTAACTTCTGTGAAGGGAACATCCTTTTGTTTAGCCTTCAAATCATATGCTGTAAGAATCATATTCTAAGATAAAAATTGTTTAAATGTGTTAATATTTTTTTCTGCTAACCAGAGTTTTCCTCTGTCTGTGCTAGTAAATATATCTTCTACTTTTACTTTTGGTTTAGTAAGAATATTTCTGTGTTTTTCGTAATCAATTCCTTCAAATGCACATGTTATTGGGTTTGATGTATCACAAGTTTTTATTTCAGGAAAAATTACACTAGGATAATATTTAAATTCTTCTGCTTGGTTACAACCCAACAAATGATGATGAACGTCTTTATCTAATTTACCTGTTTCTTTTAAGTAACTAATAAATTCTAATCGACCTAATGTTTTTCTAGTTTCAAAATGTGCGTGAGTTGAAAAGTCATCATAAAATTGACCTAAATGATTAAAACCTATGTATTTTATTTCGTCTTTTGACAAAGTTTCATATAAATCTTCAGCTTCAAACATGTCTTTAGCTTGGAGTACAACCATAATTTTATTTGGATCAACTTTTGTTTTCCACTTTTGGTAGTTATCAAACGTAATATCACTGTCATTCCAACTATCAGGTGTAATAAAAATATCGGGTTGAATCGTTTCATAATAATACAACAATGTTGATTCATCTTTTAGATCATTTTCAAAAAGACCATTGTCCATAATAATAAATCTACCCTTTTTTCTTGCCTCAATAAAATGATTTAAATACTGTTCGTTTGTAGCGAATGTAGGTAAAAAATAATCGTAATCATTAAATTCAAAACTTTTTTCTAGCATAGCTAGAGGTACTTCGTGAGAAACTTTAATCATAACTATATTATAATAAAATTTATTTAAGTATCCAATTAACTAAAAATGTAAGAAGGAGCATTAGCTGAACCTGAGTATACTATAGCTATACCTGATGATTGAGTTACTTGAGTAATGTTCCCATAAACCCCTACTCCCGCAGTATAAGTGACAGATCCAAGAGAACCACTTAAATTACTAACTTTAACGTTTGCTACAGTAGCTGTTATTGGATAATACCAAAAACAGTCAACAGATGCTGACACAGACCCACTTAAAATTGCTCCACCACCTAAACCATAGGGATGTTTTGAAATATCTATTTGTGATTGCATTTTAATTATTATTTAATATAAATATGAAAGGGAGCCAAACAATTGACTCCCCTTCTACATGGGTGCAAGGTATTTATCGGTGTAATGTATTTTTTATAGTTCCCCAAGACACATTATATTCTTTACTCAAATCACAAATACGATATCCTTGATCATATTTATGTTTTATTTCATTAGATTGAATATCTGATAGCATTTTATTGCGATTCCATTTATTTACTCTAGGTTTTCTCATTTTTTGTTTTTGTTCTTCGGTATACGTAAAATCTTTTGGCATTCCTGCTGCCCATGGAGCCTTTCTTCCTTTATATTTTTGTGATTGTTTTATTTTTGATTCTTCTTTCCATTCACTACTTCCTCCCCCGCCATTTGGGTTTGGATTTACTATTTCAAAACCCCATTGTCTAAACTGTTCAATCCAATATTTTTCTAGGGGTGTCCAATCTTCCTTTTTTATAGAGTTGATTTCATCAATAATAGTATAAGTAATGTGACCACCGTATGTTTTACGGTGATCACTTACTCGTTTTGTAGGATTTTTTGTTTTACCTACATAAACTTTATTACTTTCTATTTCAACTAAATAAATATAAGTCATTATACTACTTCGCAGGCCCCACCACTACAAGCTTGCTGATCAACCAAACTTGTATTGTCACTCATTTCAACAACATTTCTTAAATCAATTGTGTGAAGATTTACTGATAATTTTTCAAATTGTTCTTCGGTAATTGATTCAAAAGGAGCTTGTTTGTAAGTTCCTAAGTCTTCAGGTAAGAATGACATAGCATTGTATGTATCTCTGTTATTCCATACCCATTGTCCTACTTGAGCCCACTCACCTTGTTTTACGTTGATTGTACAAGATACGTTATTGTAATTTTCTCCTTTTCTGTGTCCTGCTCTTACCCATTCTAAATTAAATCGTTTTGTTCTTTCCAACAAATCAAATGTAGATTCAGCTCTTGTAATAGCACTTTCTGGAGAAGATTGAGGCACTGAAATGACAGCTTGTTGAGTAGGTTTAAAAATATCATCTTCTACCAATTCTGGATGATAGATACTTAAATAAGTGTAAATTGCTTCGTTTTTACCAACTCTAATACGACGAATATAATGATTATCGTGCCAAGCATGAATGCCACTTGAACAACCCAACACTAAACTACTAGTTCCACTAGGTTTTACTGTAGTAACACGAGCAGCTTTGTTAACATTAATTAATTTAGCTATTCTTTCATTTTCGTCTTTAGCAGCTTTTGCTCCTTGTTTCAAGTTAATTTTATCTAACTTTCCACTAGCAATACCTGTAATTCCTACTCCCAATAAAGCATCACGTTCTGTTGTTTTTTTCCAAATGTCACGTAAATAATGGAAATCAGTGTAACTAGCTTGTAATGTACCAATAAATGCAGCTGCTTTACTACGAGCATTAAAGTCGTCTTGGTCAACTACATCTGTAGCGTTAATTTCACACAAGTTACAGAATTGATAAGGTCTCAAAGCAATTTCAGCACATGGGTTAGTTCCATAATCTTTATCGTTTGAAAATAAAAATCCTGGTTCACCAGCGTTACTTGCTTCTACTTTTTCCCACAATTTCATAAATTCGTCTTCTGTGATTTTATGACGCATAACTACGGCTGAGTTATTAGCTCTACCACGTTGTGGACTGTTTTCCCACCAATTTCCAAATTTACATGTCAACATTTCTTCATCGTCAAAATCAAACAATGAAATCAATGCTGCTCTACGAATACCTCCTGACAATACAGCATCAGCTAAATGACAAAGAATATCGTGACATTCCAAAGGTGTCAATTTTTCACCTGATTGTTTGCGATCAAGGATTAATTGTACTTGAAACAATACTTCTTTTAAAGGTTCTGGTCCTGGTGCTTTACCTCCGGCGGTAACCAACTGTTCTCCTTTAGGACGAATGTCTCTAAAGTCAAAACGAGGACGAGCACCACCTTTTAAATAAGCTTTCATTAACATGTGAACAGCGTCTGCCCATCCTTCAATAGAGTCGTTAATTAAATAGCGCTTTTCGCGTGTTGGAATTTTAATTTCGGGCAACTTGTCAACATGATGACTTTGTACCGAAAATCCAACACCACAACCGCTAAGAAGCAAAAACATTGCTTCACTAAAACTTCTAAAATCATCAACAGGTAAGAAGCTACAGTTAAACATCCTTGCGTTGTTGATTTCAGCAGGTTTACCAGCAAATTGTAAACTTCTCATTGAAGGAAGAACCTTTTTTGCGTAAACCATTTTATAGACTTCTTCAATTTCATCTTTTAATTGAGGAAATTTTTGCAAATGCATTGATTTGTTTCGGTCTACTATTTCTTCCCAAGTCTCACGGCGAGACTTTTCGGGAATGTGACGAGCATACTTCATGTATGTTGTAATGTCCGATAATATACTTTGTGATGTGTTCATAATCTTATTTTTGGGTCAATAAATATCTTTAAATTAAATTGAATCTGAGAAGTCTGAAAGTTTATTTCTAAGTTTTTGAATGTCTGAATTGTCCCAGTCACTTGATTTAGTAGACTGGTTAAAAGTTTTGGTTGGTGCAATGTCTACTCCTTCATTGTTATCATCTAAATCAACGTGTCCAGTAGTTGTGTCTACTTTTGCATTGTAAGTAAGACCATCCATTCCATAACGATTTTTCATTACGTGGAGCCTTCCAGTTCCATTTACTTTATCTTCTTTTTTTCTTGATAAAGACAAACAAAAATCTGAAATCATAATTTTGTCATAACTACCTGCTGCTTTGTCACCTTGAATAATATCATCTTGAGCTCCAGCTCTATTTACTTGACTTACACTCCAAATAGGAATATTTAAGTCTCTTGCTAAACCTTTTGTAGCTACATAAACATCATCGATTTCATCTTTTCTGTCAAAGCTTCTTTTTGGAGATCTTAATAAATCAATATAATCAATAATAACTAAGTCTGGTTTTAAGTCCATGTCATTAAGTTTTTGAATGTGGGATTCTAAAGTTTGAATTGTTGCTTTTCCCATACTAAACTCTTTTACTACTAACTTACCTTCCAGTCTATTGATCTCATTTTCAATTTTCTTTCTATGTAAATGAATTTGGTTTACAGGCTCATTAGCAAAAAATGCATCAAATCTCTTACCTACATAAACCTCACCTAATTCTAATGTATAATATACAACATTAAAACCTAATTTTACAGCATGTCCTGCTACAGCTACCATCATCCAACTTTTACCTCCACCAGGATTACCAAATACTAGACCTAAATCTCCACCTCCTAAACCTCCCATAAGAAGTTTATTGATGTCTTCCCAAGGTGTAGGAACGATTTGTCTAGCATCTGGTCTGTATCTGGATTCTACATCTTTACTGTACTCGTGACCGATGTTTTTATCCATTCCTGCTTTCAAAGCACTATCAATTAAAGATCTAATGTCATCATACATTCCTGAATTGAGTAGATCTACACTAGTAAGAAGTGCTTTTTTAAGTTGTTGGTTTTTACAAAAATTACTAAACTCTTCTCTTACATATTCTACATCACTGTTTTCTATTCTGTAAGACTCACGTAATTGTTCAATAACATTAGTTTTTAACAAGTCATTGTCTAACTTTTTTACTTCAATTTGTAAAGCTTCTAAAGTAGGACTTGTATGATAATGATCAAAATACTTTAAAGTTCTTGTTACAATCCATTGTAAAGATGAATTATCAAAATACTCTTCTTGAATTGTATCTCTAATGTTTAGTAAGAACTCTTTATTTGTTAAGAGTTGATTGATTACCTTGAGTTGAAAAGGTAACCCGTATTGCGATAACTTATTGAATGAAACCATAACTTTTTTATATTATAATAATTTATTTTTTAGAAGACATAAGATGAGTAAAAACATTTACTAACCAATTTTCTACATTTGGAATTGAATTACCTAATAAATCTTGTTGATACATTGTAAGAAACTTTGATTTATCCATTGTGTTTTTAGGTTGAGAAATTAAATCTTCTAATTCTAAAATCATCATTTCTGATAGATTTGGATTATGTAGATCCATTAGTCTTTCATTGATTTTTAGTTGATAACTAAACATATCTACACTTTCATACATTGTTCCTTTTGTAGTTTTACTTTTTTCTAAAATATCTTTTAAATTAATTGTTTGTTCTCCTACTAATTCTGGGAAGTTTTTAATGAGTTTTTTAGGGCCTAACTTAGGAACACCAGGAACATTGTCACTTGAATCACCTAATAAGATTTTTACTTGAAGATAGTTTTGAGGTGGAACACCATATTCTTCTTTTACTTTATTAGGATCATAAAACTTCTTTTTAGTAGGTGAGTAAACTGTAATTTTTGGACTTACTAACTGTAAAAAGTCTTGATCTGAAGACATAATTACTACATCGTGAGTAGGTGCAAATTTCGTGGCAAGATAAGCCATTGTATCGTCTGCTTCTGCTCTGTCAATGGCACACATATCTAAAGGAAGACATTGTAAATATTCCACGAGTCTTAACAACTGGTTTTCTATTGATTCTGACTCATCTTCTTGGCTTGAAAATCCATCAAAGTTAGTAATTCGTTTTAGTTTACGGGTTCCTTTATAATCCGGATACAAGTTTTTCTTGTTGAGAGTTGAACCTTCACCTTCAAACGCAATAATAACTCTCGTAGGGTTAGTATGTTTTATAGCATAACCTACTGATTTTAAGAAACCAGTGAGACCTCCAATGTGATTACCTTTAGGATTTATGTGATTAATAATAGCAAATGAACGTAAAAATGTATTCATTGCATCAATAATAAGTACCTTAGGTTGCAAAACAGGACTATTGTCCTGTCTTGCTTTACTAAGTTTATTAATAATCGCTTGAAAATCTGGATCGATATTATTCTCCATCGTTTACGGCTAAAATACCATTTTTACTTTCATCCCACTCAGATAAGTCTTCTTTAATTTCAAAGTCACCTGCTCCTAATATTGTTAGCCACTCGTCTTTGTGTTCTTTTTTATATTGATCTACTGCCTTTGGATCATCATCAATAAAACCATGTACTGTTATTATAGTTGTTCCTTTAGTAGTTACACCAGTAACGTGATTTTTATCACACATAATACGAGTACGTTTAGCAAACTCAACGTCTTTACCATTTTTAGTAGCTTTCAACTTACTTGTTCCACTGTTTGTAACGTTTCCAAATGTTACAATCAAACTTGCGTCAAAAAACATTGTATCACCACCTTTATTTCTCATACGAGGTTGAGACATTGGAGTTTCTGCTGGTGATACCCATATTTTATTTACTACTACCATTGTATTTGTATATGGTGTATTAGATTTTCTTGACAAAATGATTTTTTGGTTAATAAAGTTACCAAACTGTTGACTCATTGCACCAGCATTCCACTGAGGGTTATTTGAGTTTTTTTCAATACTCATTGAACAAGGTATTGAACCAACTGAATCCCATAAAAATAACAAATCATGTGGTAATCTTCCTTTAGCCTGTTCATCTAACAAATCAGCAATAAAACTAGCTACATCTTCAATAGTATTAAGTGAACTTCTGTCTACGTAAATAAAATTACCTGTGTAATCTACAATTTCTCCAGTTTCTTCATCTATTACTTCTTCCATTTGGAAGCCCATTTGACGAGCATGATCCCAATTCCATTTCATTTCAGTAATAATGAACACAGGCAATACACCCATTTTTTGGGCTGATACAGCTGCTTCAATCAATGCTGTTGTTTTACCAGTATCACTATGGCCACGTAACAAGGTTATATGGCCCATAGGAATACCGGGTAATGAAAGAACGTCTTGAAATGCTGCTGAAAGTGGAATCCAACGTTGATCTTTAAATGTTACTTGATTGTTACTCAAGTTTTTTGATTTTTTAAACGATTCAAGGTTAAAGTTTCCTTTGACAGCACCAGAAATAGCTTCTGTTAGTTTTTTCTTAGCCATTTTTTACAGATTAGAAAGGTAAATCGTTGTCTTCATCGTCAAATTTAGATGGAGCTTTAGCGTCAGTAAATAAAGCATCAAACTCATCTTCATTAAACGAAGACTTTTTCTTAACAGGAGTTGCATAACTTGTAACTACTGGGGTTGTTGGTTGCTCAACTTCTTCTGTTTCTGATTCTTCACCATCTGCTTCGGGATTCAACCAAGTCAACAAAATACCTTTCATTTCATCATACTCGTACTTTTTGTACAGAGCTAAAATTTCAGGTTGTTCATTCATCCACGTTTTAGCTTGTGCACTGTTATCACTCAAAGGAGTAATTTTAGTACGAGGACGTACTGTAGATTTATTGTACTTAGTACCAGTTACTTCAGGTCCCACAGTTTCAATAGTCAAATCACGACCTTCATAAATGTCAGAAAAGTCTCCGATGTCTTCGTCAGCAACCATGCTTAACAATTCAAGGTAAGTTTCTTTACCAAATTCCCACAAACGAACACCTTTTTCTTCTTCACCCCTAACAATAACTGGAGCAAATACTCGCATTTTAGGTTCGATTTTCTTAGCTAACTGCCAATTTTCTTTTTCTGATGACTTACGAAGTTGACTTGCAAATTCTACAATAGGATCTTTTTCACCAAAGTTAGTCAAAGCAATCATTGAACGATTAGCTACACCATAGTGAAAATAAACCTCTTTAAAAGGATTTGATTTGTCAAACTTACTAGGAACGACACGAATAATTTGTTTACCTACAGCAGGTTTCCAGAAATTTTTTGCTCTTTCTTCTTTGTTTTGAGAGCCCCCTTTCTTGTTTTGAAGGGAATTCAAGCGATTTTTGATTTGATTAATATCCATAACAATTTTATTATTTCTCTATTAATATAACAAATAAAAGACTAAAAGCCAATTATATATTAATAATCTTGTAAATTTTTGTGTTTAGAATGCGGAGATCAGGACCTTGAGTTAATAATATACTATTTTGATAGTCACTCCAGTTTATTCTAAATTGATTATCTAACATACCATTATTTAGTTCTTTAATTAAAGTATTTAAAGCATTAATAGTATATAAAGTATTTGATTCTTTTTTTCTATGTAACAAAATAGTATTTTCAGGTATTTCGTTAACTGAATTTTCTGTATCTATGTTGTAAGTTATAATATATTCAGTTGTTTGTGGACTTTCTAATACAAACATTTTATCATATAATATAGCGTAACGTGAAGTTATACCAGCAATGGTATCTAATAAACGATTTTGGGCTGTAAACGAACACAGTAACTTATTCTTCATGTCAAATGGAATACTGTTAATAAATATCGAAGAAATATCATAAACCATAGTCTAGTCCTTTCTTCATCTTTGTTGTATAGCCTGTACTTTCTAACAATTCTTTTATTTTAGTTACTGTTTCAATTCCGTCTTCTTTACTAAAGTCTATAAGTATAGAATCATATGTGTAAAGAATTATTTTACTCTTTTTAGTTTCTAAAAAGTCTAATACTTTTCCAACTAATTCTACATTACTTTTAGTTTCTAAACTTTGAATGTAATAATTAAATATTTTAGTTGGACTTAATTCATCAGACTTATGTAAAATTCTACCAGTTGCCAATTTTACTCGGTTTTCTTGATTGTAAATTAACCACATTTTTTTAATTAGTCCATTGACTTGTCCAAAGTATACTTTATTTCTGTGTTCTTCTTTAATTCCTCCATAAAGATTTTTGAACGTAATTTCCTTCGCTTCTTCTTTTGATACTCCAAGTATTTCTGATATATCAGCATAGGGATCACTACTGAATTTAAAATTAAAAAGGGAACCAATAAGGGAAGGATGGTAAGCAGAGAAGTCATATTCTATTAAGTAATCGTTGTTGGGGATAAATACATTTCTCGCGCCGTTTTCTTTGGGAAGTGCGGCGAAATTAATGTTGTTAAATGCGTTGCTCGGTCTTGTAGTAATGTTGTAAAGATTGTACGAAGTATGTATTTTATTTTTATTGATACTGTAGTCTTCAAATGTAGGTTCAAAAAAGTGATTGAATTTAGTTGGACTAATTTTAATGCCTTCTTGTTCAATTCTTTTAAAAACACTAGTATATTCTTTATCAAACCAAACATTTGGTCTGTAATTCATGTGTTGTTTAATTTGATTAAAAACATGGTCCCATTTTTCTAAGTGTTTAGTAACGGGGATTATACTATTGATATTGTTTCTAAAATAGTGTTCTCTGTAAAAATGTGTGTGAGCTGGTGTATCATACTCATCTGCTTTAAAAACTTTATTGGTTTTATTTAAAATGTTGAATTGAATGTCTGTTGTTTCTAAAGTAGAAGGTAAAAAGTAATCGTGAAACTTTTTGTCTAAAACATAAATAAGTTTGTGTTTATTTAAAAAGTCTAACACATCTGACCAGTCTAAATTAAATGTTTCACTGTGATTAATAGGAAAAATGTAGCCTTTACTATTTAAACAGTGATAATAAACAGCTACTATGTTGTTAAATTTAGGATGAAAACAATCATTGCCTGGAATGATTTGAACAAAACAAGAATCTTCACAGTATTCTTGTAGTCTTTCTAATTGTAGTTTTGTTTCAATAATTGCATGCATAACCTTTATTAATAATATAAAAAAAGGCTTGGTAAAAACCAAGCCTCTCTATTATTCTATAATTCCTGCTAATTTTTGTAAGCGCTGAATTTCTTCTTTTGTTATAGTGTATGTTATATTTCCTACATTAGGACTAGTAGTACTTACACTAGGAGAAAGTGACTTACTTGGATTTACTTTTGGGTCTAACACATCTTTAGGATCATCAATAGGAGGATGAGCCATTTTTTCTTGTGAAGACTTATCTTTATTTTGTTTTTCCCATTCAATAAATGTTTTTTGCCATCTGTTTCTTGCTTTAAAGAAAGCTGATTTAATAGCATTTTTATTTTTCTTAAAGTCTTCTGGGAGTAAAGGAACTATTACTCTTACTAACAATTCAGTCCACTCTTTTTCATTATTTACTTTTAATAAAGCTTGTTTTAATGAACTATTTTGATTAATAATTTTCATTAAAAGAGCAATATCGTTTGGAATATTTACTTCTTTAATTAAATTAGAAGTTCTAGTTAATCCTCTATTAATGTTAGATCCTCCACTAGACACTTGGAATTCAGGATTTACAGTTCCTACTAAAGCTAAAAGTAAAGCTTCTAATTCAGTTTCATTATCTATGTTTCCTATTATGTTTTTTAAACTAGTGTCTGTTTTAACTCTATCAGCTACAGATTGTATATCGGGATTATCTGCTTTTTCTCTTCCAGGTTCAGTGCCTGTAGAAGATGGAGTATCTCCTCCTGGCATTTTAGGCAATCCCATGTCTTTTACATAAGTTTGCCAAACTGCTGTTGCTTTTTCAGGAGTACCAGGTACTACTTTAGTTTTTACTACAGTTCCTTGATCAACATCACCTGTTTTATTTGGTTTACCTACTTCTTTAGCAGTGTCAGAGGTAATTTTTACAGTGTGGGTACCTTTTTCAGTTTTAATTTTTACTAAGTCACCTTCTTCTGTTACTTTATATCCTCTTGATTCTGCTTCTTTTTTAATGTCTTCTTTAGCTACTGCTTTAAAACTATTTGCTCTAGCGTCATCTAATTTTTTACCATCTACTGCTTTATTTTCATTATCTGGATCAGAGGGTTGATGGCTATAAGTAGAAGTTGCATTTACTTCTACGTCATTTCCATCATCGACAACGTCTACAACATTATCAGCAAATTGTTTTGTGTCTTGTCTTTCTTGACCCTTAATAGCATATCCTGATGTTTTATATGAAATATGCATAGCCTCTTCTCCATCTCCAGGATCATCTAATGAAGGATTTAGGTTTGTTGCTTTTTGTATATTACCAGCATCATTAAAATCAGCAGTATTTAATTTATCTAATTTATTTTGAGCTTGTTGGACTTGTGTTGTATTTTGTTTAATATTATTATCATTTTTAAAAGCAGTAACAATAGGTCCATATAATGAATTAGCGGCAATTATTAAAGCCAAAGCACCAGTTACAATTCTTTTCCAAAGAGGTGTTTTTACTAATTTATTGTTTGGTGCTAAATTAGCTACTTTATCATCAAATTGATCTTTAGTTAAATTTAAATCAGCTGGGGTGAGTTTTTGAGCTACCTTACCAGCAGCATTTTTTTCTTGGTCAGATAAAGTGTTCCAATAATCTGCTGCTTCTTCTCCTGTGTCTTCTTCAGCTTCATTTAATTGAAATAAAATTTCTTTTAAAGTTAAATGAGATTTTTGCTCTAGAAAAATTTCGAATTTATGTTTATCAGGTGCTAATCCTGCTAAAACTTGCATTCTCTGCGTTTCATTATTTGGTAAAGTACTCATAATAATATAATATAAATATTACGGTCTATAATAAAGAATTAAATCAACTAAATAATTCTCAATACCTGGTATTAACTTTTTAGCTTCATTAATACTTCTTAAATTAGAATCTATAACTCCACCTTGCATTAATATACCATTTTCCTTTACATCATATAAAGGTCCACTAATTTTCCAAAGCACTTCAGCAAAATTAAAATACTTTGAGAAATTACTATTAAAATAATTATAAAATGTAGATTTATTAGTTTCTACAATATAAAGCTTACTGCTTAACTTATAGTCTAAAATGTACCTAGTGTAATATGTTTGAACATATTCTTCACTAGTAGGAGGTAAACTATCGTTAGTAGGAATACTTAACCCAATAGAACTTTGAGGATTTGTATTTAAATTATTATAAGACGATGCTAATGTACTAATTCCTAAATCTGCTGGAACTGGGTTTGATTTATTAAAAGCTGGATTTAATTTTTGTGAATCATTAGTATGAGTTTTACCGGTGTATGCGTTTCCATATTTGTCTTTATGATAATACCCTACATAAAATGCCTGATTTGTAGCATAATAATACTCATTTCCATAAGTATAAAAAGTTTCTGGTAATATGACACTAGGTGGTAAATACATTTTATATTATTTTCTGCGTTCTCCTCTTTCGTTATATAAAGTTTGATATTGTTTTTCAGTAACAGAATTTAATGGGTATGTTACATTCTTTTTAATAGCAAATGTGGTAACTGATGGTAAGTTCCCTACTTTTAATGTAGCTTGTCTAGTCCAAGGAATAGTACCTGCTAATGTTTGACCTATATTAAATCCGTTTTTCCACCAAGTATTACCTGCGGTTCCTTGTGTATTTTGAAACTCAGATCCAGCTCCTCCGGCAATAGCATCAACTATATTAAAAGTAAAAGGCCCAACAACATTATCATCAATAGCATATGGATGTCCTAATGAAGTAGATTTACCATACATTGTTAAACCATTAAGAGGTATTAAATCACTTAAACGAGTGTTAGCACTATTTTCAATAGGAATAGGATAATTCCATGCTATTTGTGCTTGATTCATTGAAGTTTTAGTTTTAATAAAACGATCTAATCTTGATTTCAAAATAGGTAAATTAAATCCATTTGTAAGATCTTCTTGAGGATATATTCTAGTGTCGTTAGGTGAAACTGTATTTTCTGTAATTGTGATGTTTACTACAGGTATTGTCGAATTTATAACTGTATTTACTCTATCTTTTGATGGAGTATACAACAACACATCAAAATTTAAATTACCATTATCACCAGCATAAATAGATCTATCACTATTATTAGGCACAAAAACATCATAAGATGATAATAATTCTGCTTGAATACTATTTAAAAGATCTTCAAATTCTTGAGTATAACTTTGTTCTCCAACAGAAGAAACATTGCCTGCTAATTGGTCTAATAAATTTCCTAATGTTTGGTTATTAGCAATGACAGTGTTACTTCTAAGTGGGTATTCACTTTTAAAAACTTGAACCCAATCTCTTACAAAATCTTTAAATTTATTTATTCCATATTTTGAATTTGCATTAGAAGAATCATAATCTAAAAAGAATTTTACATTATTAGTCCAATATTCTTGTACTGAGGTTTGATTATAATTTAAAAGAGTATTTTCTATTACTTCATTGAAAGTTCTCAATGGTTTATCAAATGTTAAGTTTCTTACAACTAAACTAGAAAAATTAGGATCTTCATATCTAGAGTAAGCATATCCAATAATAGCTCTTGTTGCTTGATATACTAAGAAATCTTGAAGTATTGGGTAAATTAAAGCTTTTGCTTGTAAAGCAGCTACGTACTTACCAAATCCTTCTCTTTTTATATCAATAAAATCTTGGAATTCTTTTCTATCTTGGTCTAAAATACAAATTTGAGTTTCTAACTCAGTTTCCCAATCGTTTTTAGTAAGTCTATGATTAATTTGAGTAATTACAAATCCTAATTGTTTATCATAATAGTTTTTAGGTAATACATTTTGTTTTACTGTAAAAATTTGTCCTACTACAATTCCTCCAATTCCGTCTAATGTTATTCTTAATTTAAAAGGAATTAAAGCTTTAAAATTTAATTCACTATTATAACGCAACATAGATTGTTTTAAAATACTACTTGGATTTGCTTGACCTGTTGTATCTATTTTAATTTTATATTCATTACTACTCCTTCCAGGAATTAGAGTACCAATTAAATAATCTCTAGCATAAAGCATAAAATTATATAACTTTTGATAAAAAACATCTTCTGGTTTTCCTTGGGGATTATCAAATTCTTCTCCTTGCCATTTATTTAAAGCTATTCTGTCTTCTAAACCAGCATTTAAATAAACTTGACTTGAATTATACACATCTGCTAAGTTAGCTCTACTTTGAGCAGCTATAGCTACAATAGTACTTTGGTTTTCAAATATTTGACTTTGAATACTTACGTTTCTACAAATACTTCCTAAACCTAATAAATCAAATTGGTATTTTTGATCAGATTTACTATCAGGTCCATTTTCTAAGTAATAATAATCTACTACCTTCATAGTACCTTGAGTTTTACCTACAGTACTTAATCCAAAGTTATTTAAACCTCCTAAACTATTTGATATTTTATTTAAAACGTTTTTTATGTAATCTAACATGATAACTCCTTCATCATTTGAAGAATTTTTCATGTCTTTGTATGTTTGTAACAACATACTAATATTAACAAAAATATTTTTAATTTTTCCCGCTTTTAAAGTTTCGTCATAAAATTGGTATGTAGTAGGACCTATAATATATTTATCTCCATTTTCAAATTGATACATAGGAGGATTAATTCCGTTTACACGAGGATCAAAATCTCCTTCATATCCAATAAAAGACATTTCTACTTTAAAGGCACCATTATTTTTAACTTGACAAATTCCGGGATTTACAGAAACTGTGTCTTTACAAGCTAAACATAAATCATTGTCTCCAGGTAATTGGAATTTTACTAAAGGTACAGGGACAGTAGAACTTTTTTTACTGTCTGACTTTACATTGAAATAAGACATTACAATAGCTAACCAAACGTCTAAAGTTAAATATTCATAGTATCTTCCAGTTTCTGAAGGTTCTTGGAATTCTACTTCTTGTACTTGTGGAGCTCCATCTATTTGATTAGCCTGATTTGGGTAATAAGTTTTAACAGTTTGTTTAATAGTATCTTTTGAAACATAATTAGCATTATAGTCCCAATTTCCTCTATATTCATTTTCACCTAAAGCAGTACCTCCATCATAAGATTTACTATCTACTTCAGCTTTTAAACTTAACAAAACGTTTTCATAATCATCATATACATAAGTAGAAGGAGCCGTAGCATCAGCCAATATCGTACCTACCTTATTATTTACATTTGATGACATTTTAATAGTATTAATAGCTTCACCCATTGAAATTAATGTAGTGGTACATTCATAACCACCATTAGTCATCATAGTCCAGTTAAAGTTTTTTACGTAACCTAACATCCCATCGTAATTATGACGATATTTCTTACGTAAAGCTTCTAACTTATCATACACATCTTGTTGACTTAAGTTTTCAAAAGGATTTATTGTGGTACCATTAAAAATAGTAGGATATATATCATCTTTAGTTAAATTACTACTTTTTCTTTTAGATGGAGTAAAGTTTTGAACAAAATTATCATTATAGTCTATATATTGAGACCAACCCCATTCCAAAAGAACTGAGTATCCAGGTCTCATAAATAAAATTTCTAATTCATTTAATTGATTTGTGTCCCAAGCATAGAATTTTATTGTTGTTTCAAATAAACTACCATAAGCTCCTAAAGTTCTTAAGTTTACTTCAGTAATACCAGGCATTGGTCTAATACCAAATGTTCTAAAATAGTCAGGATCAGGAGTATTATCTGCTCTTACGTCAATATTTCCTCCATATGCTGCTTGAGGGGTACCTACTCCATATCTTAAAATACCATCTAAACCAGTTCCATTAGTTTTAGTATATAAAGTTCCTCCTTCTAAAATGTATTTTTTACTAAGTTGTTCATTAGTGTAATGATTATCAGGAACTACACTTAATTTTCCTTTTCCATCAGTAGCAAGTTTATTTCCTGATGTGTAATTAACAAAACTAGTCATTCTTACCCAACTATTTTTACTTAAATACCAAGGTAATAATTCATTTCTTCTGTTATTTTTACCACTTACAACTAAAGTTCTAGCTTGTAATTGGGTTTGTATAGAGTCTTCGAGAGTTTCTTTAAAAATTGACATAACATTTTTTAACTATTTAAAGCATTAAAATCATCTAAAATTCGAGCAAGGTTTTGAGGTATTCTTATTTGAACACCAATTGGAGGATATAAAGAATCCCTATTTAAATTATTGGCTTGTTGAAGTATCCAATATAAAGTTGGATCTCCATAAAATTGAGCTGCTAAATTATCTAATCTATCTCCCTGCATAGATATAATATAAAAATCCTCAATGGTAAAGTCAATAGGAGGATACTTAGTAGAACCAAAATATCTTGGCCCACTAGTTTCTTTTCTTATTAATGTTGAAGGATATCTATTCATTAGTTTTGTACTATATTTCTAGGTTCAACTGTTATCATTGTAGAAGTTTGAACTTTATTTAAGAATGGTATAAATGGAGATTGGAGAGAGTTTTGTTGAGTTGGTGGGAATTGAACAGGTCCTATAGCTGGGTCGCCAACCGTTTGAACTCCTCCAGGTGAGTTGGTAATAACACTTTCTTGAGGTAAATAATAATTAGGATGACCTATTTTAAAATTAGGAGTAACAAACGTAGCAGTATGTTCTTTATCTCTTTTATTTTTACGAGGTAAGAAATTATGAATAGGATTAAATACCATACTAATTTTCATGTATGTTGGAATCTCATGTTGATAAGAATCTTTACCAGTAGTAACATTTGTTCCAGATCTTCCTGAATTTCTGAATTCAGGTTCACTCAATTGAATTTCCCAAGGAGCAGCTCCATCACCCACTAAGTTAGTAATGTTCATACTTGTAAATACTCCAGGTTGTTGATAAATGTAATCTCCAATAGTTAAGTAAGCATAATTACCTCTCATTTGGTTTCTATCATTATAATCAGGAGCAAAACTAGACATTAAATAGTTTAATTTAGTGTAAATAGCAGGCATTTCATATTTTGAATGTGCCATTAATATAAAACTAAAATTTACAGTTCTTGCATAGTTTTCATAAGCATAAAACGGCTCACCTCTACCCATATAATTAAATGTCTTCCAGTTAGTTTTAAAATCGTCTGTAAGACTATCTAAATAAGCTCTGAATGCTAATACATCTGTATTTATAGTACTAGCAAATACAGGAAGGTCATTATTTAATAATTCAATTCTAAATTTAACAATATCTCTACCATAATTTCCACCTGTTTTACTTTGTACTTCTTCTGGGGTATATAATCCACTATAAATTAAATTACTATCTACTCCGTTTGTAGGATTTGTTGCAGGATTTGAGTTGCCATAAAATACTGATCTAGGAGTAATAGTTAAAACGTTTATTGAATCTACAGGAAAGCTAGGACCTACTGTATTTTTTGGATCAGCAGGTGTAGTCATTCCTATTCTTTGGTGAAGATTAAATCTTTGATAATCTTCAGCATTAGGATTTTCGTATTGTTTTCTAAAATCTAAAGGATATCTAGCTTGATTTTTAATGTTAGAAGTAGCAGTACCTAAATTTGGGCTACTAACATTAAAATCTGCTACAGCTGGTGTAATTAAAGGATTTTTACTTTCAACACTTCCATAACTAGTAATTGTTTGATAATTCCAAGGTCTAAATCCTAAATTTTGTGCTGTTTCTGCTGGGTTATTTCCAAAAGGACTTTTATTAGTTACACCAGTGTTTAATCCAAAACTATCACTGTATGTTTCGTTTCTAGTTTTTCCTAAACCATAAAATGAATTTGGACCTCCATTATATTGAAATAAAGATATAGAACTATATGAATTTTCACCAGTTAAAGTTCCATAGTATTTATCTAGTCTACTTAAAAAATTACCACCATTACTAGTATTTAAACTAATATATCCTGTGTCATTTGTAGGACTTAAACCATGGCGAGTAAAATGTAAACCTAATGCGTTACCTGCTACTGATGCTAAAGTATTTGTTCCTATAGGATTGTAAATTCTAGGGCCGTTTAATTGAAACTGTTTAGGATCATAAGCTGTATCGGGATTTGATAATTGTAATCCAGATTGTTTAGCTAACCATAATGGTCCATTAGGAATATCAGTAAAAAATGCTCCTATTCTAGCTGTGTCTCTAACAATTGCTAAACCAGTATTGTAAACTCCTGAAGGATCACCTTCTCTAAATTTAAGGTCATCAGGAAATCCACCTTCATATCCTAATCTTATGTAAGGAGACTTTGAGTTTAATTTTTTATTTGTGCCAGGATAAACAGGAATTGATGTTTGATTAAAAGGAGACACATTAGTTCCACCACCAAAATAGGTGTATTCAACTTGACCCGTTTGTTGGGCCTTTTCAAATATCTCCTTTAAACTAGCCATTAATATCTTCCTTCAATCGGACCTTTACCTCCAGCATAGTTTCTTGAGTATGGACCCCAAGGAGCTATACGACCCTCATATCCAGGTTGAAAACTTACTGGAGGGTTAGAAGCAGGTTTGAAGTAAGGATAAAATGGAATTTGAGTAGATAAACGACCAGTAAGTAAGTCTTGTGATGCTAATAAAGTATTTGTTGGAGGTACTCCTACAAATGCTTGTATTCTTGATGTCATCATTTGACCCTCATTTTCAAACTCTGGTCCTTTGTTACCAGCTAATCCATAAACACTAGTTGTAATTGGATCTAATAATCTGTCTTTTAATGCAATTGCCATGGTTTTATTTTGGTATAAATATTAATTAAGCTGTTCTTGTATTAATTTTCATTTGTGATTCTGTATTAAATCGAGACATTTGTTGGCCTCCTACATTCGTTGTATTTTCGTTTGTAAGAGTTATATTAATATTTCTGTCTCCTCTAGCTCCTGAGTTAGGGATATTAATCCCTCCACCACCTCCGGCTCCACTAACATTAGCTTCTCCATCAGATAAAGAATTAATAATAGCATATCCGGCGGCAGCGGCGGCGGCAGCAACAACTAAACCTAATCCTCCAGTCAACACAGCATTCATAAATGTTGCTTCGGCTGCTAATGCTGCAAATTTAGGAATTGCTTTAGCAATACCTAATCCTACATTATATATCCCAGTCACCATTTTTATTCCTATAATACCTGCTATACTACCTACTATAAATTTAAGAGTTCCTGCTTGACCTAACAATGTTGCCATTCTATCAATTAAATCTCCAAAAGGTCCATTTACTGCATTAGCTACAGTTTCTGATAGTTTTTCAATAGCCAGTTGGAATTTAGTTTGATTATCTATTTGAGCTGCTTGTTTAGCTAATTCTTCTCCATTTGCTGCTCGAGCTAATTCGGCATTTAATTTAGTATAATCTCCAGTTCTAGCTGCTTCTCTCGCAACTTCCTCAAAAGCAGCTTGTGTTTCAAATGCTGTTCCTTTTAAAAGTTCTTGTTGTTTTAAAGAAGTTGCTAATTCATCTGTGGTTAAGCCAATAGCTGCTGCTAAACTCTTTTGTTGAAGAACGTTGAGTTGTTGATATTCTTCAATTCCTCCAACGTTATCCATTAATTCTTTTGCAGCTTTAGCACTGTCTCCCATTAAAGCGTAGTATCTAGCTTGTTCTAAGTTAAGAGCTTTACCTGTTAATAATTCTGCTTCTAATTCTTTACTTAAACTTCCTGCAAAATCATCAACTAAACTACTTCCCATTTTTGCAGTTTGTTCTAAAGTTAAGCCTAAAAGTTGAGCTTGAGTAACAGCTTCAGCTAAAAGTGTTGGGTTATTTTTATATTGAGCGGCTAACTGACCTCCTATTTTAGCTACATCTGATAAAACTTTTCTGTAGTCTAATGTTATTCCTGTTGCTTTTCTAGTGTTTACTACTTGATCACCAATAGCTACTGCTGTTTGGTGAGCAGTCATGTTATTTAACTTGCCTATACCATAAATTTTAGCACCTTCTTCACCTTGAAGACCCATGCCTTTTACAATTTCTATTTGGTCAATTCGACTTTGAGCAGTAAATAATGCTCCTGTTCCTAAACTTTTATTTAATTCGTTGTTAGCTTCTATTTGATTTTTAATACTAGCTTGAGTACTAGAAACGTTTTTATTTATTTGTGATGCTTCGAAGCTGGTTTCTTGAAAGCTATCTGCTAAAATTCTAGCTCCTTCTTTACTTACTTGTACAGACTTACCAAATTCAGTTAAAGTTTTATCTAAAGCTAAAACATTTTTTAATATAGCATTAAAACTAATTCCAATAGCATCAAGTTGTGTATTAATAAAATTAAGACTAGCTTGTATTCCGGGGAATTCTTTGATTTTATTAATGTAAAGTAAAGTATAAGATACTATTTTTTGGAAAAAAGTAAGTTGTTGTTTTAAAATATCTAATTCATCTTGGTGGTTTCTAACAGTATTACGAGAAATGTCCATTTGTTTTTGAGCTAAAGCAAATGCTTGTAATTGTGCTATTTCTTCTTGTGATAAGTTTTTAAGTAATTGTCCTTTACCAGTATTGATCTGGTTGACAACTTCCATTTGTTTTTTGAGCTCTCTTACTACTAGTCCAGCGTTTAAATATTCTTTTCTTGCTGCTTCTATTTTTTGTGGATCAGTTCCTGTTCTTCTAACGTCATCGTAAGCTAATCTTTTTTCAGTTAATTCATTTATTTTTTCGTCTATTTTATATCTAGCAGTTAAACCGTTTATATACTGTTGAGCTAACTTTTGTGCTTTAGTTGCTTCGGTGCTGTTAATGTCACCTAATTTTTTTTCAATATCAATTGATTTTTGTTTATTTTCTGCAAATTCCTTTCCAGCTTTTTTAATTTTGTCATTTAATTCAGCATATCTTGTAGAATATTCATTAGTTTTCTTTAAAGCTTCTAACTGGTCTTTAATAGCCTCAGATAAAGATTGAGCTTCATCTTTAGCACTTTTAAATGCATCAGAAATAGATTTTAATTTATCAACTTGAGTACTATATCTTTGATTTAAACGTTCAGCAAGATTTTCTTGATCTTTTAATTCATCTGTTAACTTTTGGGAATAACCCAACTGTTGTCTAGATTTATCTACACTGTCATTTTGTAACTGATCAATTGTGCCTGTCGCCATGTTAATAAATATTTACGTTATGATTTTTTTACCTTACTTATAAAATCAGGAACATTTGTAGATTTAGCATATGATTTAGCATCCATAGTATTAGATCCTTTCATTGCTTTTTCTTCAGCTTCAGCCTTTTTCTGTAGAAATTCGTTGATTTTCTTGATGTGATAACGACGAGTCATAATAGGCATTTGCCAAACTTCACTGTAAATAAAACCACCGCCTCCATGATAAGTTAAATCATGAACTTCGGTCATAAAAGTAGACCTATAAGCTGGCGTCAGGCCAAAGAAAGTTTAGATTCATAGGTACAGAGACACCCTCCACAATGTCTCCTTTACTGTCTTCATAGTTAAAAACCATGTCTAAGTCAGGTGTAATTTCATTTATATGTTTGCGAAAAGCGCGTGAATCTTGCAACAACATATTATCCACGAATAAACGAATTTTTTCTGCGTTAGAGTCACCGTTTACCGCGATAATTTGGTATTTTAAACGTGTGGTTACATCAAAACTTTCTTGAGGATACAACTTCTTTAAACCTCTAAGTTCTTCTTCAATTTTACTTTCATCACCGTGAGTTAAAAGTTTAAAAGTAACTGTTACTTTACTTTGAGGAAGATTAAAATTAAATTCATTTTTTCCTTTAATAAATAAAGTTTCGTTAATTTTCTTGTCTTTTAATTCACTTAAATTAATAGTTGTTGAAATTTTCTTTCCGTATTTGTCTGTTACTTCTACTGGGTATTCTGCTCCATAACCTAAAATACGTGCTGCTACTAAAATAGCATTTTTGTCTCCTAAAATCAATTCACTGTAATCAATTTTACTTACAATCATACTTTGTAAAAGTTTGTCAACTACAATTCCTTTTTCAAGAAAATTTTGGTTAGTTAGAATGTCTTCTTCTTTAGCAGACATGTACTTTAGTTCAATAGTTCCTGAACTTAATGGACTAGATTCTGGATAAACTAAACCTTTACTAGGTAAGTCAATAACTTCTGTTGGAAATTTAAATTCGCTCATAATAACTTATTTATAATAAATATATACAAACAAAAAAAGTCTGGCAAAAGCCAGACTTCCTTTGTATCTTTTGAGTATATATTTTAGTAGTTCAGGATGCAATAATCCATAGCAAGAGTCAAAGTAATGTCTTTCAACGATTCACCTTGACTCCAATCACCTTCACCGAAATTGGCTTGTTTGATAAATGCACCTTTAATGATCCACTCACCTACAACATCACCAACAGGACCTAATTCACTCAATGTAATATCTTTTTTATAGAAATCTGAGTAACCATCACGGCCTGTTACTGATTCGTGTGATAAACGAATCCATTCCATTACTACCTGTTCACCTGAAGGTGTTACAGGATCGTAAAGGTTCATTGTCATGTCCTGCCATTCAGCTTTTCCCTTAATTTTACGATATACGTTAATATGGTCAACTTTAATTGAGTTTAAGTTAACTTCAGGGAATTTTACTTTATGAACTAAGTAAGCAGGAACACCTTGAATAGTCATTAAAAAGCGGTTTTGAACTTTTGGTTCAAAAGCTGTAAACATTATTTCGTTAGGGTTTAATACTGGCATTGTCTTATGTTTTTATCTTGTTATAAATATGTTAAGCTCCAAAAGTTACACCAGTTGGGGTAATGTTAAAGGTAATGTAGATAAATTCAACTGTTTTAGCAGGTTGAATGTAAATAGCTCCTACCAATTGGTTTCTGTCAATTACATCAGGAGTGTTGTTACTATCATCCATTACTACCTTATATGCATAAAGACCTTGTCTTTGTTGCACTGATTCCATGTATGGGTTAACTTGTGAAACGAAGTTATTTCTTGTAGTTAAAGTATTTTGTTCGAACAACAAGCTTTCTGCAACTGCTCTAACATATCTCTTTAAGTTGATCAACAAACGACGAACGTTTACGCGATCCAAAGCACTAGCTTTAGTTTGTAATGTTTTCTGACCGTAAGCTACCAAACCAACACCAGGGAAACTAGCAATTGGGTTAACTTTATTTTGGTATAAAGTATCGCGATCGTTTGTGCCTAATTTTCTTTCAGCTTGTAAAGCACCTCCAACACCACCTCTGTTCAAACCAGCAGGAGCGAACCACTCAGCACTTACTCTATCGTTAAATGCATAAACACCAGGCATTACTGTTGAAGCTGGAACCCAAACTAATTTACCTGTAGCAGCACTTAATACTTGAACCCAAGGCCAATAAGCCGCTGCATAGTTAGTATTTAATTGGTTAGCTAAAACACCAGGAGTGTTAATTGTAGCTCCATATCCTACTAAGTCGGCAATATAAAAACAATCACCTCTTTCTTCAGCCATAGTAATATATTGAGATACTACTGTTGATTGATATTGTTGTGTAATACCAGGAGCTGAAAGTAATGAGAAGTTGTATTCGTCTGGGTTAGCTAAGATATCATCAACTATAGTGTAATCTGAAGCTACTAATCCTTGAGTAACTGTGCTGATGTTTTGATATAAATTAGTTGTATAATCTAAATCATTTCCAATAGCACCACCAAAACTACCAGATCCAGTTGTTGGGATTGAATTATAGTATTGAGTTTTAGCAATACCGTTGTTATTAAAATAGTTATAAGTTGGTGTTAATACTTCTTTTACTCTTACATAGCGAGAAGCATTAGCATATGATCCACTACCTTGAATGTAATATTGACCTGTTGAGCTATCATAAGCTACTGTTTGGCTGTAATTACCTACTACTGCTTCAATATAGTTAGCTTGATTAGGATCTAAACTTACGTTAGTGAAACTTTCTAATACATTAGGGTTTGTTGTTGTGTCATCACCTTGACGAATTAACAATGTAAACGTACCACTAGCTGTGTCAGGACTAACAATTTGCCATCTTACGTTATCCATACTACCACTTATTAAGGCACCATTTGATTGAAGTCCTTGGTTATTATTCATAATAACTCCTTCAGAAATAGTTTCTAAAGTAAATGCGTATCCTGGATTTCCATTAACACCATTTGCTGTAGTTCCTAATAAGCCTGTACCGTTATCAACATACCCAATAAGAGCATAATTAGCATCATAATAAGGAACTGGATCATCTAATGAAACATAAGCTCCGTTATAAGCAGCTCCTTGAAGAGATGCAGTTAATGCAATTGTGTTATTACCAGAATTATAATTAACTGTAAATAAACCAGCTCCACTTGAACCTAAAACAGTATTCATTTTAGCTTGAAGATTTTGGTTTAATATTACTCTACTATCTGATCCACTATTCCAAGCATAGAAGTAAACTAATCCATCAGCATCATCTTGAGGAACTGTTCCACTTCCTGAAGTGTTTACAGCAATAAATTTATACCAAGAAGTTCCAAATACAAAGTTTGTTTGGAAGTTTGGAGTTACTTCACTTGAAGGAACACTAGTTAAATTTTGATAAGTATTTAATGTAAAGCTGCAACTAGCATAAGCTCCATTTACTGCTGATACTTGGTTACCTATACTAGAAGTAGCTGAAGTATATGAACCAGATGTTACTCTAGTTACTAAAATACTTTCACCACCTTGTTGGAAGTAATTGTAAGCAGCTATAGAAGTTAAAAATTCATAGTTAGCTGATGCGCTTTCAAATAAATCACCAAATTTACTTTGGAAATCACTGTAAGTTGTTACAAGAGTTGGAATATTAACACGACCTTTAACAGTAGGGCCTATTAAAGCTAATCCTGCTGTAATAGGGCCTGAAGTTATTTGAGAGGTGTCGTTTTCTCTCAATGATACACCCGGAGATAATAGTACTTCTGCCATTTTATTAGATTGTTTCTAGTAATAAATATGAAAAAGAACCTACAAAACGCTATTAAATCTAAATATTTGGTAAAGAATTAAATACAGTTAAAGGAGAAATAGATTTTTCACAAATATGTTGTTTATCTGTTCCTTTCCATATAGGACACCAATCCCAATCTCCAGGATCAAAAGTAAAATTAACATTGTTCCAACATGAATTACAAGCATGTTCATTTTGAATTCTTATATTGTTACTTAAAAACTCATGGTCTTTTTGTGAGAAACCACTTATCATTACTGTTTGTTTTCCTAAAGCCCAATTTATCCATGACAAACCTGAACTAAGTCCTATTAAAAATTTGGCGTTATATAAAATATCCATAGATTCATTTAATGTTTTACCATGAATATTTAAATTACCTTTTATGTTGTATGGTTTACTTGTAAGAGTAACTACAGTGTAACCTAATTCACGCAACATTTTAGATAATACTACCCAACTATCATAAGGCCATTCTTTACAACCAGTTGTTGACTCAGGAGCTATAACTATATAATCAGCTTTTGTTGATTTAGGCTTTAAAGTAAAATTTATTCCATAGTTTAATTCTTTAAATTCTAAACCTAAAATATCAGATGCTGTTTTTTGTAAAGGCTGAGTATTTGGATAATTAGGATAATAATCAAACTTATCCCACTTTCCAGATTCTCCCTTCATCCATCCTATTCTATATACTACATAACATTCTGTAGAATTTCCAGGTTCTATAAATTCAATATCTTTATAAGCATCTAAACCTTTAAACCAACTGTTATGGAATGTACTTAAAATTACTTTACAGTTATGTTTTTTAGCAAATTCAACGGCATATGGAGTCCAAGCAACTGTGTCACCTATACTTTTTGATTCTAATCCAATTAATACACGTTTATTAGTTAAATTAAATTCATCTACAACACTTCCATTAACTTTAATTTTCCATTTAGTATAATATTTTCTAGAACATAAAGTCCACATATTATTTTTAATAGTATCTTTATGAATTACATTGTTATTTTCATCTAAAAATTCAATGTCGTATTTTTCATCAATGTCACCTATGATTTCAACTTTAGGACCATCAATATAACTAATTTTTATTTCATTTTTTTGAGGAATATAAGGATATTTTTTATTAAATTCTAATATTGTTTTAAAACCAATTTCACCTATTTTCTCCCAGCTAAATTGTTCTCTTATTTTATTAGAATCTTCAATAGCATTTTTCTTTAAATCACTATTAAAGTTATATGCTAATCTCATTTTTTTAGATAAATCTTCAAAATCTGGTTCATAATAATTACCTGTATATCCATTAAAATGATTATATGAAGAATTACTTGCTGGTTTTTCGCCTAATATGTTTACTGGTATTCCTTTACCTTCTGCAAATTCTAATTGACCTGAGCAATTAGAATAAATTGATGGGATCCCACAAGCCATTGCTTCTATTAAAGGTAAGTTCCATCCTTCTGAACGAGCACAAGACAGAAATACATTACATGATTTTAGTATTTTAATGTATTCTTCTCTTTGAGGAAAATGAATTATTTTTATTCTTTCATCTTCTAAACCATAATATTTTAGTCTATTTTCTGTAGTTTCTAAATTGTCTCCTGAAAATGGATTATCTATAGAAACAATTAAGTCAACAGGTTCGTCTTTATCAAATGTTTTAAGAAATGTTTCAATAATTTCTTTAGTTGATTTTCTGTAATCCCATCTTCCTGCTAAAAAGAATTTAAATCTACCATCTGAGGTTAACTCATGAGTAGTCTTTTCAGGAAAAAAGATATTAATATCAACTCCTTCAGGAACAACTTTGATTTTATCAGGATCATATCCTTGAGCAATAGTTACATCACGTTGCCATTTTGAAGGAACCCACATTTCATCAAATTCTTTTAATTTATTAAAGAAATTTTCGGGTTGAAGAGTAGTTTCCCATACATTATATGCGATTTTAGGTCCTTTATAATCATCGTAAAATAAATGATGGTCAGTTTCACATAAAACAATATTTAAATCTTGACGAAATTCTTTAGAATTATCAGGATAAATTTTATAATTACTTCTACTTCCATCATTATTCCAAAGAATTTGTTCATATAAAATAGATTTATCTACTTCATTAATATAAGGTTCATTATTATGAGGAGTTTCATTATAACCATCCCAACTTTTTCCTATAGTAAAATTTCTAACTTTCAGTTGTAAATGTTTAGATATTTCTCTAAAAAAATCTCTAGTATGTTGATTATAACCTGTAGTTCCTATATAAGAACCATGTATATATACTTTGGGTTTATTCATTTATAAAATTAATTATATGTTATAACGTTTCTAGGTATACTATTAATAATAGTATTGTATTCTATAACTTCATCATTAAATATAACTTTAAAAGAATCAATATTTAAATCAAACCTTTGAGGAATTAAACTTTCTATATTATAAATTTCTTGATTATTAAGTAATACTTTTAAATTACCATCTTTTATATCATATAAAACAAAAGAAAATTTATCTACCCAATGATTAGATCCAAAGACAGTTTCTTCTTTAGTGCTAAAAAATATTTTATAATTTTCACTTTGAGAAAAATTAAATAAATTATTATCACACCCATTTATATATGTAATTAAATCTTTAACGGGAAATTCTGATTTAGACATAGGAATGTCTTCTAATATAATCTCAATAAAGTCTTCAGCAAAACCATTTAGTCTTATATATTCGTCTTTATTTATTTTACTTAAAAACTTTATTAAATTTTCTTTACCAAAATTTATAAAAAGAGGAGATACATTCCATTGATCAAGAGGATCATTAGGATTTATAGCATGGTATGTAATATTTGTTTTATTATTTAATATGTCTTGGGTTAGTTTATCTGATACAATTATATCATAAGTAATATGGTAAAAAATATCATAATCATATGTTAATGCTATTTCTGATAATTTTTTCATTTGATATACTGCTGCCCAACCATAATCATCTATATCTCTATGAAGAATAATTTCTTTATCATATTGATTCTTTTGTTTCCACCAGAAAGTATTAGCTCTTTCGGGCCAATACAAAAGTGGGTTTTCTTTTGTTTGAAAATAAAAATCAAAGTGTTTAGTTACAGCGGGTTCAAGAGGAATACAACTATTTACCATTACATCTACTCCTAAAGATTTGAAAGTTTTAGCACCTTCTACAAGAACATGAATTTTTTCTGGAGTATCACAATAAGTGCTTACTAAAGCTATTTTTTTCATTTTATTTTTGAATAAAACCAATCCCACCCCAATTAGAATCTGCTAAAAACCAAGTTTTTTCACCTTGTAATTCATTCCAAAAAGTATCAACAAAACATCCTTGAACATGGTGGTTTTCGGTATCTTTAATATCATGAAAACCAATCCATCCCCCAGGCTTAACAAATTCTTTATACATATGATAATCTAATTTTACACCTAAATGTGAATGATCACCATCAATAAATAAAAAGTCTAACTTTCTGTCTCCTATAATAGATTTAACAGAATTATACATAGATTCAGCATGAGAATCTCCATCTAAAATATGAACATTTGATCCTAAGCTATAAAGTTTACTATTTCTAGCTTGAATATTAAAAGTATTTTTACCCCACGGACCGTGAGCCCAATCTACACTTATTCGAAGACCATCAGGATCTGATACTCTGCTCCAACACACAAAAGTTCCTCCTTGATCTGTTCCTATTTCCATAAAATTTTTAACGTTTAATTTTTTTACAAATTCAAGAGCATTTTCAATTTCATAAGGATTTTGCATCATTCCTAAATGATAGGCTTCATCAATAATTTCTTTATTAGTCATACTGGTTATTATAATAATTTTATTTTATTTTTCCAAATTTAATTTAATATTGTTATAATCTTCAAATTTAGGATGAATTGCTATAAAATCAGAATTAAATTCAGTATTAGGAATAGGGTAAATTTTATATCCTATATTTTTTAAAAATTTAAATACATCATCTTGATATTCTGAGAGAGTTTCAAATAATATGATTGGATGATTTTGTTTAATTGTTTTTATGGCTCCTTGTAAAGTTTTAAGTTCATAGCCTTCTACATCTATTTTTATAAAATGAGGAGATAAATTATAACTATCTAAGGTTTTTATGTTAATGTTATTTATTTCTAAATCATCTTCTAAAGATCTTCCACCATAGTTAATTACATCAACATTTCTATTTCCTTCCCAATTAACACTACTGTGTTTCCATAAGTCTCCAAAACTACTTTTTTTATTGGTTTCTCCTAAGCCTACATTAAAACAAGTTATTTTATTATCTAATCCATTTAAAAATACATTTCCACAAAGTTGATTAAATAATGGGAGTTGAGGTTCAAAAGCATAAACTTGTTTAGAATAAAAACCAAAGTTTACAGTATGAAATCCCATATGAGCTCCAATGTCTAAAACTACATAATGAGACTTTAATATAGATTTATATAATTCAATTATTTCTGGTTCCCAGATATGTTCGTTATAGATTCTATATCCAATGAAATCTTTAGTATTAGTTAAAAAAGAACCATTATTAGTATTTACTATCCAGCAACCTTCTTTCATATTATTTCAACATATAATTATCAGCCTTTTTAACACTATTAGAATTATCAATCATTAAGTTTAATATTTCTGGGTTAATTAAATCAGGGTGTACCCACCAGTCTTCAAAAGTACTATTTTTATCTGGTGCGATGTCACCAACAACCATAATATATCCCTGATTAGTTAAAAATTGCCGTGATTTTTCTCTATAAAGTTTAGTGTTGTCAGCATAGTAATCATGTTCATATGTAATTGCAGCAAACTTGTATTTGTCAAAGGGAATTTGTTGTAATACTTTATATGTAATTTCTGCTGGTTCACAGTCTATTTGAAGATAATCTATATTGTGTTTAAAATTAAGATTATTAAATAATTCAGCATAATTTAATGTTAAAGCATCTTGAGTTAATGCTAAATTATTTCTTATTTTTTGGAATTTTTTTATTTCTTCGGGATTTATATCTATTGAAACTCCATTCCATTTAAATTCTTTTTCTAATAAATAAGTGTTATTATTTAGTATAGGATCAGCACAACCTATTTCTACATATGTTCCTTCTTGTTTACCATCTAACATACTTAAAACAAACATATCTTGATAGGTTTGAGAGTAATTTTTTTCTATAGTGTCTGAATTTGCAAATTTATACTTTAAATTTTTATGTTGATCTTTAGTATAAGGTAATTTATAAAATCTTTCACCGTTTAGTCCTGCTAAGTTTTTATGAGCTAATCTAGTATGTTCGTCTGTTAAATTATAGTTTTTAAGTAAATCTTCAAATAAAAATCTAGCCTCATTACAATTACCAACCCACCAAGTAGTTACAGCTTTTTGAAATTGAGGTAGAAAATTGTAATAATCTATATTAGTTAATGTTGGTTTATAATTATCTTTATATAATAAAGCCATACAAGCTGCTGTGTATGATTCTCTTCTATTTTGGTCATTCTCTAAAAAAGAACTTAAAAAACACCAAGCTTCAGGTCTAGTAGGATTACAGTTAATAGCATTTAAAATAGCATTTTTTACAGATTTTGGTCGTCTTCCTATATATTTTATACACGATATTATTTTAAGTAAAGCTTCATAAACTAAATCTTTATCATTACTAAATTCAGCAGTTCTTAAATAATAAGTTAAAGCAGTAGCTTTATGATTTTCTAAATCATATTCATATCCTAACCAAAAATTAACTTCTGGGTCGTAAGGATTATTTATAAATTTTATTAAATTATCCATTTATTATTTCTTCAAAAACTTTTTCAGGTATAGTTAAGGCAAAAGCAGCATTATCTTGAAATCCAAAAGTAATTACAATATTATTATCTATATTTGTTGCCCCACAAGCAAATTCTATTTTTGCGGTCATAAAATTAAAACTATCTGATGTTTTAACTATATTTCCTTGTTTATCCCATACTATTATTCTATGAGTATAAACAGCATCTTTATTATTATTTTCATTACGCCATAAATCTACTTCATGAATTATTCCTATATCATATTTTTTCCAAGAAATAATTTGAGAATTGCCTCTAAGTTGATAAGGAGTATTTATTTTAAATTCTTCACCTTGAAATGTTATTTCACTTTTTCCTGTAATAGGATCTACTTTTACTATTTGAGTTGGATTAGTCCATCTTATATAATGATAAGGCTTATCTAAGATAGGCATCCAATTTTTTTCACAGTAAGAATACTCATCTATAGGGGGTTGGATTCTTAATCTTGAAATTTCTTGAACAATATCACCTTTAAATATGATTTGAGATAATTCCATTCTGCCTTCTCCATTAGGAGTAGTATCTCGTCTTACACCAGTTAAATATAATTTATTATCCCATTTAACTAAACGAGCATCTTCTAGTCCAACAAATTCCCAAATAGGAGTTTTGTCAAAATAACGTGTGTCTACTTTATAAGTTTTTTTTACAGATAAATCATTATTCAAAACACATAAATAATTTATTGTTTTTAATCTAGCATCATCTTCTGGGTTTAAATAAGCTAAAGGTCCCCAATGAGACTGATATTTTTGTTCATTAGGGCAATGATACAAAGAATATTCTACATGTCTTACAACACATAGTATTTCATCATCTATAAAAATAGAAGGATTACATATACCTGTACCTCCTGTTAAATCAGCAGATATTTTAAGAGGCATTATAGAACCTCCTTTATCTAAAACTAATTTTACTAAATTATCTATCATTTGTAAGATTCACCTCCTGCCCAAAGTACTAAGCTTCTTCTTAAACCTGATGTTAATGGTGTTACTCTATGTAAAATAAAAGATGGAAATAAAACTACAGCTCCTTTTTTACGAGGAACAGCAAACGAACCATTTCCAGGATGTAATTCTAAATCTCCACCAACATATTCATTAGGGTCTGATAATTGAACAACTACTGATACTTTTCTGTGGTTAATGCCATCAGGACCTATGTCTAAGTGCCAATCATAATGACCACCATTACCCTCATATTCTGTGTATTGAATATTATCTATAATTGTATGTAAATTAAATCCCCATAAAGTTTTATTAGCTTCAGTAACATAACTAGTTATTCTATCATAAACCCATGCCCATTGTTGTTCATATGATAACCACTTAACATTACTTTTTCTTACTGATTCATTTGGATCGTTTCCAACAATCTGTGCTTTTTGAAATGAGTATTTTTTAGAATCTTTAATAATTTTATCTACTTCTTCTGAAGTAAATCCGTTTTCAAACCAATAATAATTAGTTTGATTGATTTCACGATTAAGGGGAAATATAGGCTTTAATTCCATAACACATATTATAACATTTATTTTTTAAATAACCAAGTTTTATAAACCAAATCTTCCTCTTATAGCATCCCAGTTTTGAGCTACTTCTCCAGCAGATAATTCTCTATCGTACATATGGAAAGCAGCAATGTTTCCTGTTAGTCGTCTAAAATCATATCTAGGGTCACCTCCTAATACTAAAGTATTACCTCCGTTATTTATAATTCCATTTCCTCCACCCGCTGTTCCTGATAAACTACCATTTAAATAAATTTTTGTGGCTGTATTACTATATGTACCTACTACTTGATACCAGTTTCCTGCTGTTAAATTAACACCTGTAGTTGCTGCTATAATATTATAACTTCCTGGAGGATTAGCATTTACATAAAATGAAAGACTTGTAGAACCTAAAGTACCATTTGGATGAAGTAACCACATATTAGATGTTACCCAATCATCTGTATTATAAGTTGATTGACCTGCTCCTGCTCCTATAGCCCAAGAACCATTAGCTTTTATCCATATTTCAACTGTAAACTCATTTAAAGGATTAGGACCAGGATTAGATCCTATATAATCATCAGCACCATCAAAAGTAAAAGATCCACCATTTGTAGGATCCCATCCTCCCCCATTATATAAAGTTCCATCATATGATGGAAAACCTCCAGCAACGTCTGTTATACTAGTTCCAAATCCAGGATATGAACCTATAGTAGGCCAAGCATCATAGTTTAATATTAACCCAGATGTTACTATCCATTGTCCTGTATATCCATACCATTGGTTTGGAGAATAATTAGCACCTCCTGGATTTGTGGGTTGAATGTAACTATAGGCATTTAAAGCACCATAAGTTCCATTATAAGCATCTTGTAAATTAAAACTACTACCAGCTCCAAATTCGGAACGAATTTGTCCATATGATATTTGTCCTGAGTAAGGTAACATTATTTATTTTTTAATATTTCAACTTCTGCTTTAAGTTCTTTAATAGCTTGTATCAATAAAGGTACTAATCTATCATAAAGAACTGTTTTATATTCACCCCATTCAGCTATTACTTCAGGCATTACAGATTCAATTTCTTGAGCTATAACCCCAACTTCACGTTTACCTACTCTTGATGGAGCCATTTCTTCTGCTTCTGGAGTCCAATTAAATCTAACACCTCTAATATGATCCATTAAATCTAAAGCTGAATCAATATTTTCTACATTTGTTTTTAATCTACCATCTGAGAAGAAGGCTATAATATTACCTGTAGCTCTAATTTCTCCAGCAATACCTGGTGCAGGAGTATTTACTCCTAATGAATTAATTTGAGCATCTGAGTTAGTTGTAAATCCACCTGTTGTTCCTTGAGCACCTGTAGGGCCAGGACCTCCTGTAGGACCTGTTGGGCCTGGAGAACCAGTAGGACCTGCTGGGCCTTGAGGACCAGTAGCACCTTGAGGACCTGTACATCCTGTAGCACCTGGAGCACCTGTGTTACCTTGTGGACCTTGTGGACCTAAAGGACCTGTAGGACCCGTAGCTCCTTGAGCTCCAGTAGCGCCTTGAGGACCTGTAGGACCTGTTGGACCAGTTGGACCTGTAGCGCCTGCAAATCCTTGAACACCTTGTGGACCTGTTGGACCAGTTGGACCTGTACTTCCTTGAACTCCTGGAGCGCCTGTTGGACCTTGAGGACCTGCTGGACCTTGAGGACCAGTTGCACCTGTGGATCCTTGGGCACCTGTAGCGCCTTGTGGACCTGTTGCTCCGGTTGTACCCTGAGCGCCTGTAGCGCCTTGTGGACCTTGTGGACCTGTTGCACCTTGAGGACCTGTTGCACCAGTTGTACCCTGAGCGCCTGTAGCGCCTTGAGGACCAGTTGATCCTGTAGCGCCTTGAGCACCAGTTGAACCTTGAGGACCGGTTGCACCCGCAAAACCTTGTACACCTTGTGGGCCAGTAGGACCTGTTGGACCTGTAGTTCCTTGAACTCCTGGGGCACCTGTGCTACCTTGTGGACCAGTAGGACCCGTAGGACCTGTTGCACCAGTAGTACCTTGAGCGCCTGTATTACCTTGAGGACCCTGTGGGCCAGTAGCACCTTGTGCACCTGTATTACCTTGAGGACCTTGTGGGCCTGTTGCTCCTGTAGCGCCTTGAGCACCAGTTGAACCTTGAGGACCTGTTGCACCAGTAGTACCTTGAGCTCCCGTATTTCCTTGTGGACCTTGAGGACCAGTAGGACCTGTAGCACCTACTATACCTTGAACACCTTGAGGACCTTGTGGACCTGTAGGGCCAGTTGTACCTTGAACTCCTGGAGCACCTGTAGGGCCTTGAGGACCTAAAGGACCTGTTGGGCCTGTAGTACCTTGTGCACCTGTTGCGCCTTGTGGACCTTGAGGACCTAAAGGACCTGTTGGACCCGTAGCGCCTTGAGCACCTGTAGCACCTTGAGGACCTGTTGCACCAGCGAAACCTTGTACACCTTGTGGACCTTGAGCTCCTTGAGGACCAGTAGTTCCTTGTATTCCAGGTGCTCCAGTAGTACCAGTTGTACCTTGTGCTCCTGTATTACCTTGAGGACCTTGAGCACCCGTTGTACCTTGAGCTCCTTGAGGACCTTGTGGACCTAACGGACCTGTTGGACCAGTAGCTCCTTGAGCTCCTGTATTACCTTGAGGACCTTGAGCTCCAGTAGTACCTTGTGCGCCTGTGTTACCTTGAGGACCAGTTGCTCCTGTAGTACCTTGAGCTCCGGTTGCTCCAGTAGCACCTACAATACCTTGAACACCTTGAGGACCTTGAGCTCCTACAGCACCTTGAATACCTTGAGGACCTTGAGGACCTAATGGACCAGTAGCTCCTTGAGCTCCAGTGTTACCTTGTGGACCTTGAGGACCTGTAGTACCTTGAGCGCCTGTATTTCCTTGAGGGCCTTGAGCACCTGTAGCGCCTTGAGCACCAGTTGAACCTTGAGGACCAGTAGTTCCTTGAGCTCCTGTAGCACCTTGTGGACCAGTTGTACCTTGAGCTCCTGTAGCACCTTGTGGACCAGTAGCACCTTGAGGGCCAGTTGGACCTGTTGTTCCTTGAGCACCTGTATTACCTTGAGGACCTTGAGGACCTGTTGCACCTTGAGGACCAGTTGCTCCAGTAGGTCCTGTAGAACCCTGAGCTCCTGTAGCACCTTGAATACTTGCTGCTGGTCCTCCATTTACAGAAATACTTACTCCTTGAGCAACTGCTGGTGTTCCAGTTGTTTGCATAGTCAGTGTAACGGTTTGAGTACCATCAACAAACTTTAATATACCTGTAGCGGGTGTTATTTGGACGTTTTTTGCCATTTATATATAAATATTTATTCTCTAATATATTCTGTTATTAATTTATCTACATCTTTACGTTCACCGTATACTACATAATAACAATCTATATTACCTTCTTCAATTCCTATTGTCACTTTTTCAGGATTAGCTGATATTACATATAAGTTTTGTGGTTTACCTATTGAGGTTAAAGTTACTGTTATAGAATCTTCATGTACTAAATCAGTCCAATAATATGGTAATTCAATAGTGTTGTTATTAGTTAATCTACCTCTAACATATACACCAATTTCTGGACCTTCAAGTACTGAGTATCTTAATCTCCAAGGTTCTTTTTTAGTTGGGTGAATAATGTCAAAGTTTTTAATATTACCATTAATAATATCAAAATTAAGAACTCCACCAACAACAGCTCCACCAGGATTTATTGAACCTGCTCCTAAATCTAAGTTTCCTCCACCAGTGTCTATAGCACCCCCATTAGTATCAATACTACCACCTGCTAAATTAAGATTAGCACCACTATTTAAATTAAGTGTTGATCCATCAAATGTTAAATTAGCTTCACCATTAATTGTAGATGTACCTGTAGCGGTTAATACATAATTATCTGTATTATTAGTAATAGTAGTTGTACCTGATGTACCCGATGAACCACTTGAGCCAGATGTACCTGAACTTCCGCTAGTTCCATTTATACCTGATGTACCTGATGAACCTGAACTTCCACTTGTTCCTGAAGAACCGCTCGTTCCTGAAGTACCTGAAGCTCCGCTAGCTCCTGAAGTACCTGATGAACCACTTGAACCTGAAGTGCCACTTGAACCTGATGAGCCACTTGTTCCTGATGAACCACTAGATCCAGATGTGCCTGAAGAACCGCTAGAACCTGAAGTTCCGCTTGAACCACTAGTACCGCTTGAACCTGAAGAACCGCTAGAACCTGATGTACCAGATGAACCTGAGCTGCCGCTCGTTCCTGATGAACCACTTGATCCACTTGTTCCTGAAGAACCTGAAGAACCACTTGTGCCTGAAGAACCTGAGGAACCACTTGTGCCTGAAGTACTATTAACTCCGCTTATACCAGAAGTACCAGATGATCCTGATGTTCCACTTGATCCACTTGAACCACTAGTTCCAGAAGAACCTGAGCTTCCACTTGTTCCTGATGAACCACTAGAACCTGATGTACCAGAAGAACCGCTTGTTCCACTTGAACCTGAAGAGCCTGATGTTCCACTTGATCCACTAGAACCTGAAGTGCCTGAACTTCCTGAAGTTCCTGATGATCCACTTGTTCCTGAGCTTCCGCTTGAACCTGAAGTGCCTGAACTACCTGATGAACCTGATGTACCGCTTGAACCTGAAGAACCACTAGTACCTGAAGAACCTGATGTGCCAGATGATCCACTTGTTCCTGAGTTACCTGATGAACCTGATGTTCCTGAACTTCCACTAGAACCACTAGTACCAGATGAACCTGAAGAACCACTTGTTCCGCTTGATCCTGAAGAACCTGATGTGCCTGATGATCCACTTGAGCCAGATGTTCCAGAAGTACCGTTAACTCCACTTATACCTGATGTACCTGAGCTGCCACTTGATCCGCTTGTTCCTGAGGAACCTGAAGAACCGCTTGTTCCTGAACTTCCACTTGAACCTGATGTTCCACTTGATCCACTTGTTCCTGATGAACCCGAAGTTCCTGATGAACCACTTGATCCACTTGTTCCTGAAGAACCTGAACTTCCTGAAGTACCGCTTGAACCTGATGTGCCACTTGAGCCAGATGTTCCAGAAGAACCTGATGAACCAGACGTTCCTGAAGAACCGCTAGAACCTGAAGTACCACTTGAACCAGACGTTCCTGAACTACCTGATGTTCCACTTGTTCCAGATGCACCAGAATTTCCAGAAGAACCACTAGAACCTGATGTTCCGCTTGAACCTGAACTACCTGAAGTTCCGCTTGAGCCTGATGTTCCTGAAGAACCGCTAGAACCTGAAGTTCCACTTGAACCTGATGAACCAGATGTTCCTGAAGAACCAGATGTTCCACTAGAACCTGAACTTCCGCTAGTTCCTGAAGAACCTGAAGAACCAGACGTTCCTGAAGAACCGCTAGAACCTGAAGTGCCAGAACTTCCACTTGAACCAGATGTTCCTGAACTACCACTAGTACCTGATGTACCGTTTACTCCGCTTATACCTGATGTTCCTGAAGATCCTGAGGAACCTGATGTTCCACTAGAACCTGAAGAGCCTGATGTGCCAGAGCTACCTGATGTGCCTGATGAACCTGAAGTGCCACTAGAACCACTTGATCCACTTGTTCCAGATGAACCTGAACTTCCACTTGTTCCAGATGAACCTGATGAGCCACTAGTTCCTGATGATCCGCTTGTTCCTGATGATCCACTTGTACCTGAACTTCCACTAGAACCACTAGTACCAGATGAACCTGAGCTTCCTGAAGTGCCTGAAGAACCTGATGTACCACTTGAGCCGCTAGAACCTGATGTTCCTGATGATCCTGAAGTACCAGATGAACCTGAAGTTCCACTTGAGCCGCTTGATCCAGATGTACCTGAAGAACCTGAGCTTCCACTTGTTCCTGATGAACCACTAGTTCCACTTGAGCCAGAAGTACCAGATGAACCAGAAGTTCCTGAAGTACCATTAACACCACTTATACCTGAAGTGCCAGAACTACCACTAGTTCCACTTGAACCTGATGTTCCACTAGAACCAGATGTTCCTGATGAACCACTAGTTCCTGAAGAGCCTGAGCTTCCGCTTGTTCCTGATGAACCACTAGTTCCACTTGAGCCAGACGAACCTGAAGTTCCACTTGAGCCAGATGAACCTGAAGTTCCAGATGAACCTGATGTTCCTGAACTTCCTGAAGTGCCTGATGATCCTGAACTTCCGCTAGTTCCTGATGAACCACTTGAACCTGATGTGCCACTACTACCTGATGAGCCACTTGTTCCGCTTGAACCTGAAGAACCTGATGTACCACTTGATCCACTTGTTCCACTTGAACCACTAGTACCGGATGAGCCTGAGCTTCCACTTGTACCAGAACTGCCTGAACTGCCTGAAGTTCCAGAAGATCCACTAGTTCCGCTTGATCCTGAAGAACCTGATGTACCTGAAGTGCCATTAACACCACTTATACCTGAAGTACCTGATGATCCTGAAGATCCTGATGTACCCGAACTACCAGACGAACCTGAAGTGCCTGAAGAACCTGATGTACCTGAGCTACCGCTAGTTCCTGATGAACCACTTGTTCCACTTGAACCTGAACTTCCTGATGTACCCGATGAACCACTTGAGCCAGATGTACCTGAACTTCCGCTAGTTCCACTTGAACCTGAAGTTCCTGATGAACCTGACGAGCCACTAGTTCCAGATGAACCTGATGTTCCACTTGAACCACTTGTTCCACTAGAGCCTGATGTTCCTGAAGAACCTGAAGAACCACTTGTTCCAGATGAACCACTTGAACCAGATGTTCCTGAACTACCACTAGTACCTGATGTACCATTTACTCCGCTTATACCTGATGTTCCACTTGAACCTGATGAACCTGATGTTCCACTAGAACCAGATGATCCTGATGTACCTGAACTACCACTTGAGCCAGATGTTCCAGAAGACCCACTAGAACCTGAAGTTCCACTTGAACCTGATGTGCCTGAACTGCCAGAAGTTCCTGAGCTTCCACTTGTACCTGAAGTTCCTGAGCTACCGCTTGAACCTGAAGTACCTGAACTACCTGATGTTCCAGATGAACCGCTTGAACCTGAAGTGCCCGATGAACCGCTTGAACCTGATGTTCCGCTTGAACCTGAAGTGCCTGAGCTGCCACTTGAACCTGAGGTTCCGCTTGAACCTGATGTTCCTGAGGTGCCATTTACACCACTTATACCTGATGTACCAGATGAACCTGAAGTACCTGATGAGCCACTTGAACCACTAGTACCAGAAGAACCTGAACTACCTGATGTTCCTGAACTTCCACTAGTTCCACTTGAACCTGATGTTCCTGAACTTCCTGAAGTACCTGATGATCCCGAAGAACCACTAGTACCAGAAGAACCTGATGAACCTGATGTGCCAGAGCTACCTGATGTGCCTGAACTACCTGAAGTACCACTAGAGCCTGATGTTCCTGAAGAACCTGAAGAACCACTTGTGCCTGATGAACCTGAACTTCCACTTGTACCAGAAGAACCTGATGAACCAGATGTGCCTGATGAACCTGAACTTCCACTTGTACCAGAAGATCCACTAGATCCTGAGGTGCCAGATGAACCTGAAGTGCCAGAAGAACCACTAGTACCTGATGTACCATTTACTCCGCTTATACCTGATGTTCCTGATGAACCTGATGTTCCTGATGAACCTGATGTTCCTGATGAACCAGAGCTACCTGAAGTTCCTGATGAACCTGATGTTCCACTAGAACCACTTGTTCCACTTGATCCTGAACTACCACTAGTACCTGAAGATCCACTTGAGCCACTAGTACCTGAAGAACCTGAAGTACCTGAAGAACCACTAGTACCTGAACTACCACTTGAGCCAGATGTTCCTGAGCTACCTGATGAACCTGATGTACCTGAAGATCCACTAGTACCTGAAGAGCCTGAAGTACCTGAAGAACCAGAGCTACCTGAAGTACCTGATGAACCTGATGAACCTGAAGTACCACTTGAACCTGATGTTCCTGAACTGCCAGAAGTACCTGAGCTTCCACTTGAACCTGAAGTTCCTGAACTGCCAGAAGTACCTGAGCTTCCACTTGAACCTGAAGTTCCTGAACTGCCAGAAGTACCTGAGCTTCCACTTGAACCTGACGTACCACTTGAGCCAGAAGTTCCAGAAGTTCCATTAACTCCACTTATACCTGAAGTGCCTGAAGATCCGGATGTACCTGAACTGCCACTTGAGCCAGATGTACCTGAAGAGCCACTTGAACCTGATGTTCCTGATGAACCTGAAGATCCTGAAGTACCTGATGAACCGCTTGTTCCACTAGAACCAGATGATCCTGATGTACCTGAACTGCCAGAAGTACCACTTGAACCTGAAGAACCACTTGTTCCACTTGAACCACTTGAACCTGAGGTGCCACTTGATCCGCTTGTTCCGCTAGAACCCGATGTTCCTGATGAACCACTTGTTCCTGATGAACCGCTTGAACCTGAAGTACCTGATGTACCATTTACTCCGCTTATACCTGAAGTACCTGAAGATCCTGATGTACCTGAAGAACCTGATGTTCCTGAAGATCCACTTGAGCCAGATGTTCCTGATGAACCTGAGCTGCCTGAGGTTCCTGAAGAACCGCTAGTACCGCTTGAACCTGAACTTCCACTTGTTCCACTTGAACCTGATGAACCGGAAGTACCACTACTACCGCTTGTACCTGATGAACCTGATGATCCTGAAGTACCAGATGAGCCACTTGTTCCTGAAGAACCAGATGTCCCTGAACTTCCTGAAGAACCTGATGTTCCACTTGAACCACTTGTTCCTGATGAACCAGAGCTGCCTGATGTTCCTGAAGAACCTGAGGTTCCTGATGAGCCACTTGTTCCTGATGAACCTGAAGATCCTGAAGTACCTGATGAACCGCTTGTTCCTGATGAACCACTAGTACCTGAAGTACCATCTACTCCACTTATACCTGATGTACCACTAGATCCTGAAGATCCTGAAGTACCTGATGAACCACTTGAGCCAGATGTTCCTGATGAACCTGATGAACCGCTAGTACCACTTGAACCTGAAGTACCAGATGAACCTGATGTTCCAGAAGAACCACTAGTACCTGATGATCCACTAGATCCTGAAGTACCAGATGAACCTGATGAACCTGAGGTTCCTGAAGAACCGCTAGTTCCACTTGAACCTGAGGTTCCACTAGAACCCGATGAACCTGAAGTTCCTGAACTTCCTGATGAACCTGATGTGCCGCTTGAACCGCTAGTACCTGATGAACCTGATGTTCCTGATGAGCCACTAGTTCCTGAAGAACCGCTTGAACCTGAGGTGCCACTTGAACCACTAGATCCTGAAGTGCCAGATGAACCTGAAGAGCCTGAAGTACCAGATGAACCTGACGTTCCAGATGAACCTGAAGTTCCAGATGTACCATTTACACCACTTATACCTGATGTACCACTAGATCCTGAAGATCCTGAAGTACCTGATGAACCTGAAGAACCTGATGTTCCTGAAGAACCTGAGGTTCCTGAAGAACCGCTTGAGCCAGAGGAACCTGAAGATCCGCTTGTTCCACTTGAACCTGAAGACCCAGATGTTCCTGATGAACCTGAACTTCCTGAAGTGCCACTTGAACCAGATGTTCCGGATGAACCACTTGTACCACTTGAACCTGAAGAACCTGAGGTTCCAGATGAACCTGATGATCCTGAAGTGCCACTACTTCCACTAGTTCCTGAAGAGCCTGAAGTACCAGATGATCCTGAAGATCCTGAAGTTCCACTTGAACCTGAAGAACCTGAGGTGCCACTTGAACCTGAAGAACCTGAGGTACCACTTGAACCAGAAGTTCCGCTTGAGCCACTAGTACCTGACGAACCGCTAGTGCCTGATGTACCATCCACACCACTTATACCTGAAGTACCTGAGCTACCTGAAGTTCCGGATGAACCACTTGAACCAGAAGTTCCGGATGAACCTGAAGTACCACTAGAGCCTGATGTTCCTGATGAACCACTTGAACCACTTGTTCCGGATGATCCGGAAGTGCCTGATGAACCACTAGTACCTGACGATCCGCTTGAACCAGACGTTCCTGATGAACCACTTGAACCAGAAGTTCCTGAAGAACCGCTAGTTCCACTTGATCCTGAAGTGCCACTTGAACCTGAAGATCCTGATGTTCCTGATGAACCATTTGTTCCACTAGAACCAGATGATCCTGATGTGCCAGATGAACCTGAACTACCACTTGTTCCACTTGAACCTGAAGAACCTGAAGTTCCAGATGAACCTGATGAGCCACTGGTTCCTGAAGAACCAGAAGTTCCGCTTGAGCCACTAGTACCTGATGTACCGTCAACTCCACTTATACCTGAAGTACCTGAGCTACCGCTCGTACCTGATGAACCACTTGAGCCAGATGTACCACTAGATCCTGAAGAACCTGATGTTCCACTAGAACCGCTAGTTCCAGATGAGCCTGATGTACCTGAACTTCCACTAGTTCCTGATGAACCACTTGAACCACTTGAACCAGAAGTTCCTGAAGAACCACTTGTTCCACTTGAACCACTTGTTCCTGATGAACCTGACGTTCCAGATGAACCAGATGTCCCTGAACTTCCTGAAGAACCTGATGTTCCACTTGAACCTGAAGTACCAGATGAACCTGAACTTCCACTAGTTCCTGAAGAACCAGAAGATCCTGAAGTACCTGATGAACCTGACGTTCCAGATGAACCTGACGTTCCAGATGAACCTGAGCTACCTGCGGTTCCTGAAGAACCACTTGTCCCAGATGAACCAGAAGTACCTGACGTACCATCAACTCCACTTATACCTGAAGTGCCGCTTGAACCTGAAGTACCAGATGAACCTGAACTTCCGCTAGTTCCTGATGAACCACTTGAGCCAGATGTACCAGAAGAACCGCTTGTTCCACTTGAACCTGATGTTCCTGAAGAACCTGATGAACCCGAGGTACCTGAACTGCCACTAGTACCTGATGAACCTGAAGTGCCAGATGAACCTGATGAACCTGAAGTTCCTGAAGAACCTGAGCTGCCTGATGTGCCAGATGAACCTGAGGTTCCTGAAGAACCACTAGAACCAGACGTTCCTGAGCTGCCTGATGTACCACTAGAACCGCTAGTGCCTGATGAACCTGAAGATCCTGAAGTGCCTGATGAGCCACTTGAACCACTTGTACCACTTGAACCTGAAGATCCTGAAGTACCTGATGAACCAGAGGTGCCACTTGAGCCGCTAGTTCCGGATGAACCAGAAGTACCTGACGTGCCATCTACTCCACTTATACCTGAAGTACCTGAGCTGCCTGAACTACCTGATGTGCCTGAACTACCAGAGCTGCCTGATGTGCCTGAACTGCCGCTTGAACCAGATGTACCTGATGAACCACTAGTACCTGAACTACCTGACGTACCACTTGAGCCAGAAGATCCTGAAGTACCAGAACTACCTGACGAACCACTAGTCCCACTTGAACCTGAACTTCCACTTGTTCCTGATGAACCTGAACTTCCTGACGTACCACTTGAGCCAGAAGTGCCAGAACTACCTGATGTTCCTGATGAACCACTTGAGCCAGATGTACCTGATGTGCCATCTACTCCACTTATACCTGAAGTACCACTACTTCCTGAGGAACCAGAAGTACCTGATGAACCACTTGTTCCTGATGAACCTGAAGTGCCACTTGATCCACTAGAACCTGATGTTCCTGAAGAACCTGACGTACCACTTGAGCCGCTTGAACCACTTGTTCCACTTGAACCTGATGAACCTGAAGTACCACTAGAACCAGATGTTCCACTACTACCACTTGTACCATCAATCCCAGAAGTACCTGATGAACCACTTGTGCCTGAACTACCTGATGTTCCTGATGTTCCGTTTATACCTGAAATTCCAGAAGTTCCTGAGCTGCCACTTGAACCTGAAGTACCACTAGAACCAGAACTACCTGATGTTCCTGAACTTCCTGAAGAACCTGAGGTTCCACTACTACCACTTGTACCTGATGATCCTGAACTACCTGATGTTCCTGAACTGCCGCTCGTTCCTGATGAACCTGATGTACCTGAAGATCCTGAAGTGCCTGATGAGCCTGAAGATCCTGAAGTACCGGAACTACCTGAAGTGCCACTTGAACCTGATGTACCACTTGAACCACTAGTGCCTGAGGATCCTGAAGTACCTGATGAGCCACTAGAACCAGAAGTTCCTGAACTACCTGAAGTTCCTGATGAACCTGATGAACCATCAACTCCACTTAAACCTGAAGTACCCGAAGTACCAGATGAGCCTGATGAGCCACTAGTACCTGATGATCCACTTGTTCCTGAAGAACCTGAACTACCTGACGTGCCACTTGAGCCAGATGTTCCCGAACTTCCACTTGAACCACTTGTACCTGATGAACCTGAGCTTCCTGAAGTACCAGACGAACCTGATGTTCCTGAACTTCCGCTAGTTCCACTTGAACCTGAACTTCCACTAGTTCCTGAAGAACCGCTTGAGCCAGATGTTCCCGAACTTCCACTAGTTCCTGAAGAACCGCTTGAGCCAGATGTACCTGATGAACCACTTGTTCCACTACTTCCTGAAGTGCCAGATGAGCCTGAGCTACCTGAAGTACCAGATGAACCACTTGTTCCTGAGCTTCCGCTTGTACCGGATGAACCTGATGAACCGCTAGTTCCACTTGAACCTGAACTTCCGCTAGTTCCTGAAGAACCACTTGAGCCAGATGTACCTGACGAACCGCTTGTTCCTGAAGAACCACTTGTTCCACTTGAACCAGATGAACCAGATGTTCCTGAGCTTCCACTTGTTCCACTTGAACCTGAAGTACCTGAAGAACCACTTGAACCTGAAGTACCTGAAGAACCACTTGAGCCAGATGTGCCTGATGAACCGCTAGTTCCTGATGAACCAGATGTTCCACTTGTTCCGCTTGAACCTGATGTTCCTGAAGTGCCAGATGAACCGCTAGTACCTGATGAACCACTAGAACCTGATGTTCCACTTGAACCACTTGTACCTGATGAACCAGATGTGCCTGATGAACCTGAGCTGCCACTTGTACCAGATGAGCCAGATGTTCCTGATGAACCTGACGTGCCTGAACTACCCGAAGTGCCAGAAGAACCAGATGTACCATTTGTACCTGAAGTACCGTTTGTGCCAGATGTTCCACTAGTTCCTGAAGTTCCTGAACTACCACTAGTTCCTGAGGTTCCTGAACTGCCACTAGTACCTGATGTTCCACTTGTGCCAGATGTACTAAAATCAGCTATTGGAGCATATGTAAATTGTCCAGAACTAGTATCATATGTTATAAAATAACCTGATGAAGAGTTTTCACTTACTCCTAAAACTATAAAAGGATTTGAACCTGAAATTAATAATGATCCAGTAATTACAGCTGAACCTGAAAACGGAAATCCTGCTCCTCCACTACCTGAAGAAGCTATTCCATAACTAACTAATCCTGTTGCTGGATCATATGTTAAATTATATGAGGCTGAAAGATCATTTTCTACTCCAATAAGTGTTAATGGGTTTGAGCCTGAAATTATTACACTCTCACTAATGCTACCTGTAATAGATAAATCATTAGATAAATACCACCCTAACTGTTCTGGTCTTACTCTTGCCATCTTATTGGAATTTTCCTATTATTAATACAGAATCTGGGTTAGGGCTTGAAGGTGAATTTAATTCAAATCCTAAACCAGACAATGATGTGTTAAACGTAAATACTATATCATTTCCAATTTGTTGTAAATTAAAGAAATTAGGTTCTGTGTTAATTCCGTTTATTAATACAATAAATTGATTTTTTCCTGTTGGTGGTAATGGGTCAGGAGCAACCATAATTTGTTTACCATATAAAGTAGCTTGATTCGTACTAGTTACAATAGCTAAAGCTGAATTATTTGTATTTAAATATTGTGATACTGCTGCAAATGATGCTGGGGTTATTATTGGTGGACTTAGTGGATTCACATTCGTTATTTTTGGTTTTTTTACATTTACTGGAATTATTAAATCATCTACTGCATATTCGTTAAAAATTACTTGACCTTTACTTACATATGCCATATCATGTGATAAATATGCATTTATAGTGTCGGGTATTAAATAACCATGTAATTTCATTGTGATTTTACTAACAACAGTTCTTTCTTCTTCTGCTGAGTATTGAACAGATGTTGGAAAAGACTCTATATTTACTCTAAAATAATAACGATTTTTATCTCCCCAATAACTATTTTCAGCATATTGTACAGCTTCAAGTATTCTATTGGATTGTTCTACAAAATCTGCATAAATATTTAATTCATATGTAATAGTAACATAATCTGGGTGTGCTACCACCATCATTTCTTTTACTGGTTGGCGATTATTTAACACATTAAAATTATCATAAGCATTTTTATTGGTAAATTGTCTTTCAAAAACATGAACGTTTTGAGCTAAATTACCATCAAGATTTCTACCTACATTACGATTTTTTGTTACATCTGTTCTGTTAACTACAATAAGAGGAGCAATAATTTTACCACTTACATCACGTAAAAATCCTTCTTTTTGCATTGCTACCCATCTTTCAGGATAAGCATATATTACAGGAACATCAATAAGTTCTGTATTACTGTATACTGTAGGTTTAATGTTATTTTTAATATGTTCTAATACAGCCGTATCAATATCAATTAATTTAACACTAAAATTTTTCTCTCTAGTGCCTTTTTGTGATACTTTTAAAGCTCTATTAGGTTTACTAACCATAGGCTCTTTACCATAACTAGCAAGTTCATAAGGTACAATTTTATCTTGTACTTCTTGTGCGGGAGTTTTAGGTATAGGTTTTCTTACTTGAGCCATTATTGTATTTTATAAGGTAAAATATTAAGTTTAATAGGTCTAGTCATTATTGTATCTAATTCAAATACTAAACTTTGACCTCTTTTATTTAAACTACTACTTTCAAAATTAGAAGCACCATAGATATATTGATCATCATTACCGAAATCAATCCAGTTTTCGTTTACATTATAAACTTCATAGTATCTTTCTCTATCTAAAATAATGTCTCCTACTTCAGGCATTACTCCAATTTTAAGCATCATTTCATGTACAAACCAGAATTGAGATTTTTGTGTATTACTTACACCATAATCTTCTACTATTTGAAGTTCATCACCTCTATCAATATAACATTTAATAAGAACAGGTTGATAGTACCATTTTGAAGTACTTTCACCATAGATATTTGTAGATGAATTAGTAGCACTTATTTTATAATAAGGCACTTGCATTGACATTAATCTTTTATAAGCTTCTGTAATAGAAGTTACTTGAAAATCAATGTCATTACCTGGAGCAAAGGGCATAGGTCTAGCTAATCCATCTGGTTGAGATGGTAAAGCTTCATAATCACCGGGGGTGGTAACTTTTTGGCCTGGTACTCTGAAAAATGCTCCTGGTTTGTTAGTCATTATAGAATGTAAATAGGTGAAGGTAAAGGTATATTATTCATAATAGCATTGTTAGCATCATCTTCAGCTTTTTGTCTTTCTAACTGTTTTTGTTTTGAAGTTTCATCTAATAAAACTCTAAGTTCTTCTAATAATGCTGCTTTATCTGCTTGAGATTGACTCATCAAATCACTACTAGACATAGCTCCTACTTTTGGAACTTCTGCTGCAGGATATTTACCTCTTGAATAACCTAAAATCTCTTTACAAATTGCTAATACATACCTCATAATCCATGATTTACCTATTGAATTAATTCTAGAATATGTTGGGTTTGCATAAGGTACATTAGATACATCTGTTATGATAGGTTTATCATACGGAGGAACGTTACTATTTTGATTTTGGTTTTGTTGTAAAACATCACTTTCTTTAGCAAACTCAAGCCATAATTTATTTCCATTTCCTGGAGGAATAGGGAATATAGTAAGTATATTATTATTTACACTAAAACTATATCCATTGTATCTTACATCCATCTGCATATTCCATTCTTGTATTCTTTGTATGTCAAAATACACAGGCCACTGAATGTATGAATTATATCCATATCCACCATAAAATCCAAACATATCAGCGGTAGCACCTACACCTCCTAAACCAGGGTATGGGCTTGTCATCCATGCTTGAGCAGGAGGAGCTTGATAAAATACTCTAACTACTACAGGATTATCTTTTAAACTAATAAGACTTTCACTAACAAACAATGTTTTTAAGTCATACGTTTGTTGACCATCTATTAGGTCAATACTCGCGCTATATACTGGAATATCGCGTATGAAAGCTTGGTCCGCATAATTATTGGCGATTCTTATAGTTCCACCTAAAGTTCGGTCAATAAGTCGAGTATTCATATTATAATCTGACTTATAAGCTATATATTGTACTACTTGAGTTGTAGGTGTTATACTAGCATTAGGATCTACATCTAAAATATAATTATTATTTACATAACTAGCAGATACATAAAAATAATCTGCAGAATTAATAAAAGGAAGAGGATTTTTTACAACAAAATAAACATTTCCACCTTTCATGTAAGTATATTGGGGTAAAAAATTACCACACTGATTTTCAATGCCAAAAGATTGTACTAAACTGAAGTCAGCTCTAGACATTGATGGAATAACACTAGCAGAAACTACATAAAATATACTTCCACTATTAATAGCCCATTGCATTTCTGGGGCCGATGTAAAATCTGAAGCTACAGCTACTTCTGGTGGGCTAAACGATAAAGAAGCATTAAAGTAACTTACATTATATTCACATAAAAAACTATCTGTGTAACTACCTTCTATTGATAAGTAGTTTTCTCTTACTTTATAAAGATAAACTTCATTACCATAAGTAGTTACTGCTTCTTCCATAGCAGCATATATTTGAAAATCTACAAGTTCAACGTCAACTACACCAAAACCTAAACGTCGGGTTACATAAAAACAAGCACGTTGTGCATCGTTTTGAAACGTTGGATCATTATCATAGTAACCGAAAGGAGTATTACCAGGAACTGGTAATAGATCGGATGTGGATAGGGCGTAATTGTAATCTTGAGACATAGTCGATGATAAATATTAATCTCTTAATGTTTTATAAATTTCTAAGATTGGTTCTACTATTGGATGGCGATGATTTGTTTTAAGATGAAAATGACTAACACCATCAATAGCAGCTACTGCTTTACTTACAAAATATAATCCTGAGTCTTTTTTGAATTTTAAGTCAATTTGTCCAACATCACCAACAATACACATTTTTGATCCTTCACATAAACGAGTAATAGCAAGTTCCATTTGTGAATCGGTAATGTTTTGAGCTTCATCTAAAATAATAAAGCTATTACTAAAATTTCGACCTCTCATAAAAGCAAATGGAATAATTTCTATTCTTCCTTCAGCAAACTCTTTATCGATTTTTTCTTTATTGTATAATCGATACATGTTATCATAGATAGGGGCAATAAATGGATCTAATTTATCTTTTAATCCACCTGGAAGAAAACCAATGTCTTCTTTAGCTGTTACTACAGGTCTAGCTACAATAATCTTTTCTATTTCTTTGTTAAACAATAAATCTAAAGCTGCTTGACAAGCTACTAATGTTTTACCACTACCTGCAGCACCTGTTAATACTGAAATTGTGTTGTCGTAAATAATTCCTTTTGCTTGTTTTTGTTCTTGATTTAAAGATACATTAAATTTGATTGGATTTTTTGGTTTACGTTTTTCTTTAAATTTGTCGTGGTGAGTTGCTACTGCATTTACCACACTTTCTACATTATTGTCCATAACTTTGTGTGGCAATAAATATGAAAAAAAGACCCGCCGAAGCGGGTCTTAATTAATTTAGATCAGACTATGATTAAACTACTTGCAAGTCAGCAACTTCGATCTTACCGTAGTAATCAGGACGGAGCATTTTCTTAGCGTAGCGAGTCATTACACCTTTACGTGGTGTGAATGTTGTAGGATCATAGATCAATGGAGTCATGATCAATGGAACATAAGGAGCATAAACGGCACCAGTTTCCAAGAACTGAGTTCCTTTGTAACCCAACAAGATAGTATTCCACTTCATGTAAGGGTTTTTGTACACCTTGTAACGACCATTGATTGAACCGATTTTCTGAACACCAAATGCATATTTCATTGTTTCTGCATCTGCGTTATCAGCAGCGAATCCAGGGATTGATTCCAAAATAGTAGCAACTGAAGGAGAAATTACCATAAAGTTAGCACCACCACGTAATGTTTTCTGGTGGATCAAGTTAGAAACTTTTTGTAATTTAATTCCTAAAGTTTGGAACCAAGACATTTGGTTGTAGTAAACACCAGCTGTATTGCTTGTGAAAGCAGTACCGTTTGAGTTGATTTGATTACCAACTTGAGCACTCCAGTATTGAGTGTTAGAAGCAGCAGCACCTGTGATCAACATACCTAAAATTTCAAGGTCAATTTCCATTGAAATTTGCTCAGATAACATTGAAGTCAATTCAGCTTCAGCGTCTAAGTTTTGGTATGCATTCAAGTCTTGAGCGAATTCAGGAGTCCACTGAGCTTTCAATTTACGAGTTTCAGCAGTAATACTATCAGAAACTAACTTAATGTTTAATTCAGGGAATTCGATGTCGCTATATGACTGTACGTTAGGAGATGCTAATGGGTTTCCACCGGCTTCGTAATCACCAACGTTGAATGGGTTCATAGAACCTTGTTTCAAGAAAGTTACTGTTGTAGCAACGTTAACTGTACTTCCGCTTAACAAACGATTTGCAAGAGCTGCGCTAGAAGCAGATACGTAGAAAGTAGTAGCAGTATTAGTAATTGTAGTGTAATCAGCCAAAATACTATTAGCATTAATAGAAGCTGTAGGAGCAACTAAGTAGAAAGCTTGAACACCAAATACGTCTACAGAAGCTGTAGTATAACCGCTAGCAATACCTTGAGCAATAGCTTGAGCGTTAATTTGAACGTTAGGAATAACTACTTGATAAATTTGACCAGCATTACAAGAGTTAATGTAATTAGAATCGAAATTGATTAAGTAGAAGTTTGAACCAGTTGTAATTTGAGTTACAGCAGAAGCAGATACACCAGAAGCTGAGAATTCGTTACGAGAGTATCCAAATCTACCAGCACCATAGTAACCACCTTCAGCTAAGTTGTCGAAGTTACTGTTACCAAATCCTGGAGCTGGAGTACCATAAAGTGAATCACCAGAAGTAAATGGAGTTTTAGTAGTACCATACTGGAAGTCCAAGTAGAAAATAAGACCAGTTGGCATTTGCATTGGCTGAACAGAAACGAATTCTTTAGCCACTACTTGTCCAAAAATCTTACGTACCATTGGAAGAGCAACACCAGCCCATTGGTAACCTTGACCAGTTGTAAAACCAGAAGTAGCACCAGCAGTAGTGTTTGTTTCAACGATAAGTTCCTTGGCTTGGTTTTCGAGCAACATCGACATGTTTGTTTTGTCGTATCCGCTCAAACCTTCCAATAAACCAGATTTAGCCCATTTGTTTGCTAAACGAGTCGCGTCGCCTTGCAAAGACTGCCATGGGTTAGCAGATTCGAGAAGTTGATTAATTGTTGACATTTTATTTTAATGTGTTTTTTTATTTTGTAATAATACCAGCTAATTGTTGCATTCTTGTAATTTGATCATCTGTACTGATAATAGGTGACTTAGCTGTTGTACCACCTACGATACTAGAAGCAAATGATTTGTGTTCTTTCAAAGTAGTTTTAGAACTTACTTTAGAAGTTTTTACTGTGTTTTTCAATACTTCGTAAATGTTTTTAGCTTCAGTTAAAGTTTGTGCTTTATCAAAGCTATTAACAACATTTACTTTTTGGTTTTCAGTTAAGTTGCTTGCTTTAAACAATTTATTTACATAAATCAATTTAGCATTTAACAAATTAACTTCATTTAATTGGCTACGAAGACTCTTAATTACATTGATTGCTTCTTCTAATTCTTTTTCTTTTTCTTTCTTTTTAGCTTCATCTACTTCTTTAACTTTTTCGTTGAGCTTCATAGAAAGTTTATTTTTGTAAGCACCATTTAAACCAGATTTCTTGTCACCAGCTGCACCATATGGTGCACCGATTTTGTTTTTAGATTTACCTAAACCAAAAGGAGCATTAGCTTTCTTATCGTAAGCTTCGTCTAATTCTTTTTCTTTCTTACCACCTTTGTACTTAGCACGCTCATCAAGCTCTTCTTTTTCTTTTTTCTTTCTTTCGTAAAGAGCAAATAATTCGTCTAATTCTTCTTCTTTTGACTTTTTCTTTTTAGGTTTTTCTTCAGTCTCTTCTTCGGTTTCGTCTTCGATGTCTAAGTCGAATTCATCGTCACCTCCAGCGTCCATGTCCGTCATGTCCATGTCTGTCTCTTCGTCTCCAGCAGCACCAGCTTCACCACCCATGACAGCTCTAATAGCGTCTTGGATCATGTCGCGAAGTTCGTCTACTGTTACTTCGTCGATGCTCTCACCTCCACTAGCTTTTTCAAACATAGTGTTTTCTTCGAGTTCTTCTTTACCTTCTTCCATTTCATCATCGCCTTCATAAATTTCATTGGCTTCTTCTTCAAGCTCACGTAAGATTTCTTCAAGATCGTAATCTTCTTCTAAATCTTCTTCGCTCATTTCAGAATTCATTTCCATCATGTCGTCGTCTTCTTCAGAAAGAGAATTGAAAAGTTCTTCAAGATCGAGTTCTTCCATGTTGTCATAGTCTTCTTCAAGTTCGTCTTTTCCTTCTTCCATTTCTTCAGTTTCATCTAATGAATCAATGAGATTGTCTTTGTCTACGATGTACGTAGCTTTTTCTTTAAGCTCTTCCTCTTTCTTTTCTTCTAATTCGTCAGCTTCCATTACACGTCTTTCAAACATGCTCTGAATGCGAGGCATAAAAGATTCTTCAAGGGCGGCTTTTGCGTTAGCGACGGCAACTTCACGTAAAGTTTTGGCGTCAGCAATTGCGTCTTTAAATAATTGTTGGTTGTTTGACATTTGTTTTTTTTGTTTCGCACTGTCTATTAGAGAGACAATATAAGATTTTTAATTTGTGCGACAGAATATTAAAGATTCTGTATGGATACCCATAAATATATAGGGCTATCCAGAAACATGCAAAACTAGCAAAAAGCTTTTATTTTATGCAACAAACTCCCGTTTGATTACAAATAATATCTGTAATCAGTGAGTTAATTTTTGAGTATTGGTTAGATATTTGTTGAGTGTATTGTTTACCTTCAGCTAAACTTACTGGTTTCATGTAAGCTCCATGTGTACTTGGTGTACTTACAAAATCCCAACATACTAAATCAAAATCATCTTGTACTTCTACAGTATTTTCGCCTAATTGTTTAACACTACCCATTCCTCTTGAACTAATTCCTACAGTAATGTTATTTAACAATAAATCTTTTAAAATATTTCCACTAGGTGTATTAAGAATTTCAATACGGCCAAATAAATCATCACCTTCCCATCGTAATTGTTTAATATTGTGACAAACATTTTTTAAACTAATAACAGAAGACTCTGGGTGATCTAATTCACCCAAAGCTCTGTTTTGGGCAATCGGGCCTGCAATGTATTTTTCTACTTCTCTATGGAGAATTGCTTTAGGATAAACACGACCGTTTTCATTTTTGGCATCTGCACGCTGTACAATACCTTCTACCACTAAATTTTTATTAGGGCTCATTTTAGCCTCATTAAGAGACTGAGGTGTTGGCTTGAATGCCAAATATTCTATTAAAACTTGTTTAGTCATTTGGATCGTTTGGGTTATCAAACTTAGCATTAAAACCTTGATCTGTTAATTTTTTAAGTGTACTCATATCTCCAGGTTTTACAGATACTATTCCTCTAGCCATTTCATGTACTAAAGTTAAAATTTGATTTTTAGTAGTAGGAGTTAACTTAATTTTTCTAGAGTCTTTTACGTTTACATCTTCGTTTATGTCTTCTTCAAAACCACTTAATGTTCCTCTATTGTAAAATCCTGGGCCGGGTTTATCTGCTGTTTCTTGATTACTAATTGTGTAATCCATTCCTTCTTCTACACCCTTACTAAGAAGTCTTTCTAAAGCACTAGCTAAATCTTTTTTACCTTCTTCTTTTAACTTAGCTACTAACTGTTTTAATTTTGCTAATTGTTGTGCAGGAATGCCTTTAGACTCACTCATTGGAGCATCATTAATATTTTTAATAGCTTTCTTTACTTTATCTTGAATTTCTTCGTCTTTATCGCGTTTTTCAGCGTATTGTCTTAGTAATTTAATGACTTGATTTTTCTTAGCTGTATCTCCTTTAATAGCATCTCTAACACTTTTAATAAGTTCTCCGTTATTATCCATAGCGGCTAAATAAGATGCTGGATTAAGTGTATAAACATCATATCCTTCATTTAATTTAGCTGGTTCCATTCCAGAAGACTTATATTTACCTTTAACTTCGTCTTTAAGACCATATGGAGCGTCTTGTTTATCAGCTTTAGGCATTTTACCATCTTTTTTTATGGCTTCAGCACTTTTAGCAGTATTTTTTACTCCAGGTTTTTTACCAGATCCATATTCACCCACCATTTTAATGGTTTCGTTTACTAACATGTTAGTGTAAAAATTAGGATCTTTTTTAAGATTTTTCAAAACTTTACTTTGGGCTTCTTTGATAGTATCAACGTTAATGGTTTTACCAGAAGTTGTTAATTCATAATCCATCCCATTTTCAAATTCGTAAATATTGACTTTGTCTATTTCACGAACTACAGGAGTGATGTATTTATCAAAGTAAGATTTATTAGGATTACTCATGGTAATAAATATGTATTATCCTTGTCCTACGTATCTTTTTACGTAATTTTTACTAGATTTTGATTTACTTGCTTTTGTTTTAGCATGAATACCAGGGCGTCTACGTTTAGGTTTTACTTGAAAAACTTTAACTGACGATGTTTTTGTCTTTACCTTTGCCATTTTCCTTTATTTGTTTTAAATTTTGATACAACGTTGCTGTTTCTTTCATTAATTGATTTAAATAAGCTTCAGTACGCTTATTGTAAGAAACATTGTTAGTTTCACTTAACTCAGTTTTTAATTGTTTTGTGTAACTAGCGATTTTGTTTACTTCTTGTAAACGTTTTTTAATTTCTCTAATCGCAACGTGCATCTGTGTAGATGGCTTAACTACTTCAGTTTGTTTTTTAAACTGACTATAACGTGATTCGTTTAATTCTTGTTTTTTTACTATAGCATCATAATTAGCCATAGTAAGAGTATTTCCTGTACCGCTTAACTTAATAATATTTTCAGTAACATTATGAAGATCCATGTCTGTTTTAGCATCTTCACGAGCATATTCTAATAAACGAATAAATAAGGGAACATCAGTTTTAATTGTATCTTTAGGATTAGTAGCTTCTTTTAAACCACCTTTACCAGCCCAAAGATACTTAGCATCAATCATTTCACTAGGTTTTACTTCTCTATATCCAATACTTGTATATGCACTTAAATCTTTAGCACCTGGTGTGAATACAGAAGGAATTCCTTTACCATCTTTAGGTGGTTTTTGAAATACTTTTTGTTTAGTTTCGTTTTTTGGTTTTTTACCTTGATGTTGATAACCAGTACCTGTTTGAAATCCACTTGTAGCACCAGCTCCAGTAGACATTTCCTTTAAGCGATTTTCAGCAAACTTTTTAATTCTTTCTTTAAGTCGTTTTTTGTCCATTAAATTACTTTTTTAATTTCGCTTAACAACTCATAATATTGTAATAAATTAATTAAATGTTCTTCCTTAGGAGCTTCATTTTTCTGGATAGGTTTGATCAATTTAATACCTTCGTTTATTTTAATTTTTGTAACAGGTTCTTGAATTTTTTCTACAAAACTACTTAAAGTAAGTTTCAAATAATTATAATGATCGTTTACTACTTTTTTTAATTTAGCTGAATCATTAATGTTATTGATGTATTCTTTTAATATAACTTTTTGTTGAGGAGTAAAATTATTATATTTGTCGTTAAATTTTTCTATTAACATTCTATAAGTTAAAATACGAATATCTTTACTTTCTTGTAAAAATTCTTTTATTTCCTCATTTTCTTTGTTAATAATTTCTTTTTGAGTCAAATGCTCTAAAAGAGTAATTTTACTATTTACTACTTGTTTAGGATCTGTAAAGTAAGGTAAACGATATGATTCTAATAACGTATAAATACTAGCACTAGTTTTATAATTATTTATTTTATTTTTAAAAAAATTATTTAAATCGTAATATTTTTTAATTTCTTTAATTAAATTATATTTTTCTTTATTTAACTTTTGTAAATCAAACTTTAAAGCAGATTCAGCTATAGTTTGTAAAATAGTTTCTGCTTTTCCTTCTGTAAATCTTTCTTGTGTATTTACTAAGTTATAAAGTCTTTGTTCTTTAGCTAATTCAGTGTTTGAAAAATATTTTTTTAAAATCTTTACTGAAGGAGAATCTCCAGTAGCCAAGACGTCATTAGTTACCTGGCGAACTAATAGTTCAAAGATAATTCCAGTATTTTTATACTTTGAATGTTTAATTTGATTCATGTGAAGCTCTAATAATAAATATGTACTAAAATTATAAAGGCATAATATTGTCTTCACTCAATATACCATCGTCGTTTTTACTTTCAAACAAATGGATTTTTCTACTTTCAGGTTTAGGCATCATATCAAACATAAACTTATTTTTATAGTATTGAGCTTTACTTTCTAAGGCTAAAGGACTACCTCCTTTATGATTTGTTTTACCATACTTATCTTCTCCATCATCAGATGATGAATACTCTTTACGACCTAAAGCATCTTTACCAAATGGACTTTGTTGAGTGTCTTTAATACTAGTTTTATCTTGAGGTCTACCAGGTAATCTTACAATATTAGGTTCGTTTTCATCGTAACCCATAGGAACATCAGTTGGAGCATTCGGTACTTGGGTATATCTTCCTTTACCATAAATTGTAGCTAATTGATGTGGTGTTCCATATGCCTGTCCAGTTTCTGCTGGGTCATTTCCTTCTTCTTCTACTTGTTTATATCTAAACTGGCGTTTTTTATCTTCAATAACTAAATCTCTATACTCATCAATTTCATCTTCACTAAAGTGGAATACATTATCATAAATCCAATCTGTAGGCATTAATCCTGATTCTTGAATTGATTTAGCTAATTCAACTTTTTCTTTTAGTAACGCAATTCTTTCTTGATCGTAAATAATTGATGGAGTAGTTAAACTAAGCTCAAAATTTGTCATAGCTTCACCATCATAACCTTGAGTATATAAATGAACTAATGCAATTTTTGTTAACTCACTTACTAAAATTCTTTGAATTCTTTCAATTGTGCGAGCAAAACGAATGTCTTCAGCTGCTAATGTTGCTTTACCAGTTAAGTCTTTTTCATAACCCATAAACGCTTTAGGTACTTTAAGAGCAGCAAATAATTTTTCTCTTAAGTATTCTACGTCTTTAATACCATCGTATTCTAAACCTTTTACAGAGTCAATTTTAGTTGTAGTATCATTACCTCTTACAGGAATATAATAGTCTTCCAACATATTCATTACGTTGTATTTTAAATTATATTGACCTGTTTTTTCATCCATAAATGGAGTCTTTTTAAGTTTAGACACCATTTTTTGCATATAATTTTCTACTTCTGCTGGAGGAATAGAACCAATATTAATGTAAAATAATCGTCTATCTGGAGCTCTGGTGATACGGTGAATTAACATCGCATCTTCCATTAAAATATATTGTTTAAACAATTTACGAGCTGGTTCTAGGTAGCTTCTACCGTATGGAAGATAATTAAGATCACTTAGTAATCTAAAGTGAGCCATTTCATAGTTTTCAAAATAAAATGCGTCTTCATCTTTTTGTCCTCCACCATAGCTTGCCCATCCTCCAGCTGATGTTCCATAACCAGCAGCAGCGGCGGCATCATATCTAAATCTTACATAAGATGGATTTTTAGGATCCATTCCTTCTTCTCTTAAAATATTAAAAGCAGAGAATGGAATAACTTGATATACTCCAAACTTTTCAGCAATTTCTAACTTAAGAAAAAAATCACCGTATTTACACATATTTCTTGTCCATGACCATAAATTAAACTCAATGTTTAATACATCATAAAACAAGTTATATAATATTTTTTGAATATTTTCGTCAGAACTACGAATATGAAGCATTTCTCCAGATTCATTTCTCAAAGTACATTCATCTGCTATAATATCTAAAGCACTACTTACAATAGCATCTGTATCCATTGATTCGTAATCACTGTAAAGTTGAGGACGAAGAGATGGATAGTTAATAGCCATCTGTCCAGCATATGCTGATATTCCTGATGTTGTATAAACTCTACTAAATCTATCTACAACAGAATTTGTTGCCAATACCCCTGTTGTTTGAATATTGTTTGTATCTAGTATTTTTAGTTCATCTCCCCCTACATTTCTAATAATTACATCAGAACTAAAGAGTCGTTTTAAGTTGTCAAATATAGCCATTCTTATATATGATAATAAATATTATTAAATTAGCCAAGTTAAATCCATCATTTGTCCGTTACCAATATCCATACTCCATTGATTGGGAACTCCATTTCCTCCGCCTATTCCTCGGTAACTTCCACCTTGATAAACACCAGGTCCTACAGATGTTGTTGATTTTCCAAAATTTTCTAAACTTGCTATAGTTAATTGATCTCCTGTTTGTTTGTATTTAAGACTTGTGTCTCTTAAAAACATACAAATACCTAAAGCCATTACTAAGTCATCATGATAACCATCTTGTGCTTGAGCTTTACCATGTTTCCAAATAAATGTTCTTAATTCTTCTAAAGTACGTTTACTTTGAATAGTTACACTTTTTTCATGTAAATAACTAATCATTTTTCCAATAACTAATGGACGAGTACGTAAAGTTGTACTAAAACCCGGTACCATTCCTTGTCCTGAGTCAAATTTATTTAAGTACATTTCTACATTAGTAAGAGCTGCATCTTGTCTTGGACTATAGTACATGTTTGGGTAACCTCTTTCAATTGCTGTTTGAACTACGTCCCATCCTACGTTAGCATTTTCAATAACTAATAAAGCATTGTTGTATTCACTAGCTATACCAACTAAAAAATGACCATAATCACGAGTTCCTATTTGTCCTTTATATTCTGCTACTTGAGTATTAGTTTCTATGTCAAAAACATGAAAAGCGCTGTAATCTTTTCCATCTCCTCGAGCACAGTCAGCAACGACAGCATACATTTTTGAATAATCAGGTCTTTCAAATACCCAAAGATTACCATCTAAACCTCTACGCTCTAAAGGTTCTTTTGCTTGTATTAAATACCAGTTTAAAATAGCAGGATCAATAGCTGTGTCACCAGATGTTGTAAAATCACAATCACATTCTTGTGCTGCCATTCTAGGTCCTAAATCTACATCTTGTTGGTCTCTCCAGCTTTGATCTCGCTCAGGGTGAACATCCCATGGTAATCTTATTGGTAAAAAACTATTTTGACCTTCTTCTGCTTTCACCCAAGTTCTGTGGAACCAGTTTCCTGTGCCGTATGGTGTAGACATAGCGATACATCCACCACCCGTCGCCAAGGTTTGTTGGGCAGATACGAATACTTCTTCAATATTATCGATAAATGCAGCCTCGTCAATAAGTAATAATGATACGGCTTCACTTCGCGCACTATCACCCGCAGCAGATACAGCTTTCATTTGACTACCGTTTGATAATCGTATACTAAGCTTATTATTTTCTAAAGATTTAATTTTCATCCAACTAGGTAAATTATCATATCCAAATTTTACCTTAGTTACCATATTTTTTGCTGTTTCTGTTTTAGTAGCAATACATAACACGTTTTTATCAGTATGATAAAGCATAAGCCATAAAGCATATGCTGAGCTTAATGTACTGATGCCTAATTGTCTTGATTTATTTACTATATTAAATTTATTTTTTAAAAATAATCGTAATACGCTTTCTTGAAACGGGTATAAATTAAAATGAACTCTACCTTTAGTAGGGTGCTGAATCATGTAGTATTTTTTACAAAAATAAACAGGATCTTGCTTACATTTAAGAAGTTCTTGTTGAATTGCTTCTTTTATAGAAAGCTGTTTTGGGATATCATTCAATTCGCTCATAACAATACTATTAAAAATATACTAATCGCTGCTACTATACCAGTAATTACATAAGATTTACTTAATTTAGTTTGTAAATCACTTATTTGATTTTCTTTTTCTTTTATTACTCCTTTATAACTAGTAACTACACTATCATGTCTAGTTTCATTTTTCTTATATAAAGCTATCTGAATATCACCAATTTTTATTGTAGAGTCTTGTGATTTAATTATTTTATTTTGTGATTTAATAGTATCCCTACAAACAATAAGTTGTTTTTGTAAATAGTCTCGTTCTACTTTTACCTCTAATGCTTTTCTTAAAGCAGAAACTGGTACTACTACACTAGTATCACTTAAAAGTTTTTGTGAACTTACTGGCAATGTCAGCATTAGACATACCATTAAGACGCTTACGTTCTTCTTCATATTGTTCTTTAAATTCTGCGGCTCTTTTAGCTGCTGCTTCTAAATCTTTTTTATCTTTTGCAATTTGAGCAGCTAAAATATTTTTTACTGAGTCTAGGCTAGCTATTTTTTGTTTATCTTTAGCTATTTCTTTATTCAAGCTATCTATGGTATTATAATATTGTTGTTCTTTATTATTAGAATAACGTGGGGTTGGTTTATGAAACCAAAAATATAACACAACTATTATAACAACTAAAATCAAAACACTTGATATATTTTTCATATTATAATCCTAAATCAGACATTGTCTTAAGATCATCATTAACGTCAAAATCTTCTTCTTCTAATGATGTTCTCCACATGTCAAATTCACTTCTCATAGATTCTTCAGGACTTTTAAATCTTGACATAACATCATTATCAGCAAATACGCCTGACGTTCCTTTACCATCATCAAATAAATGATATGTCATTCCTTTAATATCTTTAGCAATACCTTTATATTTCATGTATGTTCTTCCTGGTTCTCCTGAACCTGGCATTCCACCTATATAAACATATTCTTTACCTATTGTTAAATTTTTAGGATCTACTTCATTTAAAGTTTCTTCTTTAAGTTTAACATCAGTGTCTTTTAGTTTCATTTCACCAAAAGCATGTTTTTTAAAAGGTACGGCTTCTTGTACATCTTCTACCTCATTTATTGGTAAAGGTTTAAAAGCTTGTACCATTCTTCTAAATAAATCGTTTGAAAAGTCTATATTGTCCATATTTACATTTTAGTATAAATATGTTCAAATATAGCTTTCACACGTTCTTCTGTAGAACCACTTACTACTAGTAAATTTTTAGGTGGATATGTTTCTAAAAGATTTTGAATTTGATAATCAATTTGATCTCTATATTCTCTATTAGTTTCACGAACTCCGTTATCTTCTATTTCTACTCCATCAGGTTTTACATAAATTACTAAATCATACTCATTTCTAAGATTCATTGCGGCATGTTCAAAGTCATATTTTTGACTATTATTAATACTTTTAGATAAAGCTGTAAAACTACAAACATCCCATATAGTTCTATCTGTAATGATATTATCAAACATTAACTCAGTACTTCTTTCTGCTAAGAATATAAATTGACCTTTTAAAGTACTATCAGTATTAAGAGGAATACCTAAACCCATTAAATATTTACTTCGTTCAGTAGCAGTTTCGTAATTTTTAAAAAAATCATGTGCTCTTAAAGCATTTACTAATGTAGTTTTACCTACACTCATTGTACCTGTTAAACCTATTTTCATATTACTTCATTGATTGTTCGTAACGTGGATCTTTTGATGGAGGAATACCGTTAAAATCTCTTTTAGCTTCTTCCCACTGTTCTTTAGTTTTTTGTTCTCCAAAAATATAGTATTCTGGTTTTTGTTTTTGGTCTTTTGAATGAATTAATGCGGGACCATCCCAATTGTGTAGTACTCTACGTTCATCATTGTTGAAGTAATAAATAGTTTTACCATCAACGGTTTTCATTTTAATTGTTTGCATAACTTATTGTATATAGTTTAAATAAAAAGTGTTAAATCTCCATCATACCACACGTCTTCTAGATGGTATTTATCATTAAGTAAAGACTCAGCAACATATATCCCATGAGCTCCACTTACTGTAATTCCTCTTGCACTTAGTGCATCTCCTACAAAATAAACATTTGGATATTTAGTAAGACTTAAATTTTTGTAATTAACTAATGGTTCGGGTGAAAGATATTTTACTTCAGGTACATAAACTCCCCAATCATCACCAAAATCAAATACTTTATTCATATCATCAATAAAGTTTTTAATGTAAGTCCAATATTCACCCATAGCTTCTTCAATTTGAGATGTTTCTGCAACAGGATGACTGCTAACCATTTCACCTTCTGATGTAATACCTGCTACTCTTGATGGGCTATAGTACAATCCCGTTCCATCTTTTTGTAATTTAGACACAACATTACGACTCCATTCAAATGGATTTTCAATGCCTTTGATTTCCATAATAATGCCAAAATTAGTCATATCATTTCTGTATTCTTCGCCTTTCTTTGCATGGCCATTATAAGTAACATCACCATAAGTTTCTTCTACTGCAACATAAGCAGCATTATTGTTAGTACAAAATGAACGTAAACTAACATCATCAAATTTTTGGTACAATTTAAAATCATAACTTACATCAATTAATTTCTGAAAGTAATGTTGTGGTGCTTCAAATCGAACTCCAATTTGAACTGATTTAGGTTCATCTGGTAATTGATATTGATTAGCTAATTGTTGAGCAAAATCAATTCCTGACTTGCCTACTGCAAATATAAGTTCTTCATAATCTATTTCTAGATTTAACTCACTGTTTAAAATATCACAAACTATAAGTTCTTGAGTAAAATCAATACTAGTTACTTTAGTTTCCCAATAAAAGTTTACACCTTTATTAACTAAATATTGATACCAGTTTTTAGCAATTTCATGAAGATAATTACTTCCAATGTGATATACAGGAAACATTCTTAAACCAAAATATGGTTTAATAAATTCAGGTTCTTCTTGAGGATTTGACAAGTAAATTTCTGATTCTTTAGGATGAAAACGTCTAAAGTTTTCTATTACTTGATCCATTAATTCCATTGCTTTTTTCTCACCACAGTATTTTGATAATTGACCACCAATTGCTGTGTGGTAAGTTAATTTACCATCACTCCATCCTCCTGCTCCTAACATTCCTTCCATTACTTCTTCAGGAAGTCTGTTATGGGGATCTTTACCCATATCAATAATAGTAATATCTTTTCCAGGATAACCATTATCTACTAATTTAGTTGCTGCATTGATGCCTGCAACACCTGCTCCTACAATAACTATTTTCATGCTCATAACTAAAATATTATAATAAATTATTCATATTAAACCAAATAAATTTTTAATTTAAGTTTACCATTTCCTTTAATAGCTCTATGCCATTTGTGTTTAGGAATGTAAATTGGTTTATTTAATGAAGTTGGTAATTCGTTGTCTAATTGAATTTTCCAATTTGTTTCACCAATTATTTCAATTGTTCTGTCTTCATTATCACGATGCCACATCAATTCTATAGGATCAATGTTTTCATCAAATTCCCTAATAATATATTTGTCAGTAATTTCTAAATCTTTATACGGCTTTATCATCTGTAAGAGGACCGCCTACAACCCAAGCATTACAAGTTCGAGCTGCAGCACATTTAAACTTTAAAAACCTACAGTATCCTAATTGACCTGCTTTAATAACATCAAATGGATCTTCTGTACCTTCATCACTACCTATTCCTTTAGCTATGCAATCTAATGTTTTTGTTGTAATATCAAATGCAGCACAGTTACCACAACGAGAAGATTTAGCTTCTTCTATAGAATCAAGTTTCCACATGTCTACTTTATCCTGCCAAAATTTATCGTTTGGTTCATTTGGGTTTAGAGGACCATATCCATACTCATTAATTGCTTTTTGTCTGTTTTGAAGATTTAATTCAATATTTTGAGTGGGGGCAGGACATTTACTTATTTCTGCTTCGTTTAATATATTAATTAGTTTTATCATTTTTTATCTTTAATTAACAATTCACCTAAAACTTCTAAACGACCAACTTCTCTTTGAAATTCAATTTGAGACATGTCTAAAGAGATTTTTTTATAAGTTTCCTCGTATTCTTTTTTTGCTTTTTCTAAATCTAATTTACCTTCACTTGCCTTTTTGTAATAGGGTAATTTAACTTTAAAGTGGTGCCAAGTTAAAAGCGCTAAACCTCCTTTTTTGTGAGCATTATCAGCAATTTTTTTAGCTCCACTCATACGAGTTTGACTAAAATCTTCAAATTGGTTTTTTGCTTCTACTAGTATGTCTTTAAATTTAATCATTTTTTTAATCGTTGAGTTTTTCTTTTAGATGCTTCTTTTCTGGCAGTGATGTATGTTAGTCCTTTTTTTAAACGAGCTTTTACTTCAGGATTTTTGGCTTTACTATATGCTGCTCTTACACGTTGATGAATTAAGTTAATAATCTGTGATTGGCGAGCATGGCTTTTTGCTTTAAAAGATGATTTAGACAATGTATTTTTAATGTCTTGAACAGTTTTAAATTTAACACCTACAGTATCTGTTGGATCTTCATCTGTGTATAAACGGCGACTTGATCCTTTTGGCTTTTTACCTGTGCCTACTTTAGGATCAGCCTCATTTAAAGATTCTTTTAGAAGATCTACTAGTTTAATCATTTTGTTTTACCCCATGTTTTACCTTTACCTGGTCTTTTACATTGAGAAGGTGTAGGTCTACATGATGGATATTTTGATCTTACCTCACCTTTTTTACGGCCACAAGGTTTACATTTTCCATCACGACAAGTATTACAATCTACCCATCCTCCTGTTTTACCTGGTGCTCCTTTACGTTTAAACCAAGTTCTTAATGTTTCTTTTTTAGCTTCATCTAATTCAGATTTTCTATTATTAATATAAGTTTCAATATCTTCGGCTTTATAGCCTAATAGTTGACCTATTCTTCTAGCATCTTCATCAGTAGCTTTATATGACAAATAACCATTGTATTTTTCTGCTATGTCTTTTAACTCATTAGCTTCATTTTCTGCTCCTTTTACATAAAAAACATAAGCTCTATGGGGATTTGAAGGAACTTTAATAGTACCTAAATCAAACTTTTTTACAATATCCCAAAAATTTTTTTCAGGAAAATCCATGCCATCTAAAACCATAAAACCTAATTTTCGTTTTCCATCTAAAACAGTTTTTATAGAACCTTTATCCTCGTATGCTTCTTCAGCACTAATTTCTTCTTTTAGTCCCTTCCAAATATTTCCTTTACGACATCTAACAATAGCACCAGACTTATATGCTGAAGGTTTACTGTAACGACGATCTGCTATGCGTTTACAGCGATCTTCAGTAAGTACTTCAAGTAATATGTTAGTAAGTTTAATCATACAGAAATTGAAGTTGATATGTCACCTGTAGGTATTAACTTACCACCCATATTTTCTATTTTTTGTTTCATTTCTTCAAAGTTTTTTGGTATTACACTTACTTTAAAACTTTTTGGGTTTTCTTGAACAAATTTAAAAAAATCATTTAATGTAGGAAATAAACCTGTTATATTAGGACGATTTTTATAATCATATTTTTTTAGTTCAACAGCTTCTCCGGGTATTTTTAAGTACTGTTTTTTTTCTAAAAATGGTTTTAAAAATCCATATTTAGTTGCTCTAAATACTGTTATTTTTTTTAATTTACCATTAAAATAAAAAATTCCTAATTCCTTTTTTATTCCATTTTCTACACTTCCATATTGTACTGCTAGTCTTCTTTGTGCTTCTCTAGGTAATTCTATAGTAAAATTTTCTGTTACCGAAAAATCTATTTTATTTACGTTTTTATCTATTTTTATTTTTCTTAAGGCTTTAGATAAATCAATGCCTTGAGTCAAATCAGAAGTAGGAGCTGATGAAACTGTAAACTCATCATCTATGTCTACTCCTAAGTCTTTTGCTTTAATAGCTGCACCTTCTACAGGCATTATAATGCCATTCTGCAATAAAGCTTTTATAAACGTACTAGCGTTACCTGTTCCTTTAATGTTGAATACTTTTTTAACATCATCTACATTGAAATGATTTATGTCTTCTAAAGATTCCATTTTCAAAACAATGTCTTGAAATCTAGGTCCTGAGCCTCTAACATTAGATATTTTACTTTCCCAGTCATCTGTTAAAGTGTAGAACTTCTTTATCTGTGGCATTTCAGCCAAATGTCTTTTTACAGCTTCTACTAGTATTGCTTTTATTAAATTTCTTTTTTCCATATTACCAAAATCCTGAGTATGATGATTTTAATCCTAATAATTTAGCGTAGCGAGGTAAACGACAACTCCAGTAACTTGCTTTTGTTCTGTCTTTTTTATTAGGACAATCGTGACGTTTTGAAAAAGCAGCTCTTGCTTTAGAGTTATTAATTTTAGCTGACAAACCAGTAGTGTCACCAAATGATACTTTTTTAACTCCACCACCTGGTTTTCTTACATAAACATAGAATTTTTTAGATCCACCACGTTTTGGTTTACCAATTGGAGGTATTTTTTTCTTTTTATCTGCTTCTTCTAAGTCTACTTCTTCTAATAGTAAGTCTATTGGAACTAATTTACCATTGTAAAAATCAAACGTACCAATTTCTGTTTCTTCTAAAAGTTGCTTGTCAGCTCCATCGAAAGTTATTTGTTTATTTTCATGTAACCATCTAGCTTCTTGCCATAAGTCAAGAAAAGATTCACTGCCATATCTAAATGTATTTTCAGTAATAGGAAGTTTTTGATAAACATGATATAACATGTTAGGACTAATTTTTTCTGGGTTAGTCGATTCTGTTAGTAAAGGAGCTTTAGGTCTGGCGCAAGTTGGACATCCTGATCCTTCTAACAATATGTCTTTTAACTTAATCATTTTGGTCTGTTCGTTGATTTTACTTTTAAACTAGGAAGTATACCTCCTGCTGAATTTCTTATATCTATTTGATAAATAGTTTCACCTCCTTCAGGACTGTTAGTAGTAACTCTTACTTCACATGACTTACTTGATATTGATGGATATTTTACTTTTACTTTAGTTACTTCTCCAATAAGTTCATCAATATCTTCCTTTTTATTTATATCTTTTATATAAAGTTCGCCTGGTTTGATTTGTCTTACATAATAATACCCATAACCATAACTAGATCTTAAGAAAATAATGATTTTTTGTCCATCATAATCAGTAATATCTTCCCACTGTGCCGGTACTCCTTCTTGTTTAACGTAATTTTCTAAACCCTCTGCTATTTTTTCAGGATTAACACCAGTAATTTCAATTATTTTCTTAGTTAAACTATCATCCTTCATAAAACTATCTTCATCAAAATAAATATTTTTATCTGGGCTTTGTTTGATGAATTTTAACGTTCCTCCATTATAAATGTAATCACCTTTTGGATCTTTTAATGAAATTTTATAATCTTGACCGTTAGCTTTAATAATAATATCAGCTATTTTTGTGCCTATATCTTCAGGTTCTTCTAAACTTGGTTGACGTTTAGTATCTATTTTACCTGTACCTTCTATATCGTCTGCTTTTATAGTTTGAGGATTAATTTCAAGATAATCAAAAAGTTGTTTTACTTCTTCATCTTCTATATCTTTTAATTCTTTACCTGCACTCTGTTTTAACTTATCTACAAATTCTTTTTCATAAGCTTCTCCTTTATTAGCCCCTGATGCTAATATTACACCAACAGGTCCAAACTCAGTTTCAAAACTATACATAGGAAATCTATTGCTACCATAAGGTTTAACATTTATACCTGTTTTAGGAGGAATTATTGTAATGTTAGCGTCTGGATATAAAGTTTGTAGTAAAGCTTCGAATTGTTCGCTAGGTATTTTATTTGGGTTTGCTACTCTTGAACTTTTGTTCATGGGTTTAAATCCAAATTCTTTATTTTCTTCAGAATTTAAAATTCTTTGAACTACTTTACCACTATTTTGACCTATAGAACCTTCCAAAAGTAAAACTTGTCTTAATGCTATGCGAAACGCCGTTGGGTACTTTTTACCTATTTCTAAAAGCGTCTTTTTTTTTGACTCTACTAGAGGTGTAGTAGTAGTTTCTTCTGCTGTAGGTAAACTTTCATTTCCTGTTGGTGGAGCTCCCTCTCCTCCTCCTCCTGCGAATGGGTTAGATCCTTCAGAAGGTAATGGTGTTTCTGTAGATTCATTGGCCATTGCTTCTTCACTTGGTTCAAGTCCTAACGGAGCTCCCATCATTAATAAGCGAGCTATAGCATCAATTGCTCTTCCTCGTTCTCCTACATTTAATAAGTAGTATTTTTTACCAGCTATTTTAGCAATCCAAGTTCTTCCCATGTAAATCATGTAAAAAAACTGGTTGTTATGTAAAATTACTTTAAAAGTTGTAGGTATAGGAGCAATAACGTAAATACCTGTTATATAATCTAAAAAATCATTACTAAGTAATGTTTGGAGAGATTCTTTTAATGTAGGGTAACTATAGAGTATATAACCTATTGGATCTTCTTCAAATGTAGGAACTTTCTTAGTATCTTTGTTGAACTTTTCAATGTAAGCCTTATCCGTTTCCTTAGATGTACGGAATTTTTGGTATTCTTCGTCGAATATTTTTTGAAAAGTTTTAATATTCATTACTTACGACGTAATTTTGCTTTTTCTATTCTTTCACCTTTAGCAACACCGGCACCAAAAGTATTTTTTTCACCTTTTTTACCAAAACGTTTTGCGTCTCTAGCACGTTTATAATCAGTATCGCCTCTTCCTTCATAGAATTGAGCACCTAAAATAACATCTGAGTCAGAAGAACGCATAGATGGCATATCATCCATTTCTTCACTTTCTTCTCCAGCTAAATAATTATAAACTGAGTTTAGATAGTCCTCTGCTATAGTAAGTTTTGACTGTACCCATGCATCTAACTGTTCTCCATCGTCAATCATATTACACAACTTATCAGTTAAACTTTTAATAGAACGAAGCTGACCATGAGCCATATCTGATTCATCATCTGGCTGCTTCCAATCATCTTCTTCTAAATCCTCAGCATCAAAAGACATATTTGGTCCTGTTGGATTTGGAACTAATGGTTGTTCTTTCATATTTTTAGCAGCACGTAATGCTTTAAAATCAGCACCTGTAATTTTATCTTTAGGTTCAGCTGCAGATGCTATTTTCATTTGTTTATCAGACAATTCATTAAGCTCTTTTAAAGCTTGCTGCATGCGCCATTCGTGGATGTCAAAATTATTGTTAGTCATTTTTATATTCTGTTACTTCGGCGCCTAATACATTAGGCATTTTTTTACGGATATTTTCTAAAATCTTTTTAAGTCTTTCAGAAGTTACTTTACCTTCTTTAGCACTTACCTTTATTCCTGTTGAGTCTTTAATCTCAAATTTAAAAGGTGGTTCAGACATTTTTGATTCTTTAGCTAATTTAGAATAGTTACTAGGATTGCTTAACCATTTCATAGCACTATTTCTTAAACCTTCTGATTTAAATACAAAACCTGGTGTTAGTACCTCTACTACTTCCTTTTCTTCAGAAATAATACCAGCTAACGCCTGCATTCTTTTTATTTCAACTGCTGATTGCATATTATTTTTCTAACTTTGCCATTTCAGCATAAAGTCTTTTCATTTCGTTATGCATCTTTTCTATTTCACTCATTGAATTTTCATATCCTTCGTGTGTCATAGTTTCATACATACCTTTTACATTATTATGCATTTCACCCATTTCAGCCATTAATTCTTCTTTTTTCTTTCCTACATTAAAGGCTTCAACGATTTCTTTTAATTCGTCTTTAGCAGCTTTAGGATCGTTGGCATAAAGAGCTTTTAAATATTGTTTTACATCTCCTTTAGTGCAACCAACTTTTGCACCCATTTTTCCGTCTTTAGTTTTTTTATAGACACATTTTCCTTTGGCTTTGTATGGCATAATTATAATATTAGTTTATGATAAATATGTATCAATCTTAGCTCTTTGGTCAGCAATCCATTGTTTAGTTTCTTTTATTTGTTCTGGAGTTAAACCTCTACCATCCCAACTTTCTACTTCTCCAGTTTCACTCATAACTTTTTCAAAACCATTAGAAACAAAATCATCAAATTCTTTTTCGGTTTGATCTAAAATGTGTAAATGATTTTTAAAATACATATTCTTCGCGTATTCATCAAAGATACCGGCCAGTTTCATGTTAGTTTCTTCTTTAGTCACGCACTTTGGACATTTATGCGCAAGCTTATAAATATGTTTTACATACTCACTTTGTCTAGCTAAAGGTTCACTACATTGAGGACAAGTAAGAGGCATAATATTTGTGTCTTTAAACTTAGCTAACTTACTTACAGTACGTTTTACACCATTTTTAATAGTCCACGTTTTACCATTTTCATCCCAAACGTCTCCTTCTTGTCTTTTTACTTGAGATTCATAACCTGCCTGAATTGTAGTTCTATCTCCAGTTTTTTTCGTAATAATATTACGCATTCGCTGAACTTCACGTTCAGTAAACTGTCTATTTAGTAAAGTTTCTTTACTCATATTTAAATTTATATAACTTTTTTATTGATTCTCTTGAGTCTTCTGGATTGTTTTTTATTCCTGTTCCACCAGCTTGAATAAACTGACTAACGTTTGAACCCACATCATCAATCAACATATAACCTGGTTTTGCTTCTGTGTGTTTGTCTTTAGCTTGTTTGTATACTCTTCTGTCTTGAGGAATATTTAAATGTTTGTCTACCCATTCATTTTTTCCCTTTTTAGCATCTCCGTTTGGATCTAAACCTGGTGATGATAATATCCATACTTCTATACCTTTTTCATCAGCTATTTTCATAACGGCCTTATAAAGTTCTTCTCCACCTGGATTCCAAGGCATTGTTGACCAAAACTTTACTTTGCCTTTATTAATTATATCCCAAGCTTTATTAGCACCATATTTTCCAATGTATGATTTAAAATCTAAATTTTCTTTGTTGTATTTTTTAAATTGATCATCAAAACCAGCTAATACTCCATCTAAATCAAAGTAGATTCTTGTAATAGGAGGATTTGTTTCTTTAGATTCATTTAACATTCCAATATTATAAATGCTAGGATTTTGTTTTCCATAGTCTCTCATTAATATACCGGCAATAGCATTGGCATCATTTTCATGTTCACTACCAGTTTCGCCTGAATCTGGTTGTAATAAGCCCATTTCGTTTTGTTTAGCATGAACTAACTCATGAGCTAACGTGCGAAGAACATCAACTATATTTCTGTTACTAGGATTGACAAATATATGATGTTTTGATGGAACATATGCTCCAAAACTTGGTTGATCTTCACCATATTCATATCTAATTTCAAACGAAGGAGGATTATGAATTTGAAGTTCGTTGCAAGCATAAGTCATGAATTTTTCAAAAAGTGAATTTTTATCAACAGACTCATTTAAAGATAAAGTTTTATCTATAAAAGAATTTTTTAGATTATTAAGTTTTTCTAAATAACCTGTGTTTCTTAAATTTTTAAATGCTAAGTTTTCTAATGAATATTCACCATCTTCATCTAATCCTGTTTGTCTAAAGTTTTTAAGACGTTCTTTAATTTTATTTGTAAGTTCTATCGCTTTTTCAGGATTATTTTTACCTATTTTTTCTAATTTATCTATTTGTTGTTTAAATAACTTTGCTTTCTTTTCAATTTCTTCGTCAGGAATATTTATTTCTACAAAAGACGGTTTACGTAACCATTTATCATTCATTAAGCTGTATTCACCTCTATATTCAGGATGGTCTTTATTATCTTGAATGTAAACTTCAATATTTTGTTTGCCTAATTTTAAATCATGAACCCTATTCCAGTTAACCTTTGCTTCATCAAAGTATTTTTTTAACAATTCAGGATTTTCAAATTTGTCAAAATCAACAACAATGTGTAAATCTATGTCAGATGTTGGAGTATAATTATAATTTACACTACTTCCTGTTAAAAGAATATCTTCAAACGGTTCAGGTATTTCTAATCCTTCCCAAAAATAATTAGCTACTTTTAATAATAACTCTTTTACTTTTGGGTCTACTTTATCATCAGTATCAAAAATTAAAGGATTTAATTTATTTTGACTCTTATATTCTAACCAAACCCACTGAGGTTGTTTTTTAGGGTTTGGTTGAGTTCCTTCTTGTAAACTAGCTGGTTCAGGAAAATTAATTCCTAAAACTCTCTGAATGTCATCTAAGTATCCTTTTTGTATTACTGCTTCAGGAAATAAACTTTTAAAGTAGTTATATGTAGTATTATAATCGTTTAATGCTTTTTTATCTCCAGGATTATTTTTTACTTGAAGATATCTTTGTCTTAATTCAGCTATTGTAGCTCTAAAGTCAGTTCCACTAACTCTATCACCATCACTATCTACAAATTGATCATCTACAATTTCTTCTTGAACTCTATCACCAAAAGCCTCTTTTAAACCTTTAAAATATTCTAAATCATCTGCTTCTTTACCAGCAGCAGCAACATAAGCTTCTCTATTTAAGTCATCTCCAAACCATCTATAAAGATCTCTAATAGGAGATTTAGTCTTAGCAATTTCAACTTTAATTTTTGGATTTGGTTGGGCTTTTAAATAAATGTCCCAAATTGCTTTACTTTGTTCTGCTGTAATTCCACCTCTTTTACCGTGACCTATTAATACATTTACTTGAGTAATATAAGGTTTTGCTGCTAATTGTTGAGCAGCGGCAAGATGACCTTTATGTGGTGGTTTAAAACCTCCAGGATACCAACAAATTTCAGGTTTTTTGGCTACTTCTTCTCCTATTAATTTTCCTATTTCTGCTACGTTCATGGTTTAGCAAATGTTTTTACTGCTCCTACTGCTTCTCTATAATTTAGAGGTTTAATAATTTTTAAAAACTTTTCAACAGTTTTAAATTGATCCTTAATATTTTTAACAGCATCACTAAATTTCTTCTCTGCTGCTTTTTTCTTTTCTTCTTTTGCCTTTAAAGTTTCAGGATCTGGTAAGTCTTTTGATGTTTTTACATCAGAAGGTTGGGGTTTACTGAAACTAGATCTGTATTTTTCTGGATCTGTTTGTATTAACTGTTTAAAGTAATCTTCTAATTCACCTGACTTTAGTACTTTTTCAAATTTATTAACATTTGCTTTTTCAGCAGGTGATAATTCTGTTTGAACAACTAAATACTCAATACCAGGAATGCTTTTATAGCTACTTATTTGGTTATATACTTTAGCCCAATTATTTAACACAACTTCTTTAGGTAATTTTCTACTTCTATTAAAATTTCTTAAAAAGCTAACAATAGGACTTCCGTAAAGTGTAATAACCATTACTTTATAACCATTTTGTTGTGCGTTACTCACAATTTCTGCTGTTTCTTTAAAATTTTGTCCTGTAGTATCATAAATAAAATTTTGTTTTTTACTAATAGCATCAGGAATAGCCTTAGTTCTTATAATAATATTATTTTTACTTATGTTAGGTCTATCAGGATCATCTTCTGGATTAAAAGTATCAGGATTGAATACTCTAAAATCTGAAGGTATATTTCTTACTAAATCATTTATTAAAGTTGATTTACCCATTCCTGCTGCTCCTGATAGAATTATTGCTTTTGGTTGTGTGCCAAAAACTTCTAATAACAAAGACTGCAGATTAATCATACATATAAATATGTTACATTTCTAGTTTTACTGATGTAGGTAATTTTTCAAATAAAGGTTTTTGATCTGGGTTTTCTAATATATAAATGTCGTAAATATTTTTAAACATAGTAAAGTAGTCTTCTAATGGTTTTTCAGGTTGAACAATTTCCCAACCATTGCCTTGCAATTTACCTTCTTTACCTTTTCGCTTACTACTTTTTAACCATAAAATCCCACTTTCTTCAATTTTTACATCGCTGTGTTCATTCCAAGCATTAGCATAAGCTGATAACTGGAGATTGTGACTAGTATGTAAACTATTACTTGTTTTAGTATCTAATAACCAAACTTTATCGTTCATTTTTACTACTAAGTCACAAGTTCCAGCATATTTGTGTTCATGACTCAATAAATGTATTTCACTAGCTATTAATTCTGGTTTGCAAGTATTCCAAAAATCACTAAATTTCAAAATCATTTTCCAAACTTCTAAACTATAATTAGCTCGTTTGTTTTCATCTACCCAAACAATTTCTTCACCTTTTAAAAATCTTTCAATAGCATCATGAACTTGAGTTCCTTCTTCACTAGCTCTTCTAACAATAATATCACTGTTATGACCTACATCTTTCAACCAACTTTCAAAAAATTTATTTTTAGGATAAAAACCTAAAACTGTAGTTACAGAAGGATAATAGTCTCCATTTTCTGTTTTGTAAAATCGAGAATCTAAAAAGTTAATTTGTTCTCCTTCGTGTTCAACAATCCTTTTTAAATAAGGATGTTTCTCAATGTTGTGGCCTTTTTCTATCATATATTCATTTTAAGTAACATAATGTCACTAAAAGTTAGTGGATTAGCATTATGTAATTTTTTTGTAAAAGTTTCAAAACCCATTTCACTTGGATCTTTATCATCCATATCAACCCAATATACTTCTTTACCGTAATTCGTTAAGGTAAGCGCGTGATCTAACGCGTCTTTTTTAGCATCGCGATCTAATGCGATATAAATAGTTTTTACCGAAGATTCAACGAGTTTCTTCATAAGAGCATTAGAAATACTTTTACCAAAGAGAGGAATAGCGTTACGGCGCACAGAAATAGCATCAAATGCTCCTTCAACAAGAATAATCGGCATCTCCCAAGATATGAGTGCCTCAAAACCAATAATCTCATTTTTGTTACATTTGGGTGTATCATACTTTCTACTAGCATTCGGATCCATAGTTCGAGCCACGAAATAGTTGATACTATAATTGTTATCATAAGAGGGAATAATGATGCTATTAGCATAAGGTCCAGTAGATGCATATCCTATGTTGTATTTTATAAGTTCAGTTTCAGTAATGCCTCGTTTTTTTAAATAAACTTTAGCTCTTCTTGCTTCTAAACTTGTGTCTGCTATTAAGTGTTTAAAATCTTTAGGTAATTGAACTTCTGTGTGTTCTACTTTTAAGTCTTCTTTAGGACTAACACCTAAAATACTTCTTAATTCAAGAGTTTTTTCTCTAGGTGTTTTTATTTTTTTAAATAAAGTCGGAAGTTTAAGTCCTTTAACGTTACAAACCCAACAGTGATAAGGATTTTCACCTTTTAAATTAGTTTGTAGTTTTACTTCTAATTTAGGTTTATGATGGTTACAAAAAGGACAATTAAAGGCATAATTACCACTACTAGACTTTTTGCCTTTACCTAATACGCTTTCAAGACAGTTTAATAATAGTATGTTATCCATTATTAATACTATAATAAAAAAGGCTTGGAAAACCAAGCCCTTAATCTTATTTATTTTAATATTTAATGTTTATAAATCAATTATATGAATTAAACCACTTTTTGGATAAGTATGTTCTTTACCATCATTTTTTTTCATTATAATATTATCTCCATCAATTTTGGTAATTCTACCTACTTGTTGTCTAACACTATTCATATCTTTATATGACATTTTAGGTAAAACATTTAAACCTACTTTTAAATCTGCCATTTGGTTTGATTTTGGTTGGTCCATTCCAAAGGGTTTTGTTACATCTTTAAGATAAAAGAATGGTATTTTTTCTTCTTTTAATCCTATTTTTTTATCTCCAAAAGCATCATTAATTGCATCCCAATCATCATGACTTACAGAAATTTTCTTTTTAGAACCATCTTCAAACTCAACATTATATGATTTGTCACCATTTTGTGTAGCATTTTTAATTGTTTTTCCTTCACATTTAACTTCACTTAGTTGAGATTGTGGAGTTAATTTGTTTTCAATTAAAAACTTTTTTAAGTCAAAATTATCCATAGTAATAAATATTATTCAAAGTCTCTTCGGTAGAATTTTCCTAAAATGTTATCGCAATAACATAGATTATCTTGTAAACAGCCGTTTTCCATTTGGGCTTTTACTTCATAATATGTTAAAAGTTTTTTATTAGAAACAATGTAAAGTATTTCTCTAGAAAATTCAGTGTCTAATTTACCTTTTTTAAATTCTAAAAAATCTTTACTTGAACCCCAATATTCTAACCAGTCACTTTCTTTTTGAACTACTTTTGTAGTTGATCTTCTACCAGGGCCAGTTTGTTCTAATATTTCTTTTTTAGTAAGTTTTTTCTTTATGTTGTGGAAAAGAACTTTTTTACCAACATAATATCGTTTTGTTTCTTTATGGATTATTTTATAAATAAACCCATAAGTGTTTTCAGGAAAATCTGAAAGTTCGTTGAAATATTTAATATCTCCTTTTTTAAAAGTAAACCACATGCTATGAGCGTTCATTTTACCAATCTAATTTTACCAAAAATGTCAAGTCTGTTGCGTTTGAAAGCGGAACAGGTTGTGACATTTTTGCTACGGCCAATAATTGATTTGAGTCATTGTAAAAACCTAATGATCCTACGTAAGGACTGAAATAACTAGCTGTTGCAAAATCTTTTAATTGATTGTCTGGGTATGTATAGTAAGTGCCTGAGTAATTGTAAGGTATTGTACTAGAAGTAATCCACACAGATGCTGATTCATAAATAAATCCGAAAGATCCGGTTGTTAATGTTGGATTATAACTTGTATTGAATTCATAATCTTTTACTCTACAAACCATATTTTGTTCGTAAAGTATATAGCTATTTTGAAATTGTATATTATTAAAAGAAGCTGACATTTTAGTCAATACTCCTAATCCTTGTTCGTAGAATATATTTCCTACACAACTACTTTGTGAAACTATTATTCCTACTGAGCCAGTAAAACTAGATCCTGACCATCTTAAATTATATTCTCCATCATCATAAATAAATCCTCCACCACTTACTGCTGCTTGAAAAGTTGTAGGAATTATTTTATTAGAATATAATGTATTAGGAATATTAATTGTTTGAATACTACTTGTGTAAAAATTCTTTTCTATTGAATATAAATTTCCTAATCTTAAAGCACCACTAACTGCATAATCTGTTGAAGTTAAATTTACTGTGTAATTTACAGTTTGATAATATGAAGATGTAGATAAAGAATTTACTGGGTAATATTCAGGGTAGTAATTAACTAATACTGATTTATAAATTAAATTACTATAATTATAATCTAATTTATTTATAGAACTAGTATAACTTCCTGTTTGAAAAAAGATACCGTATTCTGTAAAATCAGATGCAGTGACAGACCATAACTTATTAGCTTCATAAGGTATAGTAAAGACGTCACTTACATTTAATCTTTTTAATACGGTATCAGACATTAATAATCAAGTTTTACTCTAACTAAAGTTTCTTTAGTAAAGTCTTTTTGTAAAGGTTTACTTAATTTAGCAACTGCTAATAACTCATTACTGTCATTGTATAAGCCAATAGCAGTAATATAAGTTACAGGACTATAAATTAATTGATTGTAAATTAAGTTTCCATCACTATCAATAATAGTAGGATTTGCTGTATAGTTGTATTCAGCATTTTTAGCTCTACAGAAAATAAAATTACTACTTAATACTTCAGCAGCTTGTAAACTAAAAGCTCCACTACTACTAATTAACTGGTAAACAGTTCTGTTATTTGGATTATAAAAAGGACTTGGAGGAGTTGTACTAGCAGGAGTTCTATTCCACCCAATTTCCAATCCAGCACTACCTGTAGGACACTGTAAAGCCATTGGATTTAACATAATAAGACCCATATCTGGGAATACATAACCATAACTTCCTGATACTGTTCCAGCTGAGCTAAATACACTTCCTTGACTACCACTTACTAAAGTATAATATTGAGTATTATTAATAAAAGTAGCAGTAGATTGAATTTGACTATTATCTGTTAAAGTAATTTGATTTGAACCTGTTTTTAAAGTTAATGTTAAACTTCCTGGATTAAAACTTTGTTTATATCTTCCTCGTGCTACTGTTATTACAATAATATCGTCTGAGCCTGATACTGTATCAAACATAAACTTGCTGTTTTCATCTCCTAAAATTAAAGCTCTATATTGTCCATATATGTCTTTAGTAGGTGTATAAGTAGGAGCAGCAGCATTAAAGTAATAACTTCCAGATCCTAAAATATTACCATAAGCAATAGCAAATTGATTTTCTGCTGTATTTAAAGTAGATGCTGTTTGATATACATTTAAGTAAAAAGCTCCAGTTGAACCCGTTGATTGAGCTGAACTTGTAAAAAATTGGGTTAGAGTATATTGATTGTTGGTCCAAGCAGCTGAAACTACTACTTCGCTACTTACTACTTGATCGTCTAACGTTAATACAGAATATGACATTATTATTGTTTTTTATTAACTGTGAATGGAATACTAACTCTTGCTCCTGAATTTCTACCAACAAAAGTAATTGTTGTAGTTACAATAGTTGTTCCTGAAGGGAAAATATCGTTTAAACTAGTAGCTGTTAATGTAAATGAAGTTCCAATTTGTGAAATACTTAAAGGAGCACCAGATGTTGTTGGGGTTGGTGTTAAACTTGGTAAGGCTGTTGTATTAACTCCAGTACCTGTAAAACTTCCTACTAAGTTTTGGTTTGAGATTGTTGCTAAATAACCTAAAGGTTCAACACTTTCAATAGTACCTAAATAGTTTAATGTAGTAGGATTAATGACAATTGTAGCTCCTTGTTGTAAACTAATACTTGCTCTACCTCCAATATTCAATACCGGTAATTTAGCAGTACCACGAGGTAAAGTTACTAATTGATATTTCATATCTTGAGTATTATCTACAAAAGCCTGTAATAAAGGCATAGCTTCAATAGCTTCTCCATAATATGCTGATCCAGAAGGATGATTTGGATTATAAAGTGTATAATCAATTTCATCATCTGATAATGAAAATTGAGTAATTCTGAATGAACCATCATTGCGAGCTAAAAGCTCTCTGCCTTTTGTTGTTAGAACCGCATCTACGGTTACATATTCATTATTTAAGTATGCCATATTGTGTTATATAAATATTATGGGATTAAAAGTTTTGATGATAGACTTGATATTATGTTTGGTAAATTATTTTTTAGTGTAGAGCTCATGTATTTAGGTAATATAAATGATGGTGCTAAACCTGGTTGAGATTTAACGGGGTTATTATTTAATATAATATAACCTGGGTCAGAAACCAAACGTCTTATAGCAAAATAATCTAAATTTTGTCCTTGTGGAGTTCTATCTAAATATAAGAATAAAGGTGAAGCATAAGATATACTTGTAGCTCCGCTAAAATTATATGTAACACTCGCTGATACAAATGTATAACTATTTAATGTATCAGCGTTATATGGATCTCCTACATAACCTGCTTTAAGAATTAAAACATCAGCTGAGTTTGAGGCTGTTATTCCAGCAAAAGTACTAGAATAAAGTGCTGCAGATTTACTAACATTAAAAACAGCAGAAGCAGAAAATGCAAATCCTGTTGGTGTTTTAGTAGTAAATGATGAAGTTACTATATAAATGTTAGTTAATGTATTACCTCCAAGAGGAGCAGAAGAAGTGAAATTAAAAGTAACTCCATTAACACCAAAAGAACCTATACCAGTTGAAGTAGCACTAGCAGAAGCATATGTTAGGCTTCCACTTACTGATCCTGTTGTTATTAACTGGTTTATAGAATTTATTGATGAAGATAAAATTGTATAAACTTGATTTTCATTTCCACCAAATCTTATTTGATCATAAGATTCTATAGTAAAAGGTAAAGGATTATTAAATCCACTTCCTGTTCCGTTTGTTACAACAGGAATCTGAGCATAACCAGGTCCGTAGTAATAACTTAATGCTGTTGAAGCTGTTAAAACTGTTCCTTCAAAACTACTTGTAAAATAATAACTACTTGTTACTACTGGTGCTGTATTTGATGCTCCTGCAGTTATTATAAAATAAGTATCTGTAGGAGATGTTCCATTTACTATATGTAAATTATTTCTTTTACCTGGAGTGTCATTACACTCGTATGTTACATAAAATTGGTCTCCTTGTAAATATGTAGTTGTTGTTTTTAATTGAACTAAAGCATATTGATTTCCACCTATATTTGTTGTATCTGATGATAATATAGTTCCATTTTTGTATAATTTAGTAGTTATTCCTGTTATTTGTCCTGCATTATCATTATAATAATATACAGATCCAGTAAGTTGTACTTGATTATTGAAATTTCCAGGAGCTGTATAAGTATATGGAGACCATCCTCCAGCATCATCTTTAATAATTGTAGTATATTTTATTCCTTCAAAATTTACAGGAACATAATCTCCATTAGGAACGTTTTTAATATATGTTTCTATATTTGTTAAAAACCCATCAATACTAGCGAAAGACATTGTAGGACGGAATCCGGGTTGTAAATAAGAAGTATTCCATGATCCCGTATCTGAATATATTACGGTTTCAAGTCGTTTTAATGGTTGATAAACAGTTGTATCAAAATCTTGGTTAATACTTCCACTACCATTATATATAGCAACAGCTACTGGTGAATTACTTCCAAAATTTTGGTCTGTATTATACCAATAAGAAGAACTTTGTTCTGGTTTGAATATACTTCCTGTATTATCTATTAAATATTTTACGTGATATTCAGTACTACCGTATCTATTAGCTAAAGTATTTTGAGCAGTATCTACGAAAAGAATATATTCTTGAGTTTGTTCAACGTTTGGAAGAGAATTATTTCCTAAAAATGTTGTATCATAAGTAATAATACTAGAAGTAGTAGAAAAAGTTTGGTTAAAATCTAAAGCCGTTGTTGAACTACCTATTTCTCTACTTTTAACATATCCAGCATCACTTAAATTAGTATCTTGCCATTCAATAGAAGATGAAAATTGAGTAAATACTCTATTATCTACTTGTCTTATAAAACCATTAAAATCTACTTGAAAATTATTTGCTGGTGCTGAAGTAGCGCAAAATCCTAAAGTATCATATCCTAAAGAATTTTCTATAGCTTCTACATAAATAAAGTTAGGACCATAATTTGGAAAAGGAGTTGAATTAATAACATCACATAATACTGGTGTTCCACTACAATTTACATAATTAAAGTAAATAGGATTATTAGCTTGAGAGGGTGTTCCACCTTGAGTTCCTAAATTCCATACTTTATATCTAACACAATTACCTAAAGCATTTGTATTAATAGATTGTGATGTTGGTAATTTTTTAAATTTAAATTGAGATTGAGTGTTTGGAACAACATTATTATCTAAAGCATCCCATCCTTCATATTGTTCTACAAAAGCTTGTCCTTCATTAAATCTTCCTAAGTCTTGTAAATAAAAATTTGTACTACCTATTGTAGTTACTTTGTCTTTACATGCTGTTAATTGTACTACTCTTTGTGTAATTCCAGAGTCTACTTTAGTTTCTCCATTACAGTCAACCCAAACAATTTGTCCATCTGTAGTAACTTGATATTGATGACAATCACAAATAGCTCTAGTAAATGGGTTATTTTGGTCATAGGCACTCCAAATTTCAATAAAACTTCCACTTAATTCACCATCAAAAAACGCTTCATTTATAGCTGAATTTCTCGAACAGCAATAATCTCCTGAATTAGATCCTACAATAGCTACTGTTTCTGTTTGACCATCATAAGAAGCTGTGTTAATTGTAGGTTCATATCTTCTTGTTTTACTTCTTTCAAGAATATGGGGTTTAATTACAACACCAGAAGCATTATTTGCTCTACCAGGGATATAAGTTTCTAAATATCTAAATAAAGATTTATGATAAGTTTCAATTAATTGAATAAAATCTTTATAATTGTAAGGACTAATATATTTTTCAAAGTAATCCTCTTGTAGTGTTTCTAAACCAGGATAATAATTTAAATCACTGTATCTTGGGTCCCCTATTATTTGATCTAAATTATATGTAGTACCTAATTGAGCTATAATATCATTATTTATTTGATCTTGTGGACTAAAACCAACTTGAGTTAAATGAATGTCATTAGTTCTACTACTTGTAGGATTATTATAAACTACTGATTTAAGAGGTTGTAATCTATTAGTTGCTAGTGTTTGACTTTCTATTCTTATTTTATCTGTATTTGGAACTGAATATCCACCTACTGCTGGTTGAGTATAATACTGTTCTGTAAAGTAAACATAATCACTTGGTTGCCAAGTTCCATTAAAATATAAAAAATAATTAGGAGTTAAATTTGGTTGACTTCCTGTTACAACACCAAAATTAGTATATAAATCATTTCCTAAAGGAAATCTAAATATTAAATTATCATAAGCATCATTTGTAGTATTACCTACGTAAGATTCGGGGTTAAGAGTATGAGAATTTAGGACAGATTCACTTAAAGATATTGCCCATCCTCTTAATTCTTGTAATTGAGAATAACAATTACCTAATGATAAACTTGAAGGAAGAGTAGTAGAAAACAATGGATTTACGTTTCCTAATTCAATTCTAGTAGTAATATCATCATAAACAGGAATAGAATATGATGTAGAAACATTATATCCTATTTCACCATTTAATTCGTTTTTTACATATAGTTTAGATCCAGTTCCTTCATTTTGCCAAACTACATTCCACCAATTATATTCTTTATTACTACCTGTTACAAATGCTGGTATAGAAACACTTTGAGTTTGATTTGTTGTATTAGTCCAAAGAACTACATTAGCATAATCATAACCATTTACACTAGTTGGTTGTAAATAAATTACCCAATTAGCTGTTGAAGGATTAAAATGATCTGATCCTATTAATAAAGTTTGATTATTTGATGTATTTAAATCAGTTGGTTTAAATCTAAATTCTATATTTTGTATACCATAAGAACTTGTAGTTAAATTATCTACAAAACTATATTTAAATGGTTGGAATTGTAGTGCTGAGGTAAATCTAGAATAATTATATTCTACTGTATTGCTTGTTTTATCTATACCACCAAATTCCATAGGGAATAAAATAGTATCGGGAATACCATAAAGTGTATTTAAATAATTAACAAATCTGTCTGTTCCTTTACTTTTTAATAGTGTAGGTAAGTTGGCATATATTCTTTTAAATATACTTTTTGCTTCATCTTGACCTGATAAAGTATATTGTGATGCTGTAATCCCTGTTTGCCAACTTTGTGTTACAAAAGTTTGTGTTCCTGATTGATTAGATCCATATAGCCAATCGTATATATTATCTTGATCTCCATCTGTATATAATGCAATTCCTAAACTTTGTAATGCATCTCCTACTATATCTTTACTAATACCCTGATTTAAACCATTTTCAGCTTTCCATAAATCAGTCATTGCTTTAATATAGATCCAAATGTCATCAAACATCTGTCCCATAGAATAAACAAAAGGAGCTACTTTATTAAAAGTAGGACTTTCTTGTAAATAAGTAGGTAATCCATATATTAAATTATTATTATTAAATTCATCATAATAACTAGCTGATGTGTAATTTAAATTATACCATGCAATTCCTTGAGAACTTGTTACTGAATAATTTATATATGGTTTATTTCCTGGGTATTTAGGCCAAGATTTACTTCCAGATTCAAAATATAAAAAGTTTTCATAAGCATCAAAACCTTTAATAACACTGTCTAATTGTTGTTGATAAACAATAGCATCAGGACTAGTAGCAAAACTAACTATATTAGCATTATATGCTTCAATTTGGGTTAATTTATATTGAAATGTTTCAAGTTGTTGAGTTGCTGATCCAAAATGTATAAAATTTTCATAATCGTTGTAATCAACATTTATAGTAGGATTACTACTACTAATAAAAGTAAGTAAGTTTTGAAACTCAGAACTAGTATAATTTAAAATTTGATCATAATTATAATAATTGCTTGAACCAATTCTAAAACTATCTACATCTAAACTAAAATTAGCTTCTCTAAGTGAAGGTAAATTATTTTGTGATGTGATTATATCACTAGTAAGAACGGCTTGATATTCTTGAGTATTTACTATTTTTTCTACAACATTTAACGGAGAATTAACAACAAATGTTTCTGGAAGTGGGTTTTGTAATTTAATTATTACAGTAACATTTTCATTAATATCTTTTTCTGCTGCCATAGATAAGGCAGGATATATTATATTATTACCAAAATCTAAATAATATTCAATAAAATAATTTCTATTTTGAATAAGATCAATATATGCTATAGCGTTACTAAAGAAAATATTTTGATCTGTAGTAGTAGCAATTTTAATCTCTTTTCTATCACTAGATATGGATTTAATAAATAAATCTAAATTTGGATTTTGGGTAAGTAATGGTCTAAGAAAATTATAAACCATTCTATATGTACCTAATCTGAAGCCTAATCGCTCAATATCTTCAGCTGGATCGAAATTTATTTCTTTGTTTTCAGTTACACTATAAAAATCAAAAGTAGGATCATTTCCTACTAAAGTATTTATATTATTGTAAATAAACAATTGTACAAAATCTTCAGAAAGACCAAAAAATCTAGTCATCTCCTTAGAAGCTACAAGATTTTGCTCTTGCGGAGTTAAAATACTAGGGTTGTCATATAAAGGGTTTATAACAATTGACATTATATATTTGTATTAAATTCGTTTATTTGTTCTTGTAATAGTTTATTTTGTTCTTGTAAAAAATTTAACTGTTCTAATAGTAAATTTAGATCTAAACCTAAATATTCACTACTTCTCTCTACAAGAGTAGTATGAGAATTACTACCAGTTAAAGGAATTTCATAAAATAAAATATCATAATTTTCAAAAAATCCATCTACGGTAGGTATAGCTTCAACAGTTTGTTCAATAGGAGAAGGAGTAACAAAATTACTAAATTGTGTATCAGTAACTATATTAATATCTTTACTATAGACTAATTTTTGAGTTGGAATTGTTATTTTACTCATGGGAATATAGTTTGAGAAACTTTAAACTTCATATCACTATCATCTTTTATATAAGTACTTCCATCAATATTTACTTTAATTTGTATTGTGTAAAATCTTTCTGGTTCTAGTGTACTCATATCTACGTTAAAATATGAACCAGTTCCATTAGCACTTATTAATGTACCTGGGTCATTGAAAGGTATTATAGTTTCGTTAGTATCTACGTCAATAATTTGATAAAAACTTTGTGAAGGTAAAGTCTTATTAAATTCATATAGTGAAGAAGTTACAAACTGTCTTTGAGGATATTTGTCTCTTGATGCTACTGTAAATCTAACGTTACTTTCAGCATAATAAATTCCATCATTATTTCCAATAGATACGTCAAAAACTTGATTTGTTTGAAGTTTAGTTATATCAGGATTAAAGACTTGATTTTTCCAATAAAAGAATAAAGAAGGAGGATAAATAGTATTTGTATCTCTACTAAAATAATCTAAAATATATTGATAATTCGGATTATTTTCTACAGATTCACTAACTCTTAAAATAAAACCATTATTAGGTATTAAAGAAGATGACCATTGATTTATAATAGAAGTTACATTTATATATAAATCTTGTGGAGTATATTGCGATATTGTTGTAGTTGCATAACTACTAGTATACCAAGCTCCTCCTCCTACTGATCCTGATAGATATGATCCTGTTATAGGTACTCCTGTTACATATCCACTTAAAGCATAATCATTTACATAATAAAGTGAAGAAGTATTATTTATTATCCAAAAACTACCAGTTTTAGGTCCTAACCAACTAGCTCCATTTACTGTAGTAGGTGAATTTGCTAATCGACCTGTTCCTTGATCCCATTCTTGAGAAACTGGATTAACTACTATTGGAACTACTGTAGGTAAACTTTCTACTTGTGAGGCATATATTCTTAAATAAGCTTCCCAACTACCTGATGATGTTGATGTTTCACTAATCTTACTTAAAGTATTCATTATTTCAGTTTGATCAAACTGAATAAGTATTCTAGAAGCATTATATGGGTCAGGTTTAGTAAATTCTAATATAGGATCTAAACCAGTATTAGTTTCTGGGTATAGTGAATATAATGTTGCGTCTTTAGAAGGAAATAATTGAGAAAACATATATTATAAATATTAAGCCCCAACAACTCGTCCTAAAATATCACTATCGGGGTATCTAATTTCAAAAATCATAGGATCTAAACTAGGGTAAATAATACCTCCTAAAGTAGCTCCTTGTAAATCATATGTATAAGGACTATAAATTCCACCAGCTTTATTAGTAAATTCTATATTTTTTACAGCAGCTACACCATTTACATTAGCGCAACTAATACAGTTTTCTACCTGACTTAGTATAATAGGTTGATTTATAGACCATTTATTTGTATCAAAAAATACTTTTAAAGCTTCAATACAACCAATTAAAACTTGTTGTGCATTAAAACCTTGTAATACTTGTATTTCAAAATTAATTCCTACATTAACATAAAAAGCATCTTTAATTGTAACAGCATCTGTTAACATTTTATATTGACTCAAATATGTTTTTAAATTTTGTTTTACTGCCAAATTAGCTGTGGTTAATTTACCATCTGTATTTGTACTTAAAACATAAGCACTTAAAGCTAATGGATTCATATTAACTAAGCTTTGAGTGTTATCTCTATCAGCATTTAAATTTAAATCTTGAACAACATATGCTTTACTTATGTAACCAAATTCACTAGGCATACTAAGAATTCTTACTAAATAATCGCTTTTAGTAACATTTCTTAATTGAGTAGGAAAATTAGCTAAAGCATTTAATCTTATTTCTTCAACTGAGTCTCCAGGTCCTCCTCCCGTTGCTCCAACATTATTATTAAATTTAACAGATTGTAATACTGTTTGAACAACACTATCACTTAATCCATAAGTATCTATTTGAGGATTAACTACTTTATTTTGACTAATATCATTAGCAGGAACATTGCTTTGAGCTCCACCACCAACAAGATACGTAAAAGTAATAGTTGTATTTGTAGGTGATTGACCATACTCGTTTGTAAAGAAGAAATTAGATGGATCAAAAGCTGTGTTAAAAGCACTAATTCCATCTTGTATTCCTAAACCAACATTATCAGGATTAGGAATGATTAATTCACTATCTTTTCCAGTTGTACCTGCTCCAAAACTTATTTGTAAATTAGATTCGTCTAAAAATTGAGCTGTAAATCTTTTATTTACCTTTTTTAATCTCAACATAAATGGAGCTTGATCGTTGTATTGAGAGTAATTAGGTTCAAAAACACTAATATTATAAGTTTTATCTATAATAGTATCTTGAGCTAAGTAAGGTACTTCATACCATGTATTTCCATCACTATCTACAGCTTCAATAATCTGAATTATGTTGCTATCACTTAATACAATTTGTTGGAATTGTTGGGCATTACTAAAAGTAAAATTTTGTGTTTTAACTTGTCCGCTAACAGCTTCAACCTGTTTTTTTAAAATGTAAAACATTGGGTTACTAGTGCTTGAATAATAGCTATAAACACTAATTTCTGTAGGATCAAAACTACTACTATAACTAAAATCTACTAAATTTTGAGTTAAGAATGTAATGTCGGGTTGAGATGTGCTCGATATTTGCGAATTTTCGGGTATTTGTACCGTATATCTCCAGTCAGGCACGTACCCCGATGAAGCATCAGAAGGTATTAGTTGATATACGTCAAGAACTGCCGTAGATGGTTTTGTTACTTTAGGTGAATACCCCAAACTATAAGCAATAGGAAGTATATTTTTAAATTCTTTTGCTTCTAATAATAAAGTTTCTTGTACTTGAGTATCGGTATAAAAACTTAAAATATCACCCACATATGCTGACAAATCTGTAAACATATTTCCTGGTGAACTCGGTCCAAAATCTGTGTAATTTTGGTAATTATTCTTTATATAGTTAACTAAAGCTTGCTTTAGTTGATTAAAATCTTTATTTAAATATTGTATGGCCATTATATAAGTTCTCCAGATAATTCATTATTTACTTGTATACTAAGTTCATCAGACATATTATTAATAGAATAAAATATATTAATACTTATTGTGTTGCTGTTACTAGGAGTAATAGTTAATTCTTTTATTATTATATTTTGAACATAACGCTCAATTAAATCTTTTAAACTTTCTTCTAAACTAGTAAAATCGGTATTTTGTTCAAAAAGTAAATTTCGTATCCCTGCTCCAAAAGCAGGATCAAAAAATCTTTCTCCAGGATTTGTAAGAATAAAATTTATTAATTGATTTTTGGTTTGTTGTTTTGTAGTATATGTACTTGTAAAAACTCCAGGTGTTATGAATTCCAAACTTATTCCTATTTCTCGTTGACGAGAATATGATGATGTAAGTTCATTATAGGAATATATAGGTCTATTTGGAATCATTATAATAATCCTTTATTTTTCATTGTAGTCATCATAGCACTAAAATCAGGTACACTATTTACTTGTACTTGTCTAATATCTTGTGCTCCGTTATTATTTTGTTGAATAAAACCTTCAATTCCTTTAGTTACAGGAGTTGCTCCTTCTCCATATTCATTCATTAACTGTTGTTGAAAACCAAAATTTTGAGCTTGATGAGAATCAAAAGTACCTCCTCCTAACGTTCTCCATTCACCTTCATAAGCTGTTTCATTTAGAAGATCTTGAATTGAATTTCCTGTTGATTTTGGTTTAGGAGCTCTTTTAATGTTTTCTATTGTTGGATTGTAATTTTCTTTAATAGAGGATGTACCTAATTCTTCTTTAAGAGCCGCTCTAACTTCTTTACGAACTACTTCTTGTATTAACTTTAATAATTTTTCTGTACTGTTCATATTGGTATAAATATTAAATTGTAAAATTTTATGTTATGTTGTTGTGCTTCCTGTTATATTACTAATTCTTGTTACTACAGATCCAGTTAGTTGGTTATAAGATCCAGTTAGTTGATTATTTACTTGAGTTAAAGCTTTATTAAATATTTGAGACTGGAAGTCATTTATAGTTTGTTGAATATTTAAAAGTTGATTTTTAGTTTTTTCGTATTTGTCACCATAAAATACTATTTGTTTTTTTATATTTTCAAATTCTTTATAAGCTTCAGCTAAGTCTTCTAAACTATTTAATTCATTAGCAGTATATTGAGTTGCTCTTTGAGCATATTCTGTTGCTAAAGCAATATTAGGAACAGGTACTTGAGAAGCAGCATTAGTAGCTATTATTAAATCTTGAGCTTTTCTTCTTTTAATTTGTATTTGTAATATTTCTAATTTTACAGCTAATATTTTATCGTAAAGAGGAATTAATTTATTTAAACTTAAATTTTTTCTTAATTGATCAACGGTTCTAATTTCATCTGTATTATAAACACGTCGAGCATATTTGTCTACTGCTAACACATAAGTATCTATTGTTTTTTGTATATTTTGAATAGCCTGAGTTGTTTGTTGGCTTTGAATTGGTTGAGCTACTATCTGGCCATTTTCTGTACTTACAAAATTTACATTACTTTGGGTTAATATTTTATCTACATTTTTTTCTAAAATACTTAATAGTCTACCTGATCTAACATAGTTTTGAGCAATATTATCTATTAATTTTTTAGTAGTTTGTTTGATTCTTCTTGTAATAGGTTTACTATCTGTTACTTTTCCTGTAGTGGATTCTTCTTGTTCTTGCTGTTGAGATTTAAAAATAAATTCACGAGCAAATTTTGATATATTAAAAGGTTGATTACCCCCATCAATACTAGCATCATTTATAAAACTTGTTATTTCATTAGATTTACTACTTAGTTGACTAATACTCTGAATAGTTTTTTGTAAACTACTAGAACCCGTAATTGGACTAATTCCAGGAACTACGGTCGTAGTACTTTGGATAATAGTTTTATTACCTACTTGAAAACTTTTTATTTGTTCTATATCTAAAGCCATTAGTAAGTTTTCGTTATTTTTGATTTAATATTAATTAATTTAGTTTTTAATAATGTAATATCTCCTACTAATGCTGCTTCTGCTCCATCAGGAGTTGTTACTATTTGGTTCATTATATCTAACATTTCAGATAAAATTTTTATTAGTTCATCTGATTTTGGGACTGCTTCTAATTTTACAGCATTATTTGATTTTAATCCTAAAATTATATTTTGAGAATTTATAATATAAGAATTTTTTTTATTTTTAGGGTCTCCAGTTTGATATATTATAGAACCACCAGAATAAGTATTTATATTCTTATTAGACTTTATATCAATATTATCTATAGATGATGATATAAAAACATATTCAGATGATATATTTAATTGCTGTTTCATTTATATAGGAAATCCTTGAATTTGATAATATTTTTTTAACTTAGCTATAGTTAAAGGTTCTTTTTTAGGTCTTTGTAATATTCTATTAAAAGCTGGATTTTGATCCGCTACTGTCTCTGCTGATAATCGTTTTGTTTTTAATACATAACTATCTGGTTTGCCTACAGCTGCTGGGAAGAATGTTACTATGTATATGTCTACTAATTTAGGATTAGAAATATTTAAAGCTTTAAACCAATATCTATAAAATTCATAAACTAAATCCATTTGTTGAACTCTAGTTTGTTTAGCTAAATCTTCTCTAGTAAATGGACCTTTATTTCCTATTTTTATAGTTTTTGCTTTACCAAAGAAAAATTGAATTAGACCTCTTGTTACATTTTTAGGAGCTGATATTGATGTGCTAAATCCTGATTCATGTTTCATTGTAGCTAATAAAGCATCTACTAGATTTTCATTTCCTAATTTTTTAGCTGTTTCAACAACTTTATTATAAAAAGCTAAATCTAATTTTTTTACAGATTCTCTTAAATTTTTAAAACCAGAGCTTGTTTTTAAACTTTTAGATGTAGAAACGGTTTCAATGATTTGATTATCTTCAGTATATGTTTTTATTTCATCCAATGAATCAAATACTTGTATTGATGTAATATCAATGCTATCATATAAAGAAAAAAATGTTTCTTCTTCATCTGGTACTTCTATAGCAAATATTTGTTCATAAGTTAATGAAGATGTTGGTTCTATATTTAATTCTACTTGATTTTTAATTGATGTAGAACTAGTAATAGGTATAATATCTGTTATTGTTTCAAAACTTCCTGTTGTTTTATTTAAATTAGGAACAATAATAGTACTAGGAGTTGAAGGAGTAACTACAGGAGCTGTTGAAACATTATCAGTATTTATCTGAATACTAGTATTACCAGATGAAATAATAGTACTTCCATCTGGATTAAGATCCATGTAGTTACTATTTCTTCCTTGTAGTCTATTTACTCCTGATTTCATATAAATCCGTTTAATGAATTAGTATAATTTATTGGATTTAAATTAGTCATTTTATTATTTTGTACTTGGTTTGGTACAGTAGGATCTAAATTCTTTTGAGAGCCTGTTAATTCATTCCAAATATTTAAAGGTCCTTTAACGCTATCCCAATAAACAATAGTTGTTGGATTTGCTTTATTTTGACTAGAGGCTATTGGATCATAACTAGAATATATTTCTACATATTCACCTACCTCAGGCATGTTTATACTAGTAGGAGTACTAGGGATTGCTACTTTAGTTAAATCAGGACTGCCCAAAGAAGATTTTCCGTAATTATTTTTTACAAACTCATAAGAAATCATTCCATTAATACCTGTTATTCCGGTTACTCTAACTGTTGTTCTCTGACTAGTATTTCCAGTAAAACCTGTAAAACCACTAGCCCCTGCCACATTACCTATTGTAGTAGGAGCAGTTGTAAATCCAGCAGTATTAAATAACTGATTATCCGGCATTGCTTATTCCTAAATCTTCTAAACTGGCGAATAAAAGTTCTTTATCTTTATCAGACATCATTCCACCATTTTCTTCTTGAGCTCTTAAACTTACAGCTTCTATTTTTTGAATAATAGTAAGTATTTTGATAATGGTATCATCATTTTTAATGAGTAAATCCATATATTCTTTAATTAATGGAACCATCATTACAGCATCTCCACCATCATTAATTAAATCTTTTAATTGATTAATCATTGATCTAAGTTGACTGCTTTTATCGTTTTTATCTTTATAAGCTTCTTCCATCAACTTAGCTATAGTTTTACCTTTAAATATTTCTTTATTATAGTCCATATTGTATAAATATGGTTTTATTAAAGTTTTTGGACTACTCCATCTCTAACATAGTCGTTATAAAGTTTAACATATAAAATTTTCATCTTTTTAATAACTTTTGTTATAAGAGTAGTATCAGCGTCTACCATTTCTCTTATGAATATGTAAAAGGCTTTTTTATTGAATATATCTAAATTTTCTCTTGTTTTAAAAATTTGTAATACCGCGTTAGCTACTTGTTGTTCTTTATATTTAACATATAACTTTTCTAAATATTCTTCGTTATATTTAATATAAACATCAAAAAACATACTTAAAGTATTTTCTTGAAAACTATCAACTATTAATTCTTTTTTTACTACTTCTTCATCATTAACTATAGTTTCAGTAATATCTTGGTGAGTTTGAAGTTTTTTATAGTTATTCTGGTTATTAAATATAAAATATCTTTTAGCTATTGTGCCAAAATAGCTATATGCTTTACCTTTATTTGGTTTAAATTTTTCTAAACGTTCAAGTAAAAATATAATAGCGTTATGTTGTAATTCTTCTATTGTATGATTATCAGTGTAATAGTATTTATAAGTATGAATTAAATTTTCTGTTAGCTTAAAAAAAGCATAGTGAATTTTTTCTTTATAAATTTTATTTCTTTTTTGAACATCAGTACAACTTACAAACTCAACAATAGCTTCTTCAGTTTCTTGAGTAAAATAGTTACGGTCTTTTTTAGGTTTTCTTTTCCTAAGAGTTCCTTTTTTCGTGTAAACATTAGGATCTAAAGTAGTACTCATTCTTTATATTGTTTTAAAGATTCATTGAGGTTTTTTAGTTCTAACCACATTTGACCTACATAATCATTACTTCTAAATGTTTGTTCTTCGTCTATTTTATCAAAACTATAAGTAATATTATTAACGGCTTGTTTTGTTTCGGCAATACGTTGAGATTGTTTTTCAATAATTTTTTCTAATTTATTAATTCTTTGCCAAAGATTATTAAAAATAAATCCTACTACTGTTATTACCCAAAGTAATATTGCAATTATTCCTGTACTCATATTATAGATTTTTTAACATGTCAGCAAAAGCTGTATTTTTATTTCCTATTTGTCTAATAGCTTTTTCTTGAGATTTTTGTTTTGATTGAAAATTATTTACTAAAGGTTTTTTAACTGGTTCTTTATAAAAATTATCTAAACATTCATGTTCCCATTCAACTCTAGCTGCTAATAAGTCGGCTTGATGTAAAATATAAACCATACTAGTTCTAGGTCTAGTCTCTGGCATGTATGATTTTAAGTAAGGTTCATTTGCTTGATCATAAAGTCCATCATGTAATTTAATAGTTAAATATTCATTTTGAGATACTTTAATACCTAATTCAGCTAATAACCATAATCCACGATCAGGTACTGACATGTAAGTAAGTTTAGTATTAAATTGGTACATCTCACCTAATTTTGTTTTTCGCCATTCGTCGGTTTGTTCAATAACTGCTTCATGTTCAAGATCTCCAAATTTACCTAAATCATGGTTAATTGCACTAAATACTAACTCTTCAGTAGTATAGTTATCTTTACAATCAAATTTTTTCCATACTTTATCTAATTCAAGAGATGCATCTATTACTCTTAATACGTGATCAATATAGCCCCCTGGAAAAGAATTATGATAACCACTTTTATGGCTTGCTGGCATTAAACTAAAACGTTCCTCATATTTTTGATAAAACTCTAATAACTGTTCTTTTCTAGGGGACTCGATATATTGATCTATAACAGAGAGGAAACGATTCCAATTTTCTAAAATTTGTTCTGGTGTTAAATTCATATTAAAACCTTCCTGATTGAATTCCGTAATCGATATTCTTTTGTGGATTTGGGAATGATGCTGTGTTGTATTGTTCTTCTTCTTGATTCAAATACGTTCTAATCTGTTCAAATGCTTGTTTACTAACTTCAATTTGTTTTTCTAAAAATACTCGTTCACCTTCTGCAAGACTGGTATTGCGAATGAATTGAATAAAACTTTGTTGAACTGCCTCAATTTGGCCTAAAGTTAACTGTACGTGTCTTTTGTTTCTCATGATAAATGTGGGGTTAATTGTTTATATATTGTTATTTGTGGATTTAAATTTGAAATTAATTTACTGTGTCTAATAGGACTATCTGTATGTAATACTTTAGTTTCTGGGTAATTGATAAATATAACTGGATAGCTATTACTTTGAAGAATACCTTCAATTTCATCGGCTATTAATTCATGTTTAGTATCCATGCAATCAAAACTTTCATAACTCCATCCATCAATCATTAATTCAGATTCTAATGACTTACAAACTTTACACCCATGTAATTTAAATACAATAATTTGAGGTTCAAATTCAGTTCCGTTATTTTTTTGGTACATTTGAACTTTTTCTATCAGTTTTTCTACCATACCTCTTATTATAACATAATGAATTGTAAAGGCCAAACTTAGATTTATTTTTCTCCCCCCGCCCCATATCTTAGGAAAAAAAACTAATTAATAAAAACTAAGCATAAAGTATTTGATTTAAGGAAAATCATACCATTTAGAGCCGACCGTTGGTTTTCTGTATGTAGTTTTAGACTTACTAGTCTGTGTTTCCACAAACATAGTATTAATAAAAATACTCTTAAAAACCAAATTACAAACCAGCTAATCTTTGAAGTCTTTCAAGTAAAGCATTATCTGCGTCATCTGCTGTTTTATCTTGACGCATTTGTTTAAACATGCCTTTTAATTGATTTAATTGTTGACTAGTAACATTATTATTAATTACATTAGTCATTAATTGAATAAATTCTTTATTTTCTAACTTATAAATATCTTGTAAGAAATCATCTCTTTCCTCAGGTGTAACGTTAACTTCTAATTTATTAATTAAGTCTTGTAAGTTTTTAGCAATTAACTGACCATAAGCAATGTCTTCAGGTTCATTAGTAATTTTATCAGTAAATTTAACTACTTTTTCTCCTCTTTCTAAATCACTAAATCCAAATAAACCAATAATTTCATACATTCCTTTTACAATTTCTAATATAAGAACAGGAAAAACAATAGCTCTTGCTTTAATAATCCATTTTTCTTTTTCAAAATCATAAAATACTGACTCAGCTCCAGTAGCACTAGATTCTAAATCAGCTCCACCCATACGCATACCAGCTGCTCCTACTGAAAAATCAATTAAATCAAGAGCAGCCTGCATTAAATCTCTGTATTTATCACTTGTTCCTTGTCCACCAATAATATCAATGTATTCTTGTTGAATGTAATGAGCTGATTTACTAAATGTAGAAGCGCCTTGCGTAACAGCGTTAATTAATCTTCTTTTTTTTAAATCCTCAGCAATGTCATCCATCATTTCTTGTTCTTCTTCTACACTTAATTCATCAATGTCTTCTTCTTGTGGTGAATTTGGTTGTAAAGCTTCTTTAACTTGTGGTTGAGGAACAATTTTAGCATCAATTTCAATTACATCTTCATTTGACTTTAAATAAGGATAGGCTTCGTATATAACATCGTAGGCTAACTGTTCAAGTAAATCTTGATTTCCTTGTTCTAACTGCATTACTTGTTGAGCTAACTGCATTAGATTACCCATAATCTGCATTGGGTTTTTACCTTGTATCCTTTGTTTTACACTACCTTTTAATTTACCTAATGTTTCTGGGTCAAAAACCTTATCATAGTCGGCCTCACTTAATTTATTAAAAGCAGACATGTATCTATCTACAATTTTTTTCATAACTTCACTTTCTTCTCCCATTAAAGTTTTAGCTTTTGGAGCAGGAGTTGGTGAAGTACTAGGACTAGGAACACTTCTTCTACGAGGAGTAGGTTTAGTAGGTGTATCTGTATCGGGTTTAGTAACCGGTTTAGTAGGAGCTGGTGCAGTTTGAGGTTCCTCTAACAATAAAGATTTTAACTTGATCATATATTATAAATATGTTATTCTTCTACAAGTAGTAACTCATTAACAGGTTTTAGTGTTTCTAAGAAATTACTAACTAATTCTTCACTACTAAAATCACTGTCAAATTTATTTTTATCGTAAATCCAATTTAAATCAAGAGAAATATTAAAAACAGGAATGTCTACCATAAATTTAATTCTTGGTTGATCTTGAGTATTATCGTCTAAAATTTCAAAATCTCTTAAAAAACCAACAAAAACTCTATGATCTTTAAAATCAGCTTCTAAAACATAACTAACATCAGTTACAATTAGTATTCTTTTATTTTTTAATGAATTTAATTTTTCAAAAAATATATCTAAGTTAGTTTCTCTATAAAGTTCTAAACCTATATTTTTCCAACTATAGTTACGAATTTCTTTTTCTAAAGTTTCATCAACTTGAGTTTCTTGTTCTATTTCAATTTTACTACTTTCTTCTGGTATACTTTCTACTATTTCATTTAATACTTGATCTAATGTATGTTCTTCATCCCACTCTACTTCTTCTTCTAATAAAGGTGCTTCTAACCATTCTTTATCTTCTTCTGTTAATTCATATTGTTGAATATTAGAAGTTTCAAATAATTTTTTTGGTTCTTTTTCTTGAATTTGAAAAAAATTTGTTGTATTACCTTGATAAGGAGAAATATAACCTAACAGTAAAAATCCTAACAATAATAAACCTAAAGATATTAATATAACAATCCACATAACATTTACAATAAATATTATTTAGAAAATGCTTCTATATCAAAACCAGGTTTTAACTTAGCTTTAACAATTCCCTTACGAGTTTTCATAAATCTATCAAATTGAGGTTCAAATCCACTTCCACGATTTATGTATTTTTTTACTTCAATTTCCCCATCGCTAGTTATGTTACCAATTTCATATTTAACATTTGGATCGTTAAATGTTGAGTTAGTATTATCAAGAAAATCTCCTTTATTTAAATAAACAATGTCCCATTTTTGAGGTGCTTTTACTGTAAACTCGTCATCTGCTTCTTTTAAAGTAGAAACAGCTCTAATTTTAAACCCAGTTCTGTCCATATCTATATTTTCAGCAGTCGACCAGTCAAAATCTTCTTCTACCTCAAAGAGACTATCATCAAAGTCAAACATTTCAACTAAGTCTGTGTCCCAATTAATTGAATAATACCATTTAGTAAGATTTTCAGAAGTAGGATTTCCAGTAAATGGTTTCCAATCAGAATAAGAATATTGTTCTAAATCATTTATATTGACTATTCCTCCTCCATCTCTTTCTACAATAGCTTCTTTACCATTTTCATCTTCATACCAGTAAGTATCTTGAAACATAAGTTCAACATCACCATCATATTCCCACCAATCTTTAGGAGCATCAACACTAAAATCTTCTTCCTCATTCATGTCATCATACCATTCACTAGTTTCATCTTGAGCTCTAATCCATTGTTGAAAATCTTCATATAAATCTCCACTACTTATTCCTTCATAATTTCCAAAATCCCCAAAATTAAAAACTTCATCTAAATACACTTCAATAAATTCATCTTCAACCCCATATTTTCTTAAAATACGCGTAACAAATTCATCAAAACTTTTATAATATTCATCCTCTCTCATACCTTTAGTAGGTTCCCAATAGTCATAGTTCCATTCTTCAGGTGCATTAACACTAAATTCGTCATCTGATTCTTCCAAATTATAAGGAACAATTTTATATTGAGGTTTTAAAAACTCATTAACTTCGTCTAAATCAAATGGAGCTTCATTACGTCCTAATTGAACCCACCATCCACCATCATCTTCTCCTATGTCTTCAATATTTAATGGTTTAGAAATATCAAACCAACTATTAATTTGCTCATATCCCCACATTTCAGGAGTAACTGTATCTCCAACAGTTAATAATTCAACGTTCCATTCATCTGGAGCGTTAACATTAAAGTCTTCTTCGTTTTCTAATAACTTACTTAATTCAAATACAGGTTTTTGTATTTGATATTGAGGTTTTAAAGTATTTTCATTGAAACCATCTAAGCTAAAACCTAATCCTAATTTTATGTCTTTACTTTGTGGTAAGTATTTTCTCCAACCTATATCTTGAAATTTAATTCGTACACCCCAAAACTTAGCATCATCTGTAGGCCCAGCTAGATAAATTTTTGTTATTACACCGGGAAAGTCCATTCTAAAATCCTCGTCCATTTGCTCTAAAAATATAGGATTTTTAATCATATCTCTAGTGATTTTATCTCCTACTCCTAATTCAATAACGTCCCATTTTTGAGGTGCTTTAACATCAAATTCATCGTCTATTTCTAATAATTCATTTAAAGAAGTCATTATTCTGTATTTATCATTTAATACGTCTTCATTTATGTAATCAATGCAGAATGGTGTATGGTAACCTGATTCAACATGGAGAAGATTAACAGTCCAACATTCATCAAAATAAATGTCTTCTATAAATAATTTTCTTCTTGAAAACCATGTATAATCATTACCTTTAGGATTTAACATATTAGAATTAATATAATCTCCTACTCTTAATTCAATAACATCCCACTCAGGTAAAGCATCAACATTGAAGTTTTCTTCACTTTCTTGTAAATTAGATAAACTAATTCTATATTCAGGTTTTAATAAATCATGAATATCTTCTACAGCGTATGTAACTAAGTCTGATTCTTCAAATACTATAAAATTCTCAATTCCATCACTTCCTATCCAATTTATTTTTAAAGGTTTATTAAAAGAAAAATCAAACGTTGATTGTTTAGTTTCTCTTTTATTCCACATATTAGGTGTAATTGTATCACCTACATTTAAATAATTAATATTCCATGATTTAGGTGCATCAACATTGAAGTTTTCTTCATCTTCATTTAAATTAAAACGATTAGGCAAGTTAATGTAAGCATTTAATTTAGGACCCCTAGTATTATTAAAATGTTCAACAGTAAATGAATATATTTGGTTTTTGTTGGATACACGTCTAAAAGCAATTATATTATGGTCATAATAAGCCGATTTACGGTATTCACCTTCATTAGATCCTATGTATATTATTTCATACGTGAATCCTCTACTATCTTTAGGAATGTCTTCTTCACGAGTATAAACTTCTCCAATATAATCATCAAAATAGTCTCCAACTTTTAATTCATGTCGGTTCCACTCAGCAGGTGCGTCAACATTAAAATCTTCCTCTTCAGTTAAATTTTTATTTTGAACTACTTTAAATTCAGGTTTTAATAAATAGTTAACAAAATCTATATCATACTCTGTAGTAGTATCACCTAAATCTAAACCAACTAAAGGTTCTTCTTCTTCATTATCAAATTCATTGTAACCAATAGAATCTATTTTTATAGGTTTACTAAAAAAATCCTTTCTTCTTCCAATTTTATTTTGATCCCACATGTCAGGAGTAATAGTATCTCCAGTTGTTAAGTATTCAACATTCCATTCTTGTGGTGCGTCAACACTAAATTCATTTTCACTTTCACGTAATGAAGGTGTAATTATAAAATTATCTTTTAAACGATCATTTAAAGTTTCAATATCAACAAAAATATTTCTTATGTATTTCCATTGTCTAGTTGTTCTGTTAGTTCCAGGTATTGGTTCGTCTTTTAATTGAAATACTTTAAGTACTGCTTCATTATGACCCCAAGGAAACAAGGATACCTTAAAATCTACAATTTCGAATTTTTTCATCCAATTAATAAGATCATCTTTCCACATGTCAGGAGTAATAATGTCACCTTTACTCAATTCAGTAACATCCCATTCTGATGGTGCATCAACATTAAACTCATCCTCATTTGATTCATACATGCCAAAATCTCCAACTACTTTATATTGAGGTAAAAGAAAATCATTAGTAAGTATAAAATACAAACCTGCTACTTCAAAATACAACTCATCACCCCTCATCACCCCAGTTATTTTAATAGGTTTACTTGTTAGTTGTTTAAACAAATATTTAGATTCGGATTGACCAGTAAAAAAATCATCAATGTCTTTAACCCACATGTCAGGCATAATGTAGTCTCCCTTTTTCAATTCAGTAATATCCCACTCAGCAGGAGCATCAACATTAAAATCTTCGTCTGACTCTATTAAGTTTTGTTCTATTTTATATTGTGGTTTTAACAAATCATTAATAACATCTATGTCATAATCAAGCGACCAATATGGATTATTATGAGCCAACACAACATACGGTCCTTTATCATCTACACCAATGTCAGTTATTTCAGCTGTTTTACCTTGAATGTTAAGATCATATTGTTTACTTTGCCACATGTCAGGAGTGATTTGGTCACCAACTCCTAATTCAATGATATTCCAGTCTTCAGGGGCGTCTACATTGAATTCATCTTCAACTTCATTTAAGTTTTTATTTTGAGTAATTTTAAAACCAGGTTTTAGTCTAGATTGAAGATTACGTAAACCAGCGTGAAAATCAATACTATGTTGTGGCATAAATTCTCCATTATAATCTAATGTTCCTTTTCTTACATAAACACTATCACCCACAATCCTTTTTATTAAATAATAGTTTCCTGTAGTGCTATTTTCAGGGGTAATCAAGTCTCCTACACCTAATTCTTCTACATTCCACTCAGGTGGTGCTGCTACATTGAATTCATCTTCAACTTCATTTAAGTTTTTATTTTGAGTAATTTTAAACTCAGGCTTCAAACTACCCTGAAGTACAGTTAATGACTCGGTAGATATGTGTCCTACTTCATCCTCTAATTCTACAAAAATTGGATCAAAGTCCTCTTGTTCTTCATAACCATCCCATTCTTCAAAAAAGCCTATAATTTTGTAAGTCTTATTTATGTCAGTGTCAAGTAAATCCCAAATTAACTTACTTTCTTGATTCCACATGTCAGGAGTGATTTGGTCTCCTATACTCAAATATTCAATGTTCCATTCTTCGGGTGCGTCTACATTAAACTCATCTTCACTTTCACTTAAATCAGTAGTTACAACTTTATATTTGGGTTTTAAATACTTATTTATTTCACCAAGACCCCAGGTAAGTTGATTATCAAGATATTTTAGGTTCCCTTCGACACTATCACCAAATTCAGTAATAACATAATAACCTGCACTTTCTGGATCATCTAAATAATTATCATCATAACCTATTTCTTTTATGTAGAGATCAAAATTATAATATTTATATTGATTTTTAAACATATTGGGAGTAATAGTGTCTCCAACTGTTAAGGTTTCAACATTCCACTGTTTAGGTGCTGTGACCGAAAATTCTTCTTCTTCCCTAAGTATATACGCTAATTTGTTGGTATTGAAAATTTTAGACAGTAAACCCATTCCACGTATAAATATTTAAAAATAGTAAAACAATGGCGCTTTTTTACTTAACTTTTAAGTACGTATATACCTTTAAAGTCCATAAGTTCCTTTAGTATTATTGTAATTACTCAATACTTCAACACTAGTAAGTCCTTTATTGTATACGTGTAAGGCTCCAAATCTAAAAGTACTACCCGCACCACTACCCATGTTAGTAGCAGTTGGATATCCTAAATTGTAAAATAAATTAAAACCATTATTGCCAGGAGACTGTCTTGTCATAGTGGTTGAGCCAGCATTTTGACCATTTACGTATGCTGTCAACGTTGTGCCATTGTAAGTAAGACCTAAATAATACCAGTTATTTAACGGTGTAGCTATAGTAGATGATATGTAAGGTGAACCTAACGGCCAAACTCTAAATTTCATAGTTCCTCCAACTAATTCTATTTGAGAATCATACCAACCAGTATCTGGAGGAGTTTGTCCTTGTTCACTCAATATAGTTCCATTTGATGTAGGATAAGCCCACACAAATACAGAAATACTAGTTCCGGTATTAACTGGTGATAATTTACTGTTTAAACCGGTGTTTGTGTTGATGTATTCTGTTGTAGTTCCTTGTATTGTTAAGTAATTAGGAGTATCCGACGTGTAAGTAATAGTACCTGTAAGAGTACCATTTGAATTACCTTGTAAGTCTGTTATAGTAGTGCCTGATCCATTGTAAGAATTTAAGTCTTGTAAATTCCAATTTAAAATTAATCCACTTGAAGTAATACTACTTGTCCAACTTGACCAAAATCCACTTGAACTTAAGTAAGAATTAGCTTGTTGACCGGTAGTAAAACTTTGGTTGTAAAATCCATTAACCGTATTAACAAATGAATTTTCGGTTTTGAGAGGTGATCTTCTAAATCTTAAACTAGCAGAAACATTGGTAGGAGTAGGTACGTCACCCCCAGGAACAGGAAATGCTATGACGTAGCCTAAGTCTTCGTCAGGACCATTCCACCACTGAAGTCCTCCCGGATCAAGATCTTCATAAGCTATGCTAGCTGTTCCAATGGCTAAGTTGCCAAATTGTTGAGTGCCTGTAATAGTAGAACCGGTGTTGTAAGCAAAAGGTCTTGAAGTAGCCATTTAACAATAAATATTTAAAGATTTGGCTTTTGACTTGATTTTTATTAATATATAGGTATATAAGTTCACCATTAAGCCGTTTTTGCTGTTTGGGTTTGATTGCGATCTTGATGTTCTTTGACGTAATGGATTTTTTGAAAAGTGTGTCATCTTCGTGGGATATTCGTTAGTATAGAAGTATATACGGGGCCCGTGGTGTTGAAAGGTTTCGGAGTCGTGCTTTTCGTCAAACAACCATGTACCGCTAGCCGCGCGTCGATTGACAGCGGTTCGGCGTGGGCCTAATATCATTCCAATATCATTATGCTGTCGGCTCGCCATCGGCCACAAAAAAAGAAAGAGCCAAAAGGCTCCCTCTTCGTTGTACTGTCTGGCTCTTTGAGCCTTATTCGTCTACATTGACTTTTTTCGGACGACCTAACTTCAATGTGCCACTCGCACGTTTTTCATTCAACATAGCCAATCGTTGTTGTCTTGGACTATTTGGATTGACGGGACGACCTCTCATGCCGGTCA